GCTGTCAATGCTGCAACACTTAAATATGTGTTAGCAATATTAAAGCCCAATCCTGTTTGCCCTGTAGGTCCTGTTGCACCTTGAATACCAGTAGCTCCTGTAGGGCCTTGAACACCTGTAGATCCCTGTGGACCTGTTGCACCTTGAATACCGGTGGAACCTTGCGGTCCCGTAGGTCCTGTAGAACCTGTTAAGCCTGTTCCTGTTGCACCTTGAATACCTGTAGATCCGGTTAACCCAGTAAATCCTGTTGGACCTACAGGACCTGTGGGGCCCGTTGGGCCGGTTGCTCCTTGAATTCCTGTTGGACCTACTAAACCGGTGGCACCGGTTGGGCCTTCGGGTCCTGTAGAACCTTGCGGTCCAGTAGAACCTGTTGCACCTACAACTATTCCGGCATTAATCGTATTTGAATCATTAAGAGTAATAATTAAATTACTTGCGATTAGATTCGCAGTAACAATGTGCAATCCGGTTGCACCAGTTATACCAATTGGGCCGGTAGCTCCTGTGTTACCTGTTGGGCCTGTCGCCCCCATTGGGCCTTCAATTCTACCTACGTTTGTTACAATATTTGCTGAGTAAACATATAGGTTACCTTCAATCAGATAACCTGCGCCATCGGGAGCAGATGGGGGAAGTAAATCTACATTGGCAACCGTACCTACAATTGTTACGCTAGTACCTGCTGCACCAGTAGAACCTTGTGGACCTGTTGCTCCTACGGGGCCAATCGGACCTGTTGCACCTTTTGGTCCCTCAATTCTTCCTAAATTAGACCAAGATGTACTATTCCAAACATACAAATTACTTGTAATTAAATAGCCATCGCCTGCAGTTGCCGTAATTGGCAATAAATTCGCATCTGCAAGTTCGCCCTTAATTTGAATCGCACCAGGGTTAACTCCACCAATGGTTGAACCTACTGGTAGACTTATGCCACCGTCTCCTGCGGAAATTGTGACACCACCTAAGTCAATGGTATTTGCTGCAATGAAAAGAGTTTTCCATCTATTTGTAGGAGAACCTAAATTATAAAGCTCATTGCCCTTCGGTATTAGATTACCAAAGAAGATATTATCCGGTGCGCTGACTGCTGAAATTACTCTGCTATTTGTATAGTAAAGACTATTAGGGCCTTCGGCAACATCATCTGTATCTAAAACTACTGCACCCGTTGCACCATTGACGGAGGTTACTCCACCTACTACGTTGATAATGCCATTTGCCTGATCATAAGAACCTGTGCCTGTAATAGTGAAGGCAGATCTTACTCTTGCGTTGGTGTAGTATAAATTTACACCTTCAGAAATATTTGATGTAGTTAGAACTACTGCACCGTTCGATCCATTGACTGAAGTTACACCGCCAAGAACAGTTAAAATACCGTTTGCTTGATTGTAGGTTGCATCACCTAAAACAGTAATAGCTGATCTAACTCTTGAATTTGTATAGTAAAGATTTACACCTTCTGCAATATTTGCCGTGGTTAAAACTACAGTACCAGGACCTTCGCCGTTTACAGAAGTTACATATGAGTTTGCTGATCTAAATTCTGATTGTGCAATAACTCTCCATTCGCCACCCGTATATACTAGAAGAGCGTTATCGCCAACTGCCGAGAAATTTAAATCTACGCCTGAGATATTTCCTGAAAGTCTTGAAACTCCGCCGGAGGTACTAACTGTCGTAACAAGTTTTAACTGTCCATTAGCACCACGGGGAATAGAAACTGTTTGTAATGAACCGCCGACTCTAATAAAGGTTATCGGAGTAGTTAAATCTACTGTGCCTGCGCCATTAATTACCTGAGGAGTGCCACCAAAAGATACATTACCGCTTAAGGTTTGACTGGCAAAGTTCTTAAGTAAATCGTTTACGCTAATGCTTCTACTCGCATTAGACTGAACGATATACAGTAAATCGGTTGGATTTGCTGTTGTAATCTTTGATAATTCTGATATCTTTAGTTTTGCCATTTGATTCTTTATCTAATTCTTAGACGTTTGCCCAAACTGTACCATTATAAAATTGGAGAGTTTTAGTTGTATTATTGTAAACTAGATCTCCCTCAACTGCAGTAAGAGAGGATAAATTTCCAGTAGAATATGATCTTAATCTTAAGGCTGAATTTTGTACTACTACTGCGCCACCATTTGCACCATTAGCACTTAGATTAATACTTGTTTCAGAACTTACTGTGGGAGTACCCGTGCCTGCAGAAGCAAAAGAATTAGCAGTTACCGAACCGGTAAATCTAATATTACCTTCCACATTTGAATTTGGACTAATGCCAGCGTAGACATTGGCAAGATTCTTAAAAACAAAGTCGCCAGCCTCCACAACCAGTATGTCATTGTTACTAGCTGCACTTGTTTCTATTTGTAATCTGCTTATTCTTCTTGCCATATAAATTATTTATGTTTAATAACCTGCGGTGTATAGTCTAGCTGCTAATTGATTTAATGCTGCAGAAACTGTTGTAATAGTTTCGCCTTGCCAATGTAATGAATTTGCCATAACAAAAACTAAATTATTAGATTGTTGACTTACGTTCGGAACCACTCCTAATTCCCTAATTTGAACAATTACATTTGGTGCGGGTGCTGTTGTAAATTGTAATGTGGTTCCTGAAACATTATAATCGGTAACAGGTACCTGCGCAACACCATTCTCAAATACAAGTATAGTATCGTTGGAAAACCCTGAAGTAATTGTAAAATTAGTATTGGCACCGTCGCCATTAAATGTTCTGGTGTTGAATGCACCTGTACCAACACCGGTTATAATTCTTACATCAATATTTGCAGAATTATCTGGTGCTTCATCTAAAATTAAAGTTGTACCTACTATTTCATATGCTTCAGCTAATTGCGTAACACCGTCAATAACTACGGTAACATATGATTTACTTGGAGGACTAACTGTTAAATTGAAACTAGAATTTGCTCCGTTACCAACAAATGTATTAACTGTAGCAAGTGTTGATGGTGTAGTAGATCTAAATGCCTCAGTACCAAAGAATCTTATTTCAATACTAGTACCAACCGGAGGCTGCGAGGTTAATGTTAAACTAGAACCACTAACAGTATAATCTGTTGTAGGTATCTGCAATAAACCTTCGATAATAACTAATACGTTTCTTGGATCAGTTATATTTCTACCCATTGAATAGGTTAAAGTATTTGCTGCAGCCACAACTGTTGTGCTATCATTAACTACAACTGTAGATCCTAATTGTGCTGAAATTTCACCATCAGTAATCGTAACATTTTCGCCAGCAGTAAAGGATGCTCTTGCCCTTGCAGTTGTGAAATATAAATTACCTGCAGTTTCAATTACATTTGCAGTATATAATCTATTCCAAATATTAGCTGTTACACTATCAGCTAATAAATTTGCTCCAGTAACAGCCGTACCTGTTACGTTACCTGCAAGAACAGTATCAGATACGTTAATGTTTCTGATTATTAAGCCATTCGCAATTAAGTTTGCGGTTGCAATTATATTGCCGGTAACTCTAATATCTTTATTAAAGCCCCAAACATCACCTGCGACTTCATAAATGATATTGGCGCCGGCGCCGGCGACATGAATACCTGCACCATCTGCTACCGCAGCAGAAGTAGATCCATTTGCCAGCGTAATGTTTTTATCTTCAACAGTAAGAATACCGGTATTTAGAGTAACGGTATTCCCAAGTACTTCTAAATCACCGATAACTGTTAGATTGTTTAATCCTAAATTTGCATATGATAAGGTATCAAATACTCGTTGAATTGTAAAATATAGGTTATCCTTTTCTACCACATTTGCAGTCGTCATCATCGGACGAACTGCTACATTTACTCTTGCATTTGAGAAGAATAGATTTGTGGATTCAATTATGTTGCCGGAATATAAATTCTGCCAAACTTGTGAAGAAATAACATTCGCAATAATTACATTACCATTTGTAATATTAGTAACGGTAAGATTGCCTGTTAGTACAGCATCAGTAACATTAATACCGCGAATAATTAAACCATTTGCTACTAAATTACCTGCTGCTGTTAAATCTGCAACTAGAACATTTGCATTAACAAGAGAAGCTAAAACTCTCGCATTTGTAAAATATAGATTTGCACCTGTTTCATTTACGTTTGCTGTAGTTAATAGAGGCGTTACTGTTTGAACTACTCTTGTAGGGGTAAAATATAGATTTGCACCTGTTTCATTTACGTTTGCTGTAGTTAATAAAGGCGTTACTGTCTGAACTACTCTTTCAGGTGTAAAGTAAAGATTCGATCCAAATTCATTTACATTCGCCGTAGTTAATAAAGGCGTTACTACAGAAATTGCTCTGGTATTAGTAAAGTATAAATTTGTTGGCGATTCAATTACATTGGCAGTATAAATTCCTTGCCATTGCTGCGCAGAAATAATATTTGCATTAATTACATTTGCTGCGGCAATATTCGTAATGTTAATATTGCCCGTCAGAAAATTATCATTAACATTAATACCGCGGATGATTAGACCATTTGCAACAAGATTACCTGCTGCTGTTAAATCCGCAACTAAAACATTTGCAAAAACTAATGCTGATAAAACTCTACTATTTGTATAATATAAGTTAGTACCTTCAGCAAGATTCGAAGTATTATGATTACTTAACGAAGATACTAAATTAGCTAAGTCTGCAAGTAGGGCAACATTAGATGATCCTGCAATGTTAGCAAAAGTTGCAGCATTTGCGAAGTTAGATCTTAAAGACGTATCTGTAGAACCTGGAACAAACTTCGTACCATCCCAAACTAATGTTGCATTTACAGCAACACCTGAAATATCAACATCAGCAAACACATTAACACTCATTTGTTCTACATTAGCTAGAACACGAGCATTGGTAAAATATAGATTATCTAGTTCTGTTACATTAGCAGTAGTTAATCTTGGTTCTACTGCTTGTAGAACTCTAACGTTAGTAAAATATTGATTAGTTAATTCTACTACATTTGCAGTAGTTAATCTTGGTTCTACTGCTTGTAGAACTCTAACGTTAGTAAAATATTGATTAGTTAATTCTACTACATTTGCAGTAGTTAATAATGGTGTTACTGTTTGGACAGTTCTTGCATTGGTATAGTAAAGGTTATTTACGCCTTCAGCAAGAGCATCAGTATTATGATTGGCGATACTGCTTACAGTACCAATTACATTACCTTCAAATGTCTCTGCAACAACTGAAGCTAATCTAAATGAATCTTCAGTAGTATCGATATAATTTACATTACTAGGATCTACAGTTGTATTGCTGAAAAATTTAAATTTCTTATCAGTTGCATCTCTAAAGAGACCTGTGTGTCTGTCCCCGGCGTCTACATAATGCCCAACGAATCCAATATCCCACTGATCACCTGGATTACCTAAACCAAGATGTATAATCGGATCATTAATTTCTAAGGTATTGGCTGCAATAATTGCGACATTACCTAATATGAATAAATTACCTGATAGTGTTAAATCTCTAAATTGAACATCGGATGTTATTGCAACATCTTGTCCAATTGAGAACACCCCATTGTCTGAACTATAATAAACACCTGTACTGTTTGAAACGGAACTTCTAGCTCTTTGTGTGGTAAAATATAAATTACCTGCAGTTTCAATTACATTTGCCGTATATATTCTGTTCCAAATATTTGCAGTAATACTATCTACAACAATATTATTTGCGTTAATATTATTTGGATTAATAGTTGCAAGTGAAATCGCATCTAATACTCTAGTATTTGTAAAGTATAGATTGGATGCTGCTTCACGGACATTGGCAGTAGTTTGATTTTCTAAATTTAGAACCTTAACAGCAAGATCTGCTACGTTTGCAACTTCACTATTAACGAATACTGGAATAAATACATTACCATCCCAAACTAAAGCTTGTCCTTCCTGTATACCTACATAAGCTCCGCCATTGTGGGTATAGATATTTGCAACATCTACAAGGTCACCTATAGACATTCCTGTTACAAATGAGAATACTCTATCATTTGTATAGTACAGGTTGCCCGAAGTTTCTAGTACGTTGGCAGTATAAATGCCATACCATTCTTTTGAAGTTACTACATTTGCAGTGATTATATTACCAGTTAAGGTTTCGGATACAACAATTGTATTAGATGTAAACCCTTGACCTAAAATATTTCCTGTTAATATTTCATCAGTAACAGCAATGTTTCTAATTATTAAGCCATTGCCAACAAACGAACCATCGATCGTTAAATTGCCTTGAACATTAACCGGTTTGTTGAAATTAATTCTATCGCCGGTATTTTGATATGTTATTTCAGCATTAGCACCCGCAATAGTGATTCCTGCGCCATCTGCTGCGGCTGAATTAGTGGCACCATTTGCCAGTAATAAATTCTTATCTTCAATTGAAACGGAAACCACATTTAAAGTTACAAGATTGCCTTGTACTTCTAGATCACCGGATACAATTAAATTATTTAAAGATACATTTGCACCAACAAGAGCACTTATAACTCTAGTATTGGTAAAATATAGATTATTAAGTTCTGTTACGTTTGCAGTATCTAAACGAACCCAATATCTGTTACCGGATAAGTCTGAGGTGAATATTTGACCTAACTCAGAAGGTAGGCCTAAATCTGGTTCTGTTTCTGAAAGCTCTATGAATTGATAACGATCAGCACTGACATTAGCGCTGTCTACTTTAGCAATTCTTCCCGATATTAGTTTAGTCATTTGCTGATTCTAGTACGCTCATTACTAATTGAACTGAATTGTTTGCGCTTGCGCTTGAATATACTTTTTGTCCTGTTTCTAACACCAACTTAGCACCCGCGCTGATAACTGCCATAGAATCGCCTGTTGGAATTTTGAAGTTTTTAGCAAGAGCAGTCTTTACATTTGCAGTTGATCCATGATAAAAAGATACTTGAACAGTATTATTAGTTAGATTAGTAGCCTGAACCGAAAGGAAAATAGATGTTTTTCTGCTTGGTGCAGTATATAACAACTTATCTTCGGTTGTAAGGTCTGCTGTAACTGTTCTGAATACGTTTAATGCGGTTGCCATTTGATTTTATCCTTCGACTGCTAATATATATGGTGTCATAACTGAGAACAATGCCTTGGTAAATGTTCTACCTGAAATTGTTCCATCTACTCTATTGAAAACTAGTTCTGTACCAATTCTAAAGTCGCCCTGTTGGTCTGTACTTGTGAAATAAACTCTTCCGCCTTTTTCTTCAGTAACTTCATTTTCTTGAATCGGGAATCCGCCATTATACGGTAATGCCGTTTGTAAATTAGTGCCCGAACCAATATATTCAAATGTGTAACCCAACGCAGAAATATAACTTGGTTGATGGAAACTCACTGTAGAATTTGCTATCGGAGTAATATCTTCTATCGCACCCTCAAGGAAAGTAACTAACGAAGTATTTCCTACAAGCGGTGTGCTGTTAGCTACTGTATAGAAAGCAACTGTTCCATTACTAATATTTGCCCAATTTCTATTAATGTATCCATTTACTTCTGCAACAATAAAGTCTCTATTAGATAGAATAATTTTAGCTGCATTAATTACATTTGAGTCATTACTTAACGTACTATAAGATATTGGTCTTCTAGCAGGAGCAGCATTTGCACCATTCTCAATAATATTTGTAATTAGATCTATATTATTTAATACTAAGTTTGCTTCGGTTAAACTTGCCGCAGGGAAAGCTGTAGTATTTTGTCTATAAACAGACTGATACGGAGGATCGAACAATGTAGCATTTACAAATTCAATTGTCTCTGCTCTAATAAAATCTTTGTTTGCTAAAATTAATTTAACTGCATTTGACACATTTGTGGAGATTGTAATAACATTTCCGCTTAATGATGTTTTGGCCAGAGCAACATTTGGCCCACTAGTAATAATATTATTAATTAAACTAATTTTCTGCAGAACAATGTTTGCTTCTTCAAAGGTTGCGGCAGTCGCTGCTGTAGTATTTTGAGTATAGACATTTTGCCTTACATTTGCTACAGGAACTCCTCTTACAACCTCATCTATGATACTACCAATAAAATTATATGCTGCGCCGGTCTGTACAATCTGATCATTAATTTGAGTTGTGTTTGCACTGAAGTTATAGTAGAACACACCCGATTGAATCGATTGTCTATTACCATCATGTCTTAAATCAAAAGCTACGCTATCTAAAATGAATCCAACGTCTCTTGAACATTTTGCTTCTGCATTTACAGGATCAATAAAGTTATTAGCGTTAGCAAAGAATCCTGGGTATGTTTGATTTATATACGCAATTGTTTCTGCCTGGATAAATGATCTATTCAAAAGAATTAAATTCGCAGCATTATTAACATTTACATCAGAATTAGCGGGGAATCTGTTAGGAACAATTCTATCAGTTACACCAACAGTTCCATTATTAATAATATCAATAATTAAGTTATAATTATTAGTAATTGTATTTGACTCTAGTGCGCTACCACCTGTACCAGATACTTGCAGAATATTAGCTTGCTTTGGAGAAGCAATAGTAATATTTTGTGCAACATTTGCAGCTAATACTTTGGCATGATTAATTGCTGCCACAGTTTCTTCAGACTGGTTAGGGATTGCCGAAGATGTCTGAGACCAGTATTGTAAACCTGCGAAGTTGGATTGCGTATTACTATTATAAGCTAAATCAAATGCTAGAGAATCTACGATTAGACCAGTATCTCTTTCACATTTTTCTTGATTATATGCCGCAACCTTTTTATTTCTTACAATATCATCAACTATGGATCCAATAAAATCATATGCCGCAGTTGTTTGCGGAATTTGATTGGCAATTTGTGTAGTATTGAAATCATTATTATAATAATATACACCCGAAGTAATAGCTTGTCTATTACCATTATGTAGGAAGTCAAATACTATACTATCAAGTAAGTAACCTGTATCTCTTTCGCATTTTGATGCAGCATTTGCTGCATCAATAAAATTACTTGCATTACTAAAGAATCCTGGATATTCTTGATTAACAAATGCAATTACTTCTTTCTGAATAAATGACTTGTTCAGAAGAACTAAATTGGCTGCATCATTAACAGCTACATTTGTATTTGCAGGGAATCCATTTGGAATAATTCTATCAGTTACACCTATCGTTCCGCCGGTAATAATATTTGCAACTAAATCAAATCCGTCAGAAATTCTCGATACCCATGCCCCAGCAGTGCCAGATGTTTGGGTAACATTTGCTTGTCTTGGAGATGTAATGGTAATATTTAATGCAACATTCGTTGCTAAATCTTTAGCATAATTAAATGCGGCAATTGTTTCCTCTGCCTGGTTTGGAATAGCAGATTCTGCTTGTGCCCAATATTGTAAACCAGAGAAAGCAGATTGTGTATTTGACTGATATGCCAAATCAAATGCCAATGAATCTACAATTAAACCTGTGTCTCTAGAACATTTTTCTTGATTGTAATTGGCAAACAGAACTGCGTCACCATAGTTCGGTCTTGAATTCAAATCCTTAATTAAATATTTGGTTCCTTCATCCGTATCTACGATTGAATCGAACTTTCCGAAGTTTAGCGGCTGGCTAACACCTCTTGCTAATAGACCCAATCTACCAAACGATGCGTTGGAGTTTGTGATAGAACAGAAACCTCCATCCTCGCAAAGTACAGCAATATCACAGCAAATAGTAAATACAGAAACTAACTGAGTATAGCCTCTGTTCAACATATGAATTCCTATACCACCTTCATTAGTATTGGTATAAGAATCACAAACCATTGAACGTAATCCGCTTACATAATTACCATTTACACGCATACCTGTACCGGTAGTTGTAATGGATGAGCAATTTTGGATGTACGGGCTTGTTACAATAGTTCCAGCGGAACCATCTGGATTATATGAGAATACTGCAGCAGGTGCAATATGATCTCTAAATGTAATTCCTGTTACATATGATGCGTTTTCAACGTAGAACATATCTACGTTTGCTTGACTTGGTCTAACAGTTGTTGTTCTTAAGTTATCACCAACCAAACCAACTCTTTGCTTAATTGTTACTGGCTGATTATAAAGTACATAATCGCCGCTCTTAACAAAAACTGTTGTCCAAGGTTGTGCGCGATTTAATGCAGTGTGAATATTAGCAAGAGCGTTTGCATATGAGAAACCATCGTTTGCATCATCACCGTTGCCATTTACATATAATACGTTACTTGAAGGTGCGAGAACTTGCGATCTTAATACCGCCAAGCTCTGATTCATTGCACTTAAATTAATTACCGGCTCTGCTTCTGAGAATATTGCACCAGCAACATTCAAATTACCAGCAATATATGCGCCACCTGTAACTGTTAGTGCGCCAGTAGTCGATCCATTTGCTGCTTCAGTTGCTGCGGCAATATTTACATTACCTTGTACTTCTAAATCTTTATTAGTTTCAAATTGATCGTTGGCTGAATCATATGTAATGGATGCATTTGCACCCGCAATGGTAATACCTGCACCGTTAGCTTGGCCGGCATTAATTGCACCGTTCGCAAGAAGAATATTTTTATCTTCTACAACTAGTGTTGCAGTATTAATAGTTACAATATTTCCTTGTACTTCTAAATCACCAGATACAGTTAAATTATTAACTGTAACATTATTGCCTTCTAAGGCATCTAGCACTCTTTCAGAAGTAAAGTAAAGATTAGTACCTTCTGCTAAGTTTGCAGTAGTGAAATTCGCTAAAGTTCTAACAACATTAGCAACGTTTGCTTCTTCCGATACGAGAGCAGCATTTGCTTGGAATGATGAAATAGATTGTTGTACAATACCAAGAACACTATTAGCAACATTCGCTAATTCTGTATCTGAAACTGTGATTACGTTTGGCGCCCATTTTGAACCGTCCCAAAGTAATCCATATCCTAATAGCGGAGAAACATTAACAGTATCAACATCCGCCAGAGCATTGATACTGGCTAAAGTTAAATTAGCGTATGCTCTGGCATTTGTATAATATAGATTGTTACCCTCTGCAAGATTTGATGTAGTATGATTGGCTAAGCTACTAACTGTGCCAACAACATTACCTACAATATCTCCGGTAACTCTAATATTACCAAAGGAACCGCTATAGGTAACGGTTAAATTGGTAACGCCATATACATTACCATCGACTCTTAGTCCGGATTTTACTCTAAAATCTTGCATTTATTATATTTCAGTATAAGTTATACCAGTTAATTTTAAGGTAACCAAATGACCACCCGACGTTGCAGTTGCTAACAATCTTAGGTTCCCACTATTTATGTCGGCGTCCAAATTAATTACATCATCGTCTGTAGACGTCAACATTGCATACTGAGTAATATACGCATTTGCACCATCATGCAATACTAAAATTTCTCCTGTTGCGTGATGTGGGCCGCCAGAAATATATGATGTCGTTAAAGCACTATAAACGTACTTTGCTGATCTATAGGTTCCTAGCGGAAATTGATCTAGAACATAATTTCCGGCATTATCAATATTTGTTACTGTAATTGTACCAACGCCTGCTGCAATATTTAACTTGTCATCATTTGTTCTTGTTACTTTTACTAAACCAGAACCAACAATTTCAATTCTATCTGTAGAAATTACATTACCAGATTTTCTTCCATTTAGAATTAAATTAGCACTTAGAGCAGGAGTGGTTCCACTCTGTATTGAAACATCATATATTACATTGTCATATTCTTCTGGTCTGGGTAAAACAAAATAGTTTGTGCCGTCGTTAGTAAATTCCCAACGATCAGTAGATTCATTCCATTTTAAATCTACATCTGGACTGGATCCTCTATTTACTACTAAGCTTGCATTGGAAGTTGGTGATCCTGCAACCGATGAAAGAAGAATTACTTTATCGCCAGTAACATTAACTTGTTCTGCGGTAACAGAATACGAACCTAAAGTTAAATTGCCTTGTACTTCTAATGCTTTATTTACTACAAACTTGTCGCCGCCACTTGCGTAATTAATTGTAGCATTGGCACCATTAATTGTAATGCCCGCACCATCCGCTTGCGATGCATCGATCGCATTATTCGCAAGTACTAAATTCTTATCATCAATTACTACTGTGGTAGAATTAATTGTAGTAATATTACCACGAATTGTCAAATTACCTTGAACAATTAAATCTGTTCTTGCGGTAATAACTGCCGCAGTAATGTCATCGCTGTTTAATTGTCCATTAACAGTAACGTTACTAAATATAACTGATGCAGTAGGATGTACGTTCTGACCAATAGCAATAGTTGGACTACCATTCTGTGCATCACCATCCGTTACATAAACACCTGTACCTGCAACAATAGATGTTGCTACAAGTGTATTTGTTGCTCCGCCAATCTTAGCTACAAGGCCGCCCGAGAAATCTGAGAATAGATTTCTTCTTGCATTTGGTCGGGTGTTAGCGCCGGTGCCGCCTTTTTCTATTGCTACGTCTGTAGTACCTAAGAATGCGTTACCTACAAAATTACCAAATCTATCAATTAAATTAATGTTATTGAATATAACAAGATTACTTGTTAAACCAATATTACCATCACCATATAATCCCAATCTAATTGTAGAATTATTTCTATTTTCATAATCATTGTAGAATAGAACATCACTTCTTACATTACCATCAATATTGGCTTCAATAACTCGCATACCTGCGAATTCGTTAACAGTTCCATCCTTTAAAATACCAAAGTAAATATTACCCGTCTTGCCGGATGTGAATTGCTTAACATTACCGCCGATATAGGCTTGATTTTCTATTTCGGGGTTTGTATTACCTATTAATCTGTTAATCGAAACATATTCGGTACCAACAATATTAGATAAATCAATTCCTGCAGGATTACCAAACTGATCTTGAACGATTAATCCGCCCGTTGGATTTTCACCAATAGAGGTATTGCCTAAGAAGATGGTTTGGGCGCCAATATAAACGCCTCTCCATAACTTTCCGGGTTGACCTAAGTTATATTGTCCATTTACTGCAGGTAATAGGTTACCATTGATGGTTAGATTTTTATCTAAACCCCAACCATCATTTGTCTGACTATATGCGAATGCTACATTGGCACCTTCAATATAGATGCCAGCGCCTTCTGCCTGGGATACTCCAGATGCCTGTGAAGCTAAAGTTATTCTTCTGGCTTTAACTAAAACATTATCGCTATTTAGTAATGTTAAATTTCCCCTAACATTAAGATTACCATTAACAATTGCATCGCCTATCTCAATATCTTTATTGAGAATAGCATTTTGAATATCATCTCGTACTCTTTGAGATGTGTAATAAAGATTGCTAAAAGATTCGCGTAAATCCGCAGTTGTAAAATTACTTAGCGTTAAAACAGTATTTGCTACATTAGCTCTTTCTGTAGATACTGCGGACAACGCTACGTTAGCTACATTGGATCTTTCTGCAAAACCTGAAGTATCGCTTGCACCGGGCAAGGCATTAGGCGCCCATTCTGAACCTGTCCAAGTTAAAACATAGCCAATGCCTGTACCAACGGAAACATTTGTTGTATTGACATCTGCCAATACATTAATACTCATTTGTTCTACATTAGATAGAACTCTTGCATTTGTATAGTAAAGATTTACACCTTCTGCTAAATTAGCAGTAGTAAAATTATTTAAATTCTGAACCTGTGTTGCCGCATTTGTTGTTAAAGCAGTCAATGCTACTAACGCAAGGTTCGCAACGTTTGCAGTAAATGCGAAGGTCGCAGAATTAGCTAATTGGGTATTAAGGGCTAAGTTTGCAACACTAGCTACTAAAGCTAAATTTGCAGTATTGGCTATTAGAGCAACATTAGCTAACCCTGCGGTGTTTGCGAAGTTTGTGGATACTACAATATCAATATTTGAGATATTACCTAGAGATCTTGCAACCCAAGTAGATCCAATGTAAGTAAGTATGTAACCTTCTTGACTATCTGAAGTATTGACATCTGCCAATACGTTGATACTCATTCTTTCTACATTGGCTAAAACACGAGCATTGGTAAAATAGAAATTTACATTGCCTTCAGCTAAATCATTTGTTGTAAGATTACCAAGACTTAATACAGTATTGGCTTCTATTGCAGAATTAGCAACATTTGATTCTTCAGATACTACTCTGCCGGCAATCCATGAATTAGATTCTTCATGCCAAACTAAAGTATATCCGGTATTTACTTGAGTTAAGGGAGTTCCTGCCCCAGGATGACCTGTTGGTAGGATATCACCTTTTGTATATACATCACTTAAATCAGAAAGTCTAGCTAATTTTAAATTAGCGTGCGCTCTCGAGTCTCTATAGTAAAGATTAACAGCGCCTTCTGGTAATGTATCAGTTGTATTTGCAGACGCAGCAACTGCTTCTAGGTTAGCCGAAATGGTACCTAGATTCCAGTCGATTACAATTGAAGGGGTTCCTGCAGTAAATGCTCGTCTAGCCAGAGCATTAGAGAAGTAAAAATTGGTATTGCCCTGAGGTAAATCGTCAGTAGTAAATAGACTTAAATTTGCAGAAATGTTACCAAATGTCCAAACATTTCCATTCCAAACTAGCCCTTGTCCTGCGACCTTACCAGTAGTATTTCCTACATCAAACAGATCATCTAGACTTGCAAGATTAATATTTGCAAATACTCTAGCATTACTGTAGTAAACATTTGGGAAAATCTCAATTACATTAGCAGTAGTAAGAAGAGGTAGGACATCTGCTAAATTTATATTAGCATTTGCTCCGCCTCCGCCACCCAAACCTTTTGAAAATACTCGTGCTCTTGTCATTCTTTTTCCAAGACTTTTCTCTATTATTTATATTAATCCAAAATTGGATAGTAGATAGCATTTCATGAAAAAAAGAATTCAATTACTATAGGTTACTCGCCAAAATTATATCTCAATTGTTATCCATCTTCCCTTAGAATTATATTATTTTCTTTAAAAAATTCTTTATACTTTAGAATTTTTTGTTCATAAAAAGAGGGATTATCAAAAAATCTTTGATGAAATTCTATATAAACCTCTTTGAATAATTTAATAGCGCCCGTTAATATCATATGATCCAAAACCTCAAATTCCGAACCCTCAATATCCATTTTTAAAATTGAATAATCTTCGTCATCACATATGTTTTTAACAAAGTCTGAAAAATTAATTTCATGTATTCTTTTTTCCACATAATCAAAATTCTCACCAAAAACTGTATCAACTGCTGGAGGATTTTTTAACGTGTTGGATCCAACGTGCAAAAACCCTCCCAAATATCCTGCCCAAGCACAATTAACTGTGGATGATTTAGTTTTAGTTCCTACCGCTAGATTATGATGATTAAAATTTAAACCTTCAGATATGTAATTTTTTCTTAAATCTTTTGCTGCTTCGTAAACATATGGATTAGCTTCAAACCCATGTATTACCCATTTATTATCTATGTTTAAATTTAATCTGTGTTTCTCAAATCCTTGGAACATATGTGTTCCGCAGTCTATAAAAATTTTTTTTGGTTCCTTTTTCTTTTTAATTTCATACCAGCCTTTTCCGGTATATACATTTAGCACATCTTGAAAATACTTCTCATACATTGGGGCAACATTCTGAAGTAAAAATCTTTCCCCTTGTTTTCTACAATCCGATGATTTGATTTTGTCCACATTTTTCATTGCGTTTACAAAATCTGCAAATGTTCTGCATCTATATCCAGTAACACCTTGTATATTATTTTCTGTAAATGCGCCCCAATCTGTAGTAATAGTCGGTGTTCCGGATAATAAACTTTCTATTTGCACACCACCAAATGGTTCCATATACAACGATGCTACAATTAATCCTTTGGCTTTTGCCATCAATCTTTTTCTTGTTTCTACATCTGCATAACCAACGTAAGTAACATTATCAGGGAATTGAAGATTGTCTGGATTTTGACCTGCAACAATTAACTTAACTCCCGCTGCTTGTGCTGCTTGTACTGCAATATGAATACCCTTGCCTTCGTACACCCTGCTCAAAAACAAAATATAATCTTCTTTTTCCTCAGAATAAATAAAATCTTCTTCGTCAAAGTAATTTGGTATAACTACATCATACCAATCAGACTGACAATGCCCGACTCCCTGCATTCCATAAAATGCGTGCATTATAGAATAGGATTCAAATACTTTCCATCTTGCCCAATGTCCGCCGGCGTATCCTATACCTGGCTCAACTACAATCATATCATGCTGATGAGCGTCGCAAATAGGTCTTACACCATGCCCCCAAAAAGGTAAAATAAAATCATTCTTTTGCTTTCTTTTACCTACTTCAGCAATTGCATTTTTGTAGAATGTTTGATAAGCATGATCATTTACGTCAAACTTAAAAAAGTTTTTTCTCCAATCATAATTACCATATGCAATTTCTAAATCTTTGTTTGTAATTACACTAACGTGTTCAGAACAAATAAGATCAGAATCTTCATGCCCATAATGAATAACAGTATGCCCTCTCTGTGTCATCATCTTACCAAATTTAACAACCTTTTGCGTATATGCGCAGGCATTATATTCTTTAGATGTTACCGTATGAGGTATTCCCAAAATATGAAATCTCATAATATACTTTCAATAAAATTAACGATTTTTAAGTTCTTCTACTTCTTCCTTCAACTCCTTAATTGCTTGAACTAAAAGAGGTATTAGTTTTTCGTAACGTACTCCTAAATAACCATCTGCTCTTTCAGAAACAGCCTCAGGCAAAACTTCTTTAACTTGTTGTGCAATAATACCAGATTCTCTTTCTGTTGTAGATTTTTCTATTTTTTCAGCAGCAATATTGTTCCAATTATAAGTTATACCTTCTAGCTGTAATACTTTATTTAACGCCTTGTCTATAACCTTAATATTATTCTTTAGTCTAATATCAGATACACCATACGCAATAACGTCACCCGCCGCAGTTACGTCTCCGTTGTTTGCGATTCGGAATTTTTGCCCACTTGCAATATCAAAAGAAATCCAAGTCGATGCGACGTTATAATATATCGTCGTGCCGGAAGAATTGAAATTAAAGAATCTAGAAACTATTCCATGATTTGCTGTGCCATCTGATCCACCAACTATTAAATTTCTACCTGATCCGCTAGCCGTCCATGTTAAGTTTGAATCTCCGGATAGGGATCCGTTGTTATTGTACTGTATATGCGTAGTCGATCCGCCTATTGCGGGAGTAAGCCCAGTGGGCCCAGTAGGTCCTGTTGGCCCTTGAATACCTTGGGAGCCAGGATTTCCTTGCAATCCTTGTATTCCTTGTATTCCTTGAAGTCCTTGAAGTCCGTCCGGTAGGTCCGCTTGGTCCGGTAGGTCCGATAAATCCGGATGGGCCAGTGGGTCCAGATGGTCCTGTTGGTCCCGAAGGCCCTGTTGGTCCCGTAGGTCCGGTGGCTCCGGTCGAACCTGTAGATCCTGTAGGACCCGAAGGCCCAGATGGTCCTATAAATCCCGATGGGCCGCTAGGACCTGTCGCACCCGTGGCACCTGTTGGACCTGTTGCACCAATTCCCGTAGCACCGGTTGGGCCTGTGGCTCCGGTCGAACCTTCTGCACCTGTCGCTGCTGCGGGGCCTGTAGGCCCCGTAGGTCCCGTCGGACCGGTTGGCCCTGTTGCGCCTGTGGCACCTAATCCTGTAGAGCCTTGCGGTCCCGTAGGTCCTGTTGCACCAGTGGCACCTGTTGCTCCTCGAACTCCGGTTGCACCTGTAGGTCCACCAACTAAAAGAGTTGCACCCGTAGCACCCTGCGGGCCTGTTGGTCCAGCTGGTCCTCGATCTCCACTAGACCCACCAAGAACAGGCATAATTGTAACAATATCGCCTGCGGATGCAGCTTCGGACAATGTTATAGAACTATCGCCCAAGGTGTAGTCAGGTATCTGTTCTGCACCTAAAAGAACATTACCAGTTGGAGAAAGTAATACCCCGTTGATATGAACTAAAACTACATCTGTATTTGCAAAGAATAAAGATCTACCTGTTAAACTTACGGTAGTATTACTAAAAACATTTTGCCCTTCGCTTGCAATGTAGTCATATCTAAGAGAAGGTCTTACGTTGGCAGCACCTGCAGTCCAATATCGTCTTCCGTTTACATCACCCTTTAAAATGTAGCCATCTGCATCCGGTAACCCTAAATTAGGTTCCGCATTTTCTACGTTTAAATAGCTATATCGTGCCGGATCCGCACTTGCCGGGTTTTTTACCCTTACTCTTCCGCTTAGACTTTTTAAGGACATTTTTTTATACTAATGAAGTTTCTAACAAGCTTAAAAGAATTTTTAGAGTAGCATTTGCGCTACCTCTAACCAGAACTGCCTGATTTTCTTCTAAAACAATTTTACCTACAATAACTGATGATGCATCTTTTGTAGGGATGTCAAAATCTTTAACCAATTCTGTATCAGTAATTACTCTAGTGCCACCTACTAATACATTGGATCTATGAATAAATGTAACATTAGCGTCGGCGCTTCCCGTATTACTTACCTGAGCTGTAAGAATAATTGTTGCGACTTCTTCAGGAGTAGTATAGAGTAATGTTTGATTCGTAGTAATATTTGCCGCAATTGTTTTAAAAGTATTTAAGGGAACTAACGTTGCCATTTTTAATCCTTTATTGTAATGCCAAAATGTACGGGGTCATAACCGCGAACAAGCTCTTATTAAATGTTCTACCGTTGATCGTACCAGTTGCTCTATTAATTAGTAGTTCGTTACCAATTCTAAAATCACCCTTATGGTCTGTACTTGTATAGTATACTGAACCTCCACGAGTTTCAACAACTTCATGGTCTTGTACAGGTATGCCGCCATTCATTGGTAAGGCAGGCAATAATTGAGTTCCCGCACCTACATATTCAAAAGTATGACTAGAACCTGATATGTAACTTCCCTGATAAAAACTAATTCTATTATTTGCCAAAGGTCTATCTACGGCAAGAATTTTCTCATCAAAAGTAACAATGCAAAGGTTAGAAGATACGTCAGTTGATTCGTTTACTGTATAGAAGTTTCTTGTACCATTACTTAAATCTTTCCAATTTTGATTTACATACTCAAGTACTTCTGCTCTAATAAAATCTCTGTTTGCCAGAATAATCTGAGTGGCGAGAACTACATTGGGGTTAGTATTTGCGGTAAGCGAGATCGGTTCAATATTATATTGAACATTTTCATAATCAGGACCGTTATCAATAATATTTGTTATGTCATCAATCCTATTTCTTACATATAAAACTTCGCTACTGGTTACTGCATTACCTATAGTAGTATTTTGAGTATAAGTAGTTTGATAAGTATTTGCAATAGGCGTTAGAGTTAGAATATCGTCTATAAAGGTTTTAATAAAGGAGAAAGCTCCGCTGGTTTGAACCCTTTGATTTCTAACTGCGGTTGAATCCTGTATATAATCATAATATAATATTGCCCTGGTAATAGTTTGTCTATTACCGCCATGTAAAACATCAAAAGTTATAGCATCTATAAGTTTACCCGCATCTAGGAACATACTTGTTCCGGGAATATATGTCGCGTATGGAAAATTTGTTGTCAAAAATGCCTGCGCTTCAGACTGCATGAAGTTCTTATTTGCAATAAGTAAATTTGCAGTATTTTGAATGACTGGATTTGAATTTGCGGGATATGAATTAGGTATTATCCTGTCAGTAACGCCAAATAAACCATTTTCATAAACATCTAAAAATAAATCAAACGCACCTGCAACCAAATTAGAAGTGTTGCCATCGCCGGGAGCGGCGCCCAAAATAACTTGTGTATTTGTTCCCTGAAAAGGTACATTGGCAGCATTATCCCAGTTAGTACTGTTAATTACTACGTTCGTAGCTAAGGTCTTTAGATATCTAAGTGTAGATGAAACTTCATTTTTTTGATCTAATACTTTAGATACGCTCTGTGCCCAGTACTGTAATCCTGCGAATCTTGACTGAGTATTTGATTGATATGCTAAATCTAACGCTAAGGAATCTACAATTAGACCAGTGTCTCTAAAACATTTTTCTTGATTATAGTTAGCCATTAATAATCTATCTTGAATATTTGGCTTAACTGTTGTTTCTATTTCAACTGCTCTACTTGAAATTTGCCTAATTATTTTTGCAGAATATAAAGTTTCACTTGCACCATCTGCAACTAAACCAAAATTACCAAATGAGCTATTAGAGTTAGTAATGGAACCAAAACCACCATGTTCTGCAAGAACGGAATATTCGCAGCAAATTGTGAATAGAGATACTAACTGCATATATCCCTTGTTCAACAGGTGTACACCTATGCCACCCTGATTAAACTGCGTATAGGCATCAAGAACCATTGAACGTAGTCCGCCCACGTAATTACCATTTACTCTTACGCCAGTGCCGGTAGTGGTAATAGACGAACAATTCTGAATATATGGACTGGTTGTAATATTTCCTGCAGACCCATCGGGATTGTAGGAGAATACTGCAGATCCGTTTTTAATATCATTCGGATTTGCTGCTCTATGCCCTCTGAATGTAAACCCATTGACATATGCTCCGTTGTTCATATAGAACATGTCTTCGGTTTGATTCTCAGGATAGATATCACAAGTTCTTAAATCATTACCGATCAAAGAAACTTTTCTTGGAATAGTAACAGGATTTCCATATAACGTATAAACGCCTGGGAAAACTTTAACAGTCCAATATGCGTTAACTCTACTTAATGCAACATGAATATTTGCAATAGCATTCGGCATTGTTAAACCGTCTAAACGGTCATCACCATTTACTGAAACGTATATTACATTTGCGTTAGGTTTTCTAAGTTGATTTAAATCCGGAATTAGAGCAGTTACTGCTCTATTATTTGTGAAGTATAAGTTGATGTTACCTTCACGTAAATCGTCAGTTGTTACATTGGCTAAACTAATTTGCGCTACAGTATTAGAAAGATCGCCTATGCGAATTTTACCGTTAGCTTCATCATAAATTATAGTTTCGTTGCCCGCACTAATAGCTCTACGAATTCTTTGATCACTAATATTTGCTTCAGGTAATTCTAAACTTGTTTTCAGACCAGGTGTTGTTCCTAAGATAACCCAGCCATTAGAATAAGAATTACTACTATAGATAAGCATAAGGCTCTCGCCACGCTTATCCATAGTAATTGAGACATTAGGAAATATTCTAGAATTTGCTGTAGTTATTTCAACTCTGCCACCTTGCGTATTTGCCAAGGTTAGAATTTTAATAACGCCATCAATAGAAGGTTCTGGCAGACTAGGGTACATCACAAGAGAACCTGTACTAAATTCAGTTCTTGATTTAGTTACACTAATAGTTTGATTAGTATCGGTTCCCTTAATTAATTGCACACCATCTAAAACGACCCTACCTTTAAGAATAGGGTCGGTTAGATTTTGGAATAAAACATTTGAACCAATCTTTTTACTTATGCCGTTTTGAATACCATAAATGAAGGTATCTTCAGATATAGCGGTCGCGGCAAGTAAATCAGATAATTTTAGATCTGCCATTATTTTCTTTTAATTTATTTCACTAATTAGGAACCTGCTACAATCTGGAATGCTGCAGATGTTGCTGTATCAGTTGTTCCTGCTGCACCAACTACAACTCTTACATAACCACTAATAACATTAGGTGTTGCGTAGATATTAGATAGAGTTATTGACGATGTAGCATTTCCTGTGTTTACCGGACCATCGTTGTTCAATAGACCTACCCAAACGATATTATTTGGCGAGAACTGCCATGTATATGTTGGGGTCGGACCTGAAGGAATAACTGTTCCTGTTGCCGCATAAATTGCACTTGGTGATGCCGCAGTACCTGTCTTAGTTGCACTAACTGTTGAAACGGTTACACCATAATCAGGAATTGTTGCATCATCTGGTGCATCAAGTTGCAGTGAAGGAATAGCATTACTATTAAAGTTCTTCGACATTGCAACTAAAGTTTCTGCTCTGTGACGAGTAGAGCCCTGAGTGTTTGTCCAAGTCTTATAATGCACCCAGCCTGGTGAGTTAATACCTTTGGCTTTTACATCAGGATTTTGAACTTCTAATTTATCTACACCAAATACATTACGCTTACCTACTAGGTTATCGTAATTAACGTTTGACGTCCAACCATAGGTTAGAAGATCTTTAGGCGATTGTTGTATAGCCATTGCCCTGCCTGCACCTGTTGCTGCAGTATAGGCATTACTTAGTGTTAAAGTTGTATTAGAAGTAATAGCTGCTACTCTATACTTAACGTTCGAAATCAGAAGAGCGTCTCCTGGTCTTACGTTAGCTGTAGTAAAGCTACCGATTGTTGTTGTTACGTTAGTTGCGCCCTCAACTACTGCCGCGGTTCCCAACAATTCTTTGTAATCTAAATTGCCCCATTGAGACATTTTGCTCTCCTTATTATTTTTTGATCGGGCTAACGACCCCGACCTGTCGGGCTTACGCCATTACTTACGGAAGATAATTCTATCTTTGTCATCTACAGTAGTTTGCTGAGGACCAGCAGTAGGTCCCTTGTACTGTAGTCTACCCTTAGAATCAACTGAAGAATACTGAGGAGTAGGATTATTTGGATCTCTCATATACTGAATACGACCTTGATCATCTACGGAAGAAGAATTTGGTCTGTCTGTATCCTTATATTGTAGTCTACCTTTATCATCTACAGATGATTTTTGTGGACTAGGATTCTTTGGATCTTTCATATAACGAATACGACCCTGAGAATCTACAGAAGTCTGAATCTCATCTTCTTCACTAACTTGCATAGCAACACCGGTATGTACATACTTCGTTACTTCGCCGTTCTTTTCTACAGTATATTCTACGTATGGATCGCCAGAATTCACTACATACTTTTCATTATATACTTCATAGCCTGCTTTTCTATAATTATTTATCCTATCAGTAAATGCCTGTTTTGCCATTGATTCTAAGATTACGTCAATGTAACCTTCTTTGTAGGCTTCAGTCGCAATTGTAATCATTTCTTGTTGTACGTTCTCGTCAAGAGAAGGAACAATTGCTTGCATTGCTGCAAAATAATCTTTAAACGTAGGATTGTCTGTGACTTCTAATACGAAGTCATTATGGTTAATAACTGTTTGCATGGTTCCCTCTTTCATGGATTTTTGTTTTCTTACTTCACCTTTACCGAGAACTGCTGCAGAATCTCTAGCTCTTCTTGAAGGTGATTTTAAATCATCATCATCCTTTTCCTCTTTATACTTTTTAGTATAAATGGTTCCGGAAGCAGTTTTCTTAGCCGAAAATTTACTTTCAGGTGCCTTAGATTTACTCTTCCAATCGAAAGCGCTTACATCTTTAGCTTCCTTCATTGCATTCTTTTTAGCAGCAGTGATGACATCGCCTCTGGTAATGCGATTTGGATCGCCATAATGCGATGCTAATTTTTTATGTCTGTCGGTCTTTGGAATTCCGCCTTCAGCTTCCTCGATGGCTTCGGTATCTTCAGCCATCTTCTTAGAATGCATATGAGATTTGCCTTCTACAACTCTAAGTTGGTTTGTAGAAATTTTATGAGTTCCCGTTGGGAATTGAACAGTATACCATGCAATATCGCCATTCTCATCTGGTTCAGCATGTTGTTCTGAAATACATTGTCCATAGCCCAAAAGAGCGTGTTCTACGTGTGTAGCGCAGTAATGAGCTTTATCTACCGAACTTTCTACGACTTCGCCGGCAGTCACTTTTTGAATTGATTCAAATAAGTTGTTTGTTATACGTGCCATTTTTATTTCCTTTTAATGTTACTTAAATTATTTATTATTAAAAAATGATGCCTATTACCAAGCTTTACACGACCAATACCTTGCTTTGTGTTTTGGTCCAGGGGTTTCGCATTTGTGCCTTGCTCTAAAAGATTTTCTTCTGGCAGGAATATGCTTTTTAATACTAAGATTTTTATCACCGAAATTTACTTTCACTACTCTTCCGCTGGGCCCCTTAACATAAACTTTTGATTTAGCTACATCGCCCGCCATTGGTTTATTTAATGAAACATCCCGACCCTGATACTCTGCTTCATTAACATTTTTTCCTGTAGGATTGTTTAATCTTTTACTCCAAAAATCTGCAGCAGCTGCAGTTTTCTTCATAGGATCCTGATTTTCACGATCCCTATCTTTAATTCTTTTCAAAGAATCAACAGTATCTTTCCCAAAAATAAACTCAGGAATTTTTGATACTAAAGTTTCACTTTGCTCATCCATGTAAATAATAAAACCATCTTCGGTTTCATCTATAATTTCTGTTTCAATTAAAACATCATCTAATTCTAGATAAATTCCATCTCCTATTTGCGGATATTCCTCTTTTACTACAGGAGGAGTAGCCGGGCCTTTATCCATATAAGTTTTCTTTACAGTACCGCTAGCAGGGCCTTTATCCATATATTTGTCAGCACCATTAAAGTTCTTTGGTACCGCCGCACCGCCATCATTATCCATATAAGATTTGGACTTAAACTTGTCTTTATCCGATTTAGCTAAAGAATCCTCTGCCTCACCTTCTTTCACCATGGATTTTTTCTTTGGTGTAGTATGTTTCACCGCCATGGATATCATTCTAGAGGTAATACTTTCTCTGAGTTCTTTAAACTTCATGCTCATTTTCCCCTACTATGCAAACGTTTTCTTTCAATATCTCTAACCTTTGGCATTAATCTATCTGGAAGATTTTTCGCCATTTTTAGCGCTGCAGAAATTCTAGCTTCCAACGCACTTTTTTCTCCTGCGGAAAGATCAGACTTGCTTCTTCCCTTCAGAAACTTTCTCATAAGAAGTTTTCTTGCAGACACTTTAGATCTTCTTTTTAAAACATCTGTATTTGCAGCTCTTTTTAACTTAATATTTCTTGCAATCTTAAGCATCTCTTTTCTTGAGCGCATCTTTTGCCCACGCTTAAGTCTTTCAGTTGCGGAGATAGCCTCGTCTAATATAAAATTTTCCTCATCAAAAAGCTCAATGACATCTTCCCATTCTAAAGATTCGATTAGATTATCGATATCTTCTTCTGAAATTTCCTGAGTAAAATTTTTAAATGTAATCATTTTGCACTAGCCTTTAGCATCCAACCATGTTTTTGATGAATGTCGATTCTGTCTTGTAGGAAATTTGCCAACCCTATTTCCGAAACCTTTTCTGCTTCCTGATACGCTTGCATTAAAGAAATAATAACTAAATTATTATCAGAAATTAAATTACTAATCATTTGTTTAGGTTCTGTTATGAGCATACTTTCTGCTATCACAGAAGCAGACTTTATATCTGATAAGGATGCTGGAGCGTAACCGTCAATTGCTCTAATGTGTTCAGCAATAGGATCGACTGCACCGTGTAGTTCTTCGTATAGGTTTCCGAAAAATTCATGGAACTGGGGGAAAAACATTCCCTCTACATTCCAATGATATGCATGTGCTTTAAAGTACATAACGAAAGTATTTGCTAAAACTTTAGTTAACGCTGTTTTCAATTCATCCATTCTATGGCTCCAGTTGTTTTACTTTTTTCATCTGCTTATATGCAGGGCTTGGATTCAATCCTAATTGAGTTTGAGCTCTATGCACATCTTGTCTATCTTTCTCGTGCTCTGCTGCCACCCTTTGATTAACAGGATCATTCATAAAAGATTTAAAAGATACCATTCCAACAGCTTTTCCATCTACGTGTTGGTCAGCAATTGGGTGATCTATACCATGGAACACATCTTTTTCGTTTGAGAAATTAATGTCTCGGTTATGGGTAGGAGCATCTGGTTCGTAAAGTTCTTGAATTCTTTTACGAAGATTAGAATATTTGTTATTCATAGTTATTGTCTTTCTTTGTTCTTTAAACATACGAACTTTACGTTTTCTACCGCCGGGTTCTATAACAATTTTATAATCAGCGCTGTCTGAACTTTCTTCCATACTTGTACCTTGTACAGTTACTGTACCTAAAGGTTCATTCGCAAAGGTTCCGTCTCTATGCATACTTAAATCAGACATAATCTTAAGATGATCTTGCATGAATTCTAAATCTTTATCTTCAACGTATAACATATTTAAGGTGTCATGTGCAATAGCAAATTTCATATTAAAGTCATGTACCATTTGTTCGTTAGCGAATCCTTTCGCCTGTGCATTTTTTTCTATACCCAAATAGTGATCTGTTGCCTGCATTGCTTGAAGAATGTACTTAGGATTTAATTTATCTAAAGTCATTAATTTGGTGAATAAAGCATGTGCAGAGGGGCACATATCAAAATGCTCTGTCTTATATCCCATGTAGGTAATTTGAGAATTTTCTTTATTCATTTCTACAAGTTGTTCCTTAGTCATTAATAAGGCAGGTATTCTCTTTTCGCTAAATCTTTTCTTATAAGTTACAACAGGCTCAGTAGTTTTCTTTTCAACAAGTTTGCCGGTTGACTCTTTAATATCTTTAAGCCAGTGCTTAACAGTAACACCTTCGTTTAATTTTATAGTAACATAGGTTGATCCTCGAAATACGATAGGACCTTTGTCACCATTTTTTGCTTCAACGATTTCATCCAATTTAAAAATTTCATTATTAATATATGCTTCTCTAATAGGAACACACATTCCCATCTTTTCGCTCCAGACCTCATTGGGCGTTACGCACTCAATAGGTTTATTCGGAGTCATTTTCTGCATATACTTAGTACCGCCAGGAGTGCCCCAATCAAAGCGATTTGGATTTTCATAATCCTCGGTAACTTTTTTCTTTGGTGTCAGCCCAGTCTTTACATCATTAAACACTTCTCTGGCATGCTGTTCATTTGCAGATAATTTAGAAGGAAGATTTTCTCTGAACTTTTTAAAATTATTATTAGTAACATGATTTCTCATGTCTGTTCCTGAGATACCTTCTTGTCTTTCTCCGGTGCTGGCAGTTGTAATTGTCTTAAAGTTATAGTAACCATGTTTGCCATGCTTACCATTATATTCTTTTATTCTATCATAATCCTCAGTGCGGTCGGAACCGGAGGGCAATACCACATGGGAATACCCCTGAGAATGTACCTGAGATAGCTGATGAAATATTGTAGGATGTTCTTTAGATGACGTTTTTATATTAACCCCGGGAAAAGCTCTTTTAAGATGCTTTAATTTTTGTTCTGGAGTTAATGGATTTTTCTTACTATCATGAGAATGGGAAGCGATTACCAAATGATCAGCTTTGTGATTTTTGGCAAATTTTAGCATACCATTTATATTTTCCTCGTGGCCACGAGTCATTGGATTCATGCGGCCATTAAGGACTACTATGGTATCAGGTTTGCTGGCTTCTTCTCGGATGTAATCTTTAAATTTCATGAGCTCTATCAGAATATAATTCTTATTATTTATATGTTTTGATATTTGGATCAGTAAATCTCACGCCATTGCACCCCAGCTTCCACAGTTGTTGGATCTGGCCCAATATTGGTAACGACTACTACAAAAACTTCGCTATTAGAATTGAAGTAATTCTGCGTAATGAAATTTTTCTTAGCAACACTTGGGGCATTTGGTGTTGCAGTTCCCGCAGTCGCTTTACCCGATGACCCCGAACCAGCAGTTGCGGTTATGAACCCATTATCAATTTCTTCGCCATCAATAGACAGAGTCGCATTTGAGTTATATAAAACTCCGCTTTCTATATTAACATTTGCCCAGTCGCCACCTATTAAAAAACCTTCGTTTGGAAGCTTTATCAGTTTATATTTAATTGTACTAGCAGAACTGTATAAACTTATTTGCCCCATTCTTACGGTTTCTCGATTCGGATATCCTCGCAGAGTTGGTGCTAGTTTAATTGCCATAATTGGTAAAGTATTACCAGAATTTAGCGAACGGGAACTAGGACTAGTTACCCCCCAATCCTGTCCCGATTCCACATAACCGCCTTCACTAATTACAGTAGAACAAATTTGATCTAGATTCGCTCCGGTGGTAGCACCAACATTTCTAATCTCACATCTAACTGGTAGATTAGGATTACTCATATAAACTACATCTAAGTTATTACTGTTATAAAATTCATGGGCGGATATAAAAATACCATCATGCACAAATCCACAGCGTACTCTACCAACGCCTAACCACTGAAAATCTATAAAAAGAATTTGTGTCTTTGTGATATCTAGGTTAAACTTTGAAGGTCCCGTACCATCACATTTGTCTACATTCCATTGACTTTGTGGTATCTTTCTAGCATCACTTGCTGAACCAGATACATCTGTTCTTATACAAAAACTTAGAACTCCATTGCCATCTTGTTCAAAATAAATACCATTATACTCGTCAAAATATCCGGTACGTTTAATTACGTTTGTGGTGTTAGAATAAAAATTAAAGGTGCTTTTTATTAACTGACTCTTGCCCGGCATATAATGATGATACATTTTAGTTTGATGTATAACATTACTATGGGGGTGTGCATTTGTGGCTAGCTTTGCGCATGCTTGATTTCTAACGAACGCAATGGTTCCGCCGTTATCAAGTTTATCTATAAAATTGGGATCGATGCCATATAAGTGTTTGTAATCTCCCAATGTGTAAGGATTACTAATTCTCAATCTACCAAATGCGTCAGATGCACCTGCTGACAATGTTACAGGAAGCTCATTATAATGATTTACAACATTTCCCTCATGTATTATACTTATAGGTAAAGTGTTAGCTGCATCATTTTTTATTTCCACTTCATTAGCAACAATGACGGTATTACTAAAAAGATATGTCATATTATTCTCCAACCATTTCTATAAATTAATTGTATTCCGCCATTGTTTATTTTTATAATAAATCCATTCGGATCATTGTCTACATTACCCAAAACAGTAATTGGATTTAAACTTGCATTACCAGATTCATCTTTAATTACCAACTGTCTACCATTCTCCACATTTATAGAAGGTAGAGTTATAGTAGTAGCACCCGAGTAATTTATTCCTACATAGTAATCTTTTCTACTAACCACATAAGTAGAAGAGGTTACTAACTTCGTATACGATGTAATTGATGTTGTATCGCCCGCACCGCCGCCTGGTCCATATGCTGCAATTTTACCAATAGCTTGTTCTAAGAATTTTAATTTTAATTGTACATCTCTAAAATTCTTTTCTACTGGATCAGGATCAGGTTGTTGAAAGCTATCTTTTTTCGGAGCTTCGCTAATTACCTTTGCGGCTCTTTCGGCGAGGGTTGGTTCGGGGTCGGTTGTTTCTGATTCTCGGATGGGTGCTTCTTCGGTTTGTGGTTGTACCAGCTCATTTGTGTTATCCTCTTCTTTTAAAGTTTGTAACACCTCATCTAAAGTTGGAGGAACAGGATATTCGATAACCTGTTGTATTTCTTTTTCCAAATCTACTTTTTTAAATGCCTCCGTCAGATCTTTCAACGCAGTTTTTTTAATTGATGCATGAGCGTCTTGCTTAATGGCATTGAAAGCAGCAAGTTCTTTAACCAAAGTAGGGTCAGCATTCTGACCCAATGCTTTAGCCAAGTTGACCAAATTTTGCTTTTCTTTAATACTTTTCATTGACTTTCCATTGACACGAAATTATACTTTGCTATGTACCCTATTAATAATGCTAGGCTTTACGTTTACCGCTCTTCATATTAGCCATCCAATGCGCTAATTGTCCTCTACGTCCTCCTTCTTTAGCAACACGACGCAAGGTTGTAATACTAGCTTTAGTAGGTACTTTGTAGCGTTTGCTGTCACCCTTGTCTTCTGGGTTACGACCATCAGCAAAGTTTTCATTCACAAAGCGTTTAGCATCCGAACCAACAATGTGATGTGCATGGAAGTTTGTATTCGGATGTTTATTTCTTAAAGATAGAAACGATCTTAAATTCGTTTTGCTATCGTCATACATGTGTACATCATTGTACTTATGTTTCTTTATATAGCCATGAATAACTACGGCTTTCTTTTCCGCGGGAGGGCCTTCCATATTAATGTTGCCTGCTCTGATAACATGGATTTTATGCATAGGTATGCCGTGATCTTTGAAGGCACCTAAGAAGGTATTCTTATCATCAAAGTTTGCTCTTGCGGTATTGAATATAACATGGTGACCGGGTTTGCTTGCTACGGACTTAACTTTGTTAATCATAGAATGAATAGGTTTAGATTCTTTTCTAAACTTTGCAGCATTTCTAAATTCACTAAAGTCATAACTATGTCCTGCAGGCAATTTGTGATCGTTGAACTGTTGGTTGGTAAGAGTGTCTACTACTTTACCTTCTTTATTTCTTACGTGTATTTTGGCAGTCGTATGTAACAGCGTGTCGTCTATATCAAAGACATGAAGTGTATGCTTGGTAGTATCTTCAGCTAAGTAGGATTTGAAACTTATCATTTATTTAAATTCTTTCCTGAAAATCCTTCTTTACTTCTATTTACCACCTTTGCTACAGAGCCATCTTTATATGCAACAACAAATCCTTCTGGGTTAGTATGTTGGCCATCAATAGTATGTTTTTGATTTTGCCCAGAGTTTTCTAAAGTCTTTAACAAAATATTTTTTGCTCTATCAAGACTTCTGTGAGCATTAAACAGTTCGCCGAATTGTTGTTTATTGGTTTCCACATGATGCATCATTGCTAATTTATCGTTGAACTTTTTCATCTTAGTCTCAGGCTTCTTTACTTTTTCTACTTCTTTTTGTAGCACAGTATCTAAATGTTTCTTATAGCCTGCAGGCGAAGGTGCGGTTCCCGTTCTAACTGTTTTATTAATATATGTGTGTAGATGCTGACTGTGACCTTGTATTAACTCATCATGGTTATCTATGTTGGCAAAATGCTGCATCGCCTTGGTGTAATGCTTTTCGAAATCTTTTCTATCATCTAAATTATAGTTAAGATTTCTTTTGTTCAATTTGTTATTGAAGATATGAACATCAGGATGAGAATAAAATTTAGATGTGTCTACTTCATATTCAGGCTGTTCTTTATCTATACGAGTGTGTAAAGATAGACTAATTTTTGCTCGCTTTACTGCCTTACCTTCTTCTGAATTTGCAGGGTAATGATACTTAATTAAATTCTCTTTATGAGTAATCTCATCGCCTTCTTTTTTAATCGTACCATCCTTAGAACTGCCCATGAAGTCGCCTTGATAGACTCCATGTAATGGACTTAAAACTTTTTTGCCGTGTTCTAATAGCTGAGACATCTTAGAATGTAAACCTTCAGAGTGTCCAAACTTCTCATCTATGTCTTTCTGATTGAAGGCATATCCTTTAGAAGCACCTTTATATGCTACACCAAATTCTCTTTGTCCTGTTTCAGGATTTTTGACATGCCCCATTTCAAATGAAGGTGAACCGTCTGCTTTAATCACCACACTTTTAGTTGTAGATTGGTCGCCCTTTAGATATTTGTGCAGATCTTCTAATCGTTTTAGATCAGCTTCAGATTCTTCTTTACTATTGAAATGAGCTTCACCTCCCAAATGCGAAAGGTGTTTAACCGCTTTAGACTTTTCGGGTGCAACTTGTTCTGCTAGGAAGGATAAAAAGTTTTTCATACTGAGGTTTTCATTAGAGCTGCACCAGGTTTAGCAATAAACTCAGGTGTCTTAGTTGGTCTGCCTTTATTAACAGCTTGGAAATTTAGTAATGGCTTACCTTCTTTTCCGATAATAGACATCGTTGTACCTGTACCCTTTTTAACAGATAAACTATCTTTATGTTCTGCTAATATTTTTTTGTAGTGCTCTCTGGTATCAAGAATATGATGTTTACCTTCGCTTGAGGTACTTGCCATAATAACAGTAGAGTTGGTTGGTCCTGCAATATGATTCAATATATGATCGTGCAATTCTTGCGGATTCATTTTAGCAAGGTGATCATGAAGTCTACCGATCATCTCAATACGAGAAGAGTTAGAAGTTTTTTCTATCGCATTACCTTTATCTGTACCTTTTAATTCTTTAAACTTCTTATGCATTTCTGCCGCAGAAGTTTTTTCGCCTGCACGAAGATGAACTCTAACATTTTTCATATGTTCTTCGTGAGGTTCAGCTAAGGTTTTATGATCCATGTTATAGCTTTCAGCCATTGTCTTTGGAGTTTTATTTTTTAATGTTGGAGCATTATCTGCATATTTCATACTAAAGCCAATATGCTCAGTGGTGCCTTCAGGTTTAGTAGAGCCTTTTCCGTGAACCAAAGTAGTCATCAGATCTGATTCATTATTCGGATCTTTCTTTCCCGTAAAATGCTCAATGTCCGATGTCTGAGATGTCCAGGCTGTTTTACCTACTTTACCTTTAAAGCCCGATGCTTTAATAAAGTTATGTAGATGATTAGCCATTTCATTAGCATGCTTATGAATTCTATCATAAGTTGCAGCACTAACTTCGGACTTTAATCTATCGTGAACTTCTTGAGGTGTTTGACCTTCTTCACGATATGATTCTACGTGTTTCTTTTTATTGAAATGAAAACCGGTTAGAAGTTCATGCAATTTGCCCTCTGCGTCTGAGGCTTTGCCGGTTTCTCTGGCTTCTGTGAGGAATTCTTTAAATGCTTGAATCATAAGTTCCATCCAAATATTAATTTAATAATATTTATATCTAGAAAATACGAGACAAAAAAAGGGCGACTTTCGTCGCCCCAAGGGGATCTAACTCTAAATTTTTTCAGCCCAGGCCTTAATTACCAGATTTACTACGTCATCTGAAAAATCAGCTTTCGCAATATTTACCAGTGTAAGGACTACTCGCACATTGTCCTGAGTATATCCGCCATCTGAGGATATACGATCAATGCTAGGCCGCAACGGGTTTCTATTCTTTTTAGTGCCTAAAGTCATATCAAAAGGAATACCTGTTTGTTGACAAACACCGTTTGTCGTATCAAAGAGATCCTGCAAAAAGCTTGGAGTTAGATCAAATGGCAGATTCTTTTCTTTCGCTCTGGTCTTTAGAGCGGTGTATTCGGTCTTTCCGAATTTAGATGGGTCTGCTTTTTTAGCTCTGTGAGCTGCACGAGTCTTTTTGCGAAGAGCTGCTTTCTTTTGAGGAGATAAAGAAGCCTTCTTCTCTTCATATTTCCACTTAGAGTATTGGGCGATACTCTCAAGCTGATCTTGCGTCAACTTGACTAGACCACTGCGCTTGGCAGCGACTAGTTTGTTCATCTCTTTCTTAACTGAAGGATCGGAAAAATTGATATTCATAATATAAGTTTAGGCAATAAGGATTAGATTATACCCGAGCAAATGCCTCGCTGCCATAAAGATGATAAGCAGCAGCAACCATCTTACGACTAGGAGTGCCTAGGCGATATGCAGTCTTGCCATTCTTGGTGCTGTTAGTGTAGATTGCGAAGCCTTCAGAACGAAGCTCGCTGATACGAGGACGAATAGAATCCTCAGAAGTGCCAGTCAAACCTGCGAGTTGAGCAGGAGTGTATTGGCGACCAGACTTAAGTACTTTCAAAATACGTTCTTTCAACATATTGATCTCCATTAAAATAAAAAAATGTAGCATTTAACTACAGTACAATTATAATATACTTTTCGGAAAAAGTCTATCACAAGTTGTTCATTTGCTTTTGCGATATTGTTTGTCAATATCTTTTTGATGCCTACGCAGATAATCTGCACCTACCTTACCATCTTCAACATCTGCGAGTGCCGCAACAATCATAGTTCTTGCAGTATCTGCGGATTGATGTTTTTTTAGTTCTCGTGCTCTGGCACTTGCAATTAAAACCAAATTATAAATGCCACCTACTTTATTTGCTGCTTCTTGCGAGGTATATCTACCTTTATCTACACGATCATTTTCTATAATACCTAGCATAACTTCTCCTTAAATGGTGGGCCGGGTGAGACTCGAACTCACTGTCCCCCGATTATGAGTCGGACGCTTATACCAATTAAGCTTCCGGCCCTTGTGCTTTAATTAGCTAAAACACTTGCAACACTTTTCATTACTGCAGCAATACGACCAATGTCTCGTAATTGTTCTACAGTATAACCTTCTTGCTTCAAAGTTTCGTAATGCGCTTTTACACAAAAATGACACTTGCCCACAATACTTGCTGCAAGACTATATGCTTCAAACCTTGCCTTTGTTGTACCACCATGGCTTGCAATTGCATTCATACGAAGTTGAGCAGGAAGACCTTTTAGGTTCGCATCATCTGCCATTTCAACATATGGATACCATACATTATTTTGTGCCATGATTGCGCCTGCGGTAAGAGCGGCATCTGCCTCTTTACGATCTGTAAGTTGATCGTGAAGCCATGTCCATAGTTTACTATTACCTGTAGCAAAGGCAGCTGCAAGAGCAATTGCCTCCGCCTCTTCTGCGGGTAGTGAACTACGTTTGATAACCGCATCTAAATTAAGTTTAGTATCCTTGGCATACTCAGGAATACTTACTTCTTTTAGTGTATCTACCCAAGCAGTCATTATAGAGTCTCTCCGCCGATTGTGCGATTGCATGCACATAGTTCACCAGTTTGTAGCGCATCAAGAATACGAAGTGTTTCTTCTGGGCTACGACCAACGTTCAAGTTGTTTACGGTAACGTGCTGAATGGTGTTCTCTGGATCAACGATAAAGGTTGCACGAAGTGCTGCGCCTGCCGGTGCGTAGAACACACCCAATTGCTCGATCAAAGATACGCCCCATTCACGTGCGGTGTCAGCAAATTGAATATGCTTGATCTTTGAAAGATCTTCATGACTACGTTGCCATGCTAGTTTGCAGAATTCATTATCTGTTGAACCTGTCAACAATACTGCATCACGATCTGCAAAGTCTTGGAACAATTTATCATATGCTACGATTTCTGTTGGGCATACGAATGTAAAATCTTTTGGATAGTAAACAATTACTTTCCACTTACCTTCAAAAGATTTTTCTGTAATAGTAAAGAAATCATCCTTACCGGGATTAACACCGGTAACTGAAAATGATTCAAGTTTATCACCTACTGTTTTCATTCAATCTCCTTAAAATAAAAATATAAAACACTGGTACGAGTGGAGGGATTTGAACCCTCAATCCCTTACGGGCGTTGGATTTTAAGTCCAAAGTGTATACCGTTCCACCACACTCGCATTAAATACATCACATCTTATTATAATTGCTTTTAATAGACTTTGCTATCTTTTTTTTATGTTCTTCAGTTTTAGATTTACCTTTATTGCCCGAACCATTTTTGTTTCCAATTTGCTTACGAGAATTTATCCTGCAGGCTTCCTCATATCCATATTTTTCAATGGTTCTTTCCCAAACAGATTTCCATTTTTTATTATCTTCAGTAATATTTTCTTTGTCTGTACCCCAATATAAATGTTTTGGATTACTACATTTTTCATTGTTGCACGCATGGCATAAAAGTATTCTACCCGAAGGGATAGAGGTATTCAAATACTGAGCTAATACCCCCTTGTGATTGGTCGAATTTCCCCCACGTTCAATACATTTTTCAGATAATAATAAATGAGATTGCCGTTCTTGTTTACTAGTTTTAATGAATTCATTAATATCTATCATAGACCCTCCTTTATATCTATTTATATAGACACAAAGTTTAAGGGGGTCTTTGTGATTAATAGAAGTCTACATCATTCATATGATCTGCTACAGGATTTGCTTTTCCTAAGTAATTTTCTTCGTAATTTTTTCTTGCGATCAAAGGATCATAATCTATTTGACATGATTGTTTGATGCTTTCGATCAAAGGATGCAAAAGTTTTTGATTAATTTTTTTCGACATAGACTCCAAAACAATATCTATATCGTCGCCTTTAGCAATTCTTTGCAGTGCAACTCCATATTCAAAAAGACGAACCTTTTCTGACCATTGCTCGTAAGTCTCATCTTTTTGAATACGCATATTATGGAGCGGGATATCGGAATCGAACCGATGATTAGAGCTTGGAAGGCTTTCGTTTTACCATTAAACTAATCCCGCATGTAACTATTTATTTGTCGTTCTCGCCTAGATCTTGCTTGTATTGTTCCAAACGCTCTTTATATTCCGATTCAGAAAGTCCATGCCAACCAATGCAATACCCACTTGGGCTACGACCACAACCACACTTAGGTCCATTTTCTTTTAGTAATTCCTTTTGCATACAAACTCCTTATAATGAAGGTTTAGTTTTTGGAGGCTCAGGGTTGGTTGGCTCGTTAAAGTTAAAATACTTTCCGAACCAGTTTAACGGCTTCCAAAATCTATGAATCATGTTATTAAGAAAAATCACAACCATTCCAATAAATGCTATACCAAAGCCAATAAGAATTGTTGCTCCTAAAAATACACCTGCCTGTTCCAATCCTAACATACCGACCTTTCTAAAATGGTGCCCTCTGACAGAATCGAACTGCCAATAGATGATTACAAATCAACTGTTATACCATTTAACTAAGAGGGCGAATTTCATGCTGCAAGCAATTCTTTAAGTCTATCTGCTGCATAACTTGCGGCAAATGCTTTTGGTTTAACCATAGGTACCACATTACACATACCTTTGATATAACCAACTGCTTGCTGAATCACAATACTACTGTTATGTTTTTCATCTGGGTTAATATCCAAATGTATTTCTACGTGTCTGTCCTCGACGACATCCACAATCTTTTGATACAATTCTGCAACCTTGTAGACCTCATTCATCAAACGCATAGATGGTTTGCTGTTTTTTGCATCATAATCTAGTTCAGTTTGAACCTCACCAAAAATTTTACACCCATGGCGACCATCAATATGAACTACAACTGCAATAGTATAATCCGCATACCATTTACCATTATGTTTATATCGTTCAGAGTCCGCTCCAAGATAAATTTTAGTTTCCGGGCTTTGCGATTCAATGAAACTTTTGATTTCTTGAATGTCCAACTTTTTTCTCATAACTTCCCCTTTGAACTAGTCTAATTATATATTCTTTCTTAATTAGTGTCAATATCTTTGTATGCAATATGATTATACAAAATGTCCTCGGCTTTATGAATTCTAGCTTGCTTATTTCTAGAACCCAAAATAACTACAGAATATCTTTGATTGTTTCGTTCAACTGCCAAAGCCAAACAATATCCTGCTCTGGAGGTAAAGCCTGTTTTACTAACGACAATATCATCAAAGTTAAAAAGAACAGGTTTGTTTGTATTGTTTAAAACAAGTTTTCTAATTTTTCTCTTATATTGAGTATCAATTTCAACCTGCTTCTTTGTACTAGTTTCTCGAATCAAAGTATATTGTGCTGCATGTGCAACCATCGCCGCAACATCTGTGGCTGTCGAAGTATTTGCAGCGCTCAGTCCTGTTGGATCATCGAAGTTTGTATCTCGCATACCGATATAGTTTGCAAATTTATTCATCTCACGAATAAAGGCTTCTCTACCTCCAGGAAAATCACTAGCCAAAGTTTCTGCCGCGGAGTTATCACTTCGAACAAGCATTGCTCCAAACAATTCTTGCCTAGTATAACTTTTGTTTCTCGGTAAAGTCCCACCTACCTTAGATTGAATTTTAAGTTCTCGATTTAAATTCAAATCATAATTTAGAGCAACCATTGCCGTCATTAGCTTAGTGACACTTGCTATTGGGCGAACCTTTTCTTTTTCTCTAATATACTCGTAAGCATCTTTTGTATTGTTGTACACCACATAGCTTGCAGTTTCCGCAGTAACTACTTTCTTTTTCTTTTTCTTTTTAGGCTCATGCGCAGACGCAAAGCAAGTTACGAATGCAAGTAGTAGAGCAATATATTTGGCACCCCGCCAGGGATTCGAACCCCGTCCTTCGGTTTTGGAGACCGCTATGCTGCCGTTAACACCAGCGAGATTCATTTTACTTCCTTTAAGTTTTCGAAAGCTGATAATACTGCTTCCTCGGTTGAAAGAATGTCTTGATACTCATTTTTATCTGTACCAGTATTGTTTTCTTTGTTAAAAATCATATCCCAGTTTTCTACAAAGTGTTCCCTGGTTATTGCAAATGGTCTTGGTTTAGATCCTTTTCCTGACATACTATCTCCTAATAAATACTATAAAATAATTTATAGCCATGAATCCTTACATCGAATTAGATATTCCGATTGATGCAACAGATGAAGAAATTAAAATAAAATTTCGTTCATTGGCTCAAGTGCATCATCCCGACAAGGGTGGGGATGAACAAATATTCGTTCGTATTAAACTTGCATATGAAATTCTAATCGATCCTATTCGAAGAAAAGAATTTGATCTGTTAGGTGAGTCCTCAGAAGATCTAACTCTTCGCAATGCTGCATTAGAACATATTTCTCAGATGGTGTCAAGACTTGTTCCTAACTTAAACCCAGAAACAGATGATCTAATTGTCCTAATGCAGGATGAGGTTATAAAAATACGAACAGATATGCACCACAATATTAATGTATGTAATGTTCATCTCGAACATTTAAAACAAGTACTACGTCGAGTAAATTCTAAAACCAAAAGAAAAAATTTAATACTTGAACTTGTTGAAAAGCAAATAGAAGGTAGAAAAAATGATCTTGCTGGTTTTGAAAAAAATATAAAAATATGCGATCTAATGTCAGAAATTCTTAAAGACTATTACTTTGGTATTGAAGAATTAATAGCAATTCCACCTTCAGAAACTGGCCCGCCATAAAGGACTCGAACCCCTAACCTCAACGTCCGTAGCGTTGCGCTCTATTCCAATTGAGCTAATGGCGGTATCATACAAAATTAAAATTTAATGCTACTCTCCTAGGTACATCGGTAGGAGTAGTACTTGAATGATAATACATACCATCAAAAATAACTAATCTATTTTCAGTGCATTCTACTTTGGACTGAATAGAAAGATTTCTATTTAGAACCGATCTATAATATTCTGTTGGATCCATCTTTGTAGAAGGATCGTACTTTTCATTATATACTGTTGTTGCGCCATCTGTAGTATTTAAATAGAATAAACCCACCTTGTGTTTTTCTTGACTATCCACGTGCGGATCATTACTATGATTTTCTCTAGACACTGGTTGTAGTAATCCAAGTCTAATACTTAATAACATATTTAGTTTTATATTACAATTATCTAACATGGTTAAGATGCAACTATTAATTGTGTCAAATATTATAGAATTTGGCACACCGTGATTCATAACCGCATGAGAAAAACTATAGGTTAAAATATTATCCTCTATAGGATTTTCTACAGAAGTTCTACTAAAAAACCAAGGGAAATTGGAATCAAAAATTCTATTTTTTAAATTAGAAAAAGTTTGATTCGGTAAAACATTATCATAAATTTTCATATTCATTTATAAACTGGTTGCGGATGCCGGATTCGAACCAGCGATCTCCAGGTTATGAGCCTAGCGGGATGACCTCTTCCCTAATCCGCGTCTGAAACTATGGTGGTAATGATAGGATTTGAACCTATACCTTGCGCCGTATGAAGGCGGTGCACTACCGTTATGCTACATTACCTCTGGTGCCCCCGACCGGAGTCGAACCGATATTGGCCGTTTATCTGACGCTACGGGATATAAATCCGCTGTTTTACCATTAAACTACGGGGGCATTGCTGGCGGAGCGTATTGGATTCGAACCAATGATCCAGGTTTTTGCCCAGATGCTTTCTTAGCAGGAAAGTGCCTTCGACCAACTCGGCCAACGCTCCAAATACTTACTCCTTATTTTTAAACTTTTCCTCAAATTCTATAAATGCTAGATTTACAGAATACATAATGTATATAAAAAATGCTACCATACCTATGATAAAAATATAAGATGCTATCTCGGAAGTAAACAAAAACGTTAGAATCATAGGAATAAGACATATGATAACTACCATCATAGCTGTCTGTTTAATTGCTTTCAACTTAGTATTCAATTCAAACTCCTCAATCTATAATAGGTCCATTGCCATTTTTAAATCCAATATGCCCACCCTCTTCTTGAATCTTTTTAATGACATCCTCAAAAAGAATTGGGCGGTAGTCGGTATGCTCTACACATACGCAGTGATAACGAGGATCAATGACTTCATTTTTCTTTACACGATTGTAATGTAGATGTCCATGAATATTAGTCCCGAACCTCGCAAGGCTTTCTTCATGAATAGGAATGTGGCTTAGAATCATTCCATTCAGTACATGATAACCTCGAACATCTTTAAAATACTCAGTGTATTCTTCAAGTTTAAAGATGTCGTGATTACCTTTGATTAAGACCTTTTCACCGTTTAATCTACTAAGCGTTTTTAAAGCCTTTCGATTAATAACTACATCTCCTAAATGATAAACTTTATCTTTTGGTCTAACAGTTTCATTCCACCGCTTGACCATTTCTTCATCCATGTCCTCGGGGTTATCCCATGGACGTAATTTAGTGCCATCGTCACGTAGAAATTTACAAACGCCTGCATGGCCGAAATGAGTATCACTAACTAAAAAAATTGCAGGCATTTGTTTCTCCTTCTAACTTGGAATTACTTTAGGTATATATGGTACGTTTCTAGGTCCGTGTCTTTGTTCAAAAAGCATTCTTGCTTCTTGTAAATCTTTTGCAAACACTCTATCTTTTACTTCACCCTGTGGCGTTCTTACTGTTGTTTCATACATTGGCATAATTACTCCTTAGTGGCGGAAGCGGTGAGATTCGAACTCACGGAACATTTCTGTTCGACAGTTTTCAAGACTGTTGCAATAAACCGGACTCTGCCACACTTCCACAAGTACAAATAGGTTAGGGGCCGAAGCCCCACGCCTCACACGCGATTAACTTTGGGGTGTCTAATGAGGATTGAACTCATACTGCCAGGCCCACAATCTGGCGTGCAGACCACTACACTATAGACACCATCGTATTCTTGCTTAGGCCACGTCTTTCCACAGATCGCCCCTATGCTGGAGTTGTTGCCCTGTCCAAACACTAATAGCGGTTTGCTGCGTAGTGTCCACGTTGCTATGTTGTCTGAGACACCGGAGACACCGCATCGAAATACAGAGTCTATGTCTCGCTAACGGTGCCATAGCCACCGGGACTTTCTCGTTTACCATACGCTACTTTCAGGAAAGTAGTAACCGGAACTTTATGATGATTGGTCGCCACGCCAACTTTCTGCTTACCGCAAGGATGCCTTTCGGCTTCGCATTACTGGGTTTTTTCAGCGCACCGTCATTATCTGACGAAATCCCAACCTTGCTTCTTCACCATATTAAAACACACTACCCTAGACATCTACTTTGGGGCGGGCTGGCCGATATCGGAACACCGCTCGAAATGTGTTTTAATATGGTACGGGCAGAGGGATTCGAACCCACGACACATAGATTAAAAGTCTACTGCTCTACCAACTGAGCTATGCCCGCTCTATATTCCCTACGTAATGCTTTGTTTGTTTTTTGATGCTTACCCGCTTTCTTAAACAATGCCAAAGCCACCAGCGGGTTACGGGGCTTGGCGATACGTTTTCGTTGCATTTGTATCTCCTTATTTACATTATATCATAATTATAACACCGAATCAATTTCTTGTCAAGCATTTGTTTTATTAACACTTTAATAACGATTTGGCAGGGGATGTAAGAATCGAACTTACGACCTCGGAATCAAAATCCGGTGTGATACCATTTCACTAATCCCCAATTGTATGGCCTGGCGTGAGGGATTCGAACCCCCGACCCACAGCTTAGAAGGCTGTTGCTCTATCCAACTGAGCTAACGCCAGATAAAATCTGGTAGGAGATAACGGGGTCGAACCATTGACCTTCGCCTTGTAAGGGCGCTGCTCTACCACTGAGCTAATCTCCCGTATGGTGGATGACCAGGGAATCGAACCCCGTATGCCTGAGGCGACAGATTTACAGTCTGCTGCAGTCACCAATGCTGCTCGTCATCCTAAAACTGGCTCCAGAGGTTGGGATCGAACCAACGACCAACGGATTAACAGTCCGCGGCTCTGCCGCTGAGCTACTCTGGAATAAAACTGGTCGGGGAAGAGGGATTCGAACTCTCGATCTCCTGCTCCCAAAGCAGGCGCTTTAACCGGACTAAGCTACTCCCCGAAATATTTGGTGGAGAATAGGAGATTCGAACTCCTGACTGAAGCTTGCAAAGCTACTGCGTTCCCAATTACGCCAATTCCCCATATTGAAGTGTTCTGCTGTTCACAGATCGGGAATTCCAGCCCTCAAAGTCTTGTTAAACTTTTACCTGCCACCCTAAACAACACTTCAATATGGTGCCCATGGACGGACTCGAACCGCCACACTCTCGTACTTGCTCCTAAGGCAAGCGTGTCTACCATTTCACCACATGGGCAATGGAAAGCTACGAGCACCCAGCACTCGCCCTTTCCTGAGTTGTTTCACTGTCCGTCCGCTTTTATTAAGGTCAGTTGCAGCGCTGTCCTTCGAGACTTTTCGTCACTCCTTCCCAGGAGTTTTGAGGTAGCTCCGATCTCGACACCCTGACATTGTGGCTGTCAATACCCCCTAGTAATATTACCGGGTAAGGGATCCCGGGGGTTCTGGCGGTCTCAAGGGGTAACGATCCCCTTCTTTATGCGTGACAGGCATATGTGCGTCCATGAACACTTTGAGACCTTATCTGGAGGTAAGGGCCGGATTTGAACCGGCGGCTTTACAGTTTTGCAGACTGCTGCTTTGGACCACTCAGCCACCTTACCATTTGATATGTTGACTGTACTATTTCTCAATCGGCATATCAAATGGCGTCCCATAGGAGACTCGAACTCCTGTTACCGCCGTGAAAGGGCGATGTCCTAGGCCACTAGACGAATGGGACTTGGTACCCACTCCTGGAATCGAACCAGGGACCCCAACCTTATCAAGATTGTGCTCTAACCGACTGAGCTAAGTGGGCAAAACTAGTACAAATTGTTAAATAACATTTACTACAAGCAACGCTGTCTTGCATTGCCTACTTCTTTAATATGTGCTTATTATAGCACAACTTGGTATCTGTGTCAAGCACTTTTTTGACTTATTAAAGTGTTAACACCTCATAACAAAAACCCTCGGGACCTTGTGAGTGCCGAGGGTTATCAAAACTTAGTATCGTTTTAATACTCTAACCCTCGATATAACTCCATAGAATATTTGTGCGTGCAAAGGCCTCTGACTGTCTGTCATATGACTTGCAACTTACACTGGGGTTTTGTATTAGATGAAACATTTGTTTCCTTAAAGTATCAATTATTTATACAGTAAGTCTTAGTTTTTACCGATGTTTCTTAACTTTTTGTTTACTTCAATTACATTTTTCATATGTTCCATTTCTATACCATTTGATTTCGCATAATGATATAGTGCAGAAGTGTCTTTAGGAAAACACATTCCTGCAAAACCAAAGCCATCTGGTCCTGGTACTTTCATATGAGTAGAACCAATACGAGAATCAAGTTTAATTAACTCGGCAACCTTATCAAAGTCTACTCCTGTCTTTTCACAAAGCAAATACATTTCATTCATGAACACAATCTTGGTTGCAAGAAAAGTATTAATGCCATACTTTGCCAACGCTGCTTCTTCAACACTACAATGTCTAACGTCTTTTAAATTCTTTTGCCCAATTCTTATAATACGTTCCGCCTCACCTCTAAACGCACTAGATGATCCGCCAATCATAGCAAAAGTGCCTAATATATAATCTTGCTTAGCATTTGCCGCAGTTAGAAATTCTGGGGCATGGATCAGATTAATATACTTCTCGCTCAACTTTTTATAAAAAGCAGGGGGAGCAGTACACTTACTGATAATTGGTCCGGTGTAGTATTCTAATTTGGTCAAAACATCTTCTAAAGCTGACGTATCGCACACTCCATCATCTGCCTGAGGTGTTGGTACACAAACAAAAACACCTTCACAATCTATTAACTGTTCTATACTATGCGAAGATTTGGTTGGATCAACATCGACTACTTTAATATTAGCCCTGCCCTGCATTGAATGCTTAACTGCAGAGCCTACGAACCCCAATCCAACAATACCATACGTAGGTAAAAAATTTGAATATTCATCCATAAAAAACATCCTTTATACAAGACAAGACAGCGCCCCGAAGGGCGCTTTCAACTTCATAACACCTTCCGGTTATTTATGCAGCCAGTTCTTTGATCTCAGTGATCTCAAGATCTTCTTCCTGCACCTTAGGTGCAATAACCTTAGTGGGCTTTGCCTTAGTAACCTTAGCAGCCTTACTAGGCTTAACTGCCGCCGGTGCCTTGACTGGACCTACACCGTTTTTCTTGTCCTTGGTCTCAGTAATAAGACTCTTGTAACTAGAAAACACGCCACCTAGATCAAGCAGATACTGACAAGCTTCTGCCTTGGTCATTGCCTTAGGCAGCTCAACAAGTTCTAGGGGAGAGTGACCACCTTTGGACAACAGCTTGGTGCGAGCCACGATGTCATTCGCGAAACGAACCTTAGTGATACCGTTCTGAGTAGAAACACCTGCAACTGTAAATTTAGACATAATTTAGATCTCCATGATATAAAATAAACGAATCAATTTCAACTACTACACCATAATTATATAACCATATGGACAAGAAGTCAAGCATTATTTTTCCAAAAGCTGACGGACTTTGTCCGAATGGCTACACTTACGACGGAAACCAAACCCCGTACAGTTGCACGTAATCGCCCCGCCCTTCGATACGACCATATATGTCTTGCCCTTTGATTTGGACTTAACTTGAAATATACGCTCGTTCGTTCTTGCTTGTGAGAACACGTGTCCCACAATAAATCTCTTATGAATTACTGAGGTCGGGTAATTCGGTTCGCCCGTGTACACACAAACGTAATCCGAATCAATCCATTTAGGATTAGGTACCACCTTACCCTTAAAAGTAGAATAGTCATAGTCCACGCCAAGTCGGTGTGACCGCATCTTGGTTTGGATCTCTACGTCTTGTCCTACATTAAAGTTCATATCCGACCTTTCACTATACCATAATTATAGCACAAAATGGTCATCTTGTCAAGCACTTTTTTCCAGCCAAAATAATACCCTAGGGAAACGCTAGGGTATTATCACTTTAATAATATTGTTGATTTGCTAATATTATCAGTTTGTTAATTTTTCTCCTTTTCCTCAACTGGCTCTTCCGTTGGGATTTCGATAACTCCACTCTTTTCAAAATATTCTAGCGTGTCCACAATACCTTTTTGGTATCCATATGCCTTACAACAATAGCAAGCTAGAAGCATCAAACCTAGTTGTATAATATCATACAACGAAAAAATACTCTCTCCCATAATTTCTCCTTTATTTTATACTAAGGTTACATCATGAATCCTCCGAATTTAAGCATTATGGCATATACCAATCTTGTCGTCTTTGATTTAAATTTTTAAATTGATTTTGTTCTATTAAAAACTTTGCAACCAGACTGTCCTGCATTCCGTATGCTTCAAATTCCCAAGGGTGATCCCAATAGGATATATCATCCTCATATATTTCGCCTCTCCAAACTCTAATGTATTTAGTTTTTAGTTTTCTATCTTTCAATTCACCAGTTGCCAATTGTTTCAAATGTACCATTTCGTGTGCGAGAGCGGTAAACATATGGATCTTTTTTCTGGTTCTGAGAATGTCTATCACAAACACTCTAGGGGGATTGGTTGTTGGGATACAGTCGCAATATCCGCCTGCATCTAAACTATCTCGAATAGTAATTTTAAGAATTATATTCTTTACTATTCTAGGTGATAAGAGTTTAGCTGCAAAGAAGTTCGCAGCTAGTTTAAAAATTTTGGTAAGATTACGATCTTTGGCTCCAACTACAGTAAGTTCCATAGTAACCTTCCGAAGTTTCTATACTATTATTTATGGATTGTTTTCCAATATTTCTTTCCAGAACATATAAATTTTTAGATCTTCCTCATTCATAGGTTTAGAAGAATCAACACTTGTTGTACTTGGTAACTTTAGATCTTTAACATTAATCGGTACCGGCGAATCAATCTCCGATATAGTATTCATATCCTGACTCTTTAAATTGCCGTTTGAAAGAAGTTTTCCTTTTAAAGTTTTCATAGTTTAATCTTTGAAAAATCTCTAGCCTTTAGTGATAAGTCTTTTGGTAACATATCTCTTGCTTGAGGCATTTTGTCATACTTAGGCATAGAGGAATGATTAATACCAGAATCAGCAATGTTCTTTTGTGCGGAGGCTTCTAAGTCATATAACTTCATCTTAGATCTATCTACACCAATAACGAATCTTTTATTTACTGTAGGATCGTTATATCTATTCTTCAATTGCTTCACCATTAGTTGATTCATATTTTCAAGATCTTCTGTAGAGATCAAAGCAAACATAAAGTCAACAGTTGCGGGCAAGCCAAAAGATTCAGATGTGTCTGTTAGTTCTACGTCTGTATTACCATAACCAGTTCTAGTAGTCTGAGTCGCACTTAGAATAGGAACATTTTCTTCAACTGCAAGTCCTCGTAGTTCTTCTGCAATAGACTTAACTAAAGTATAAGAGTTAACACCTGCACCTGCTTTTAATCTAGAACTTGCACAAATATTCAGATAGTCAATTACAATTAGATCAGGCTTAAACTGGCGCTTTAACTGCAGTTCATTCAATAAAGATTTGAAATGACCAGAGTGTGCTCCGGTAGTAGGATATTCTTTAATGATCAGAGCGCCTTCGGTTTTGTTTCTAATCTTTTCGATACGAGAATCAAATAATGCCTTTGGCAACTCTTTTAATTGATCTAATGAGATGTTCATTAGATTCGCATCAATACGTTCCGCAATTCTCTCTTCCGCCATCTCAAGAGTAATATAAAGAACATTTTTACCTTGTGCAAGAACAGATGCTGCTACATGACACATAAACAAAGATTTACCAACCCCTGTACCTGCCAAAACTACATTCAAAGTTTTATTCGGCATGCCTCCGTTAGTGATCTTATTGAAGAAGTCCAGATCAAAAGGAATTCTCGTTTCTACCTTATGATAGAAATCATATCTGCTATCTGCATTTCTAATATAGTCATGTCCTACAGTATCATCGAAACAAACTCCAAGTGCTTCTTGGAGCATCGAAGGAATACCATCCTCTGATTTATTTTTATCTCGACCATCCAGAATAGCAACCGAGGAAAGAATAGCATTATAAACTGCTTTGTCCTTACAGAATTTTTCTGTTTCCTTATACAGCCATTCTTTATTATGTTCTGTTGGATCTAAAGTTTGTACTATATTGAATACTTCTTGAAATTGATCCTCGTTTAAAGATCTATCATTTTGACATGCGATAACCAAAGCATCTTTGGTTGGCAAGGAGTTGTAGGAATCTATAAAAGATTTAATCTTATCAAATACAATTTTCTCACCTGACTCTAAAAAGTAATCCCGCTTTAAAAACGGAATTACTTTCCTCATATACGCATCATCATTAAGTAAGTTCTGGAGGATTACGCATTCTATCTTCGTGTGCATTCATTGCCTTTACTAAAATGTCTTGAATAATAAATGACAATACTTCATTGAATTCATTCTCATCTATTTCCGACGTAGGGGCTAAAGAATAAATAATGTCGTAGTCTACTGCTACATTATCATCTTCCTCAAGTTTAACATCGTTAATAGCGATTGTCAATTCGTTGAAGGTGCCTTCTAAGATTTTTACTCCCCAAGCATCTTTACCATCCTTTTGAATGCTCCAAGGTTCATATTTCACTTGCATTCTCGAACTCCTCTGTTAAATCGTCATCACTGAAAGTACTCATTATACTTCCACCTGCGACTTGATATCTTGTTTCTATGTAACTTCTAAACTCTTTATTTGTTAAAACAGGCAACCAAAACTCTTTGGTATAAGTATCCTTTAGTCTATATTTCTTTTCATCACCTTTTAGAGAGTACCAACCATTCGAAGGCTTAATTACAAATCCACCCTCCAAAGCAACGTCAAGCAATCCTGACCATCTGCTGATACCACCATCAAAAGAAACTTCAACTGGAATCTTTGACTTTTCTTTTACGAAACGGGACTTTTCTACATTTACGATAAAGTTATATCCTACAACTTCTGTTCTTTGAAGCAAGATTTCCTACGGAATCTACAATAACAATAACATGATCGCCTCGCTCTACATTATTAATCTGCGACATAACATCAAACTTCAATTGTTCAATGTCCGTTATCGGAGTGTGTAGTACACGTGAGGTGTCAATTCCGAAGCTATCAAAATAAGACTGAGGGCTGCCAAACTCAGAGTCATAAAACAATACAACAGAATCTTCATATTTTTCCAAATAAGATTTTGCCAACAATAAAGAAAAAGCGGTTTTAAAATGTTTAGATGGTCCAGCAAAAACAGTTAGTCCCGGAGTTAGACCACCCTCAAGACTTCCGGATAAAGCAACATTCATCATGGGAACCGAAGTTTGAATCATGTCCTTCTTATTAAAGAATTTGGACTTTTCTAAAATTTCAGTTTCTTTGATTGTAGAATTCTTTTTCAATTTTTCAAGTAAAGACATAATATCTCCTAAAGTAATAATCTATATTATATTGCAATCTATGCAATAAGTCTATAATTAATCGCACCAACTTTGTTTTGCCTCACCATAATATTCTCTGGCGAAACCATTCTTAATTAACATCGCTCTTAAGCTTTGTCCATCTAAAATGATATCACCCAATACACGACCACCGAACTTATCCCAGTCGTAGAGGATGACCTGACGCTTAATTGATTTGGCAACAGCGTTTTTAGTAAACTCTGAGGCTGCAAGTCCTCGCTGATTCTCGGCTTCACACTTTGCACGAAAGCCTTTTTCTGGAGTGTCTACCCCGAAGACACGTACCGCCAATTGGGGTTTTAGGGGAGCAGGCAAAAACGGTGCAGCAATAACGATAGTATCTCCGTCATTAACTTTTAAAATCTGAGCATCATATGTTACACCTTGAGGTGTTTTTTGTGCAAATGCAAATAGGGGCAGTGCAACTAGTAATAATAGTAATTTTTTCATCCGAATAATCCTTCTAATGTAGCTTGCGGTTTAGCTGTCCAACCAATACCATCCAATATTGTAGTTAAAGGTTCTAGAAAGGATTTCGCAAACATTGTATCATAGTCTGCAAATTTTCTAAGATCCATTTCTGGAGGTATAACAGTGTTAAATGCGATACAGTTCTCACCTATAGTATTAGGTTCCTTGAGATAGATGAACTTAATTTTGTCACCCTCTTTAATTCTCTGATACTTTTTACTTAGATCATATTTTTCCAAGTAAAAATTATAAAGCAATGCTCCTCGGACATGCATTGGAGTTGCTTGCTTATATATATTTGCTTTATCTGAATATTTATCTAATCCGTTTACTCCCCTAGGGAAGGATATCTCCTCTGGATTAATTTTTCTGTATTCCGATTCAAAGTCTCTAATATAATTCTGAAGCGTTTCCTCGTCAGAGGTTAGTGCAAGTTTAACTGCCGCTCTAAGTGCATCTCTTACAGGCTCAGGTGTAGATGATCTGACGATTTCTAATCCCATCACCTTCAACTTGGGCTCTTTATATTGAACCCCTTCATTATTCGAGACGTTCAAAGCATATCTTTTCTTAGCTACCCAAACACCCGTTTCTGCGATTGCCTCTCGTTTAAAAACAATTTTTTTATCAAAGGCATTTGTGTAGGATGCAATACCATCGCATGCTTTATTTAGAACTTCCTGAATCTTAGTTTCACAAATCTTGTCGAGAATACCAACAATCTTTTCCTTGGATTGATTCTTGTAGAATTTTTCAACCAGGGGATCTAATGTGATATAACAGGAATCAGTATCGGAATAAAAAGAATAAGGAAAGTCTTTAGTGCCGCATACCTTATTCAGGTAATCATCTAAGGCTTTACCTACACTTTGAATAATATACTGCCCTGTTAAAGTAATACCTTCTGCAATGTGGTCGTCATAAAATCTAAAGTATTCATTTGCCATGGCTCCGAACAAAGAATTCATTTGAATTTTTCTAGCCATCTGAAAGTTATTATACTTAGATATCTCTTTTAGCCAATGCTTATTTTTAGTTTCTTCATACTGACTCTGAGCATCCAACATCAGTTTCTTATATTTCTTTCTATCATCAAATAACTTTTGAACAATTTCAGGAAATACACCTTGCTTATCTCTGGAGAAACATCTACCATTTGATGTCATACAATAATCTCTATCTTCAAGTTCTGATAGATCTTCTTTACTCTCCAGAAGTTTAGATATACTAACATCATACAGATATGGATAGTCTGTAATTAGAGTTTCCGGAGACATATTATACTGCATAATAATACTTGGATACAGACTAGTAGCATCAAAAGAAACTACCCAGTTGTACTTACCAGGTTTAGGTTCCTTGACATAAGCACCCGCAATTTGTCTGCCAGATCTATTCTCTCTTTGATGGACTACAATATTCTTTTTCCATAGTTCATTATAAAGAATACAATCCCAAGTTCTTACTGCAGAAAAGATATCAATATAATTACACTTTGCATCATAAGCCATAGTTAAGATGAGTTCAATTAGTCTCATCTTTTCTTCTAGTTCATCTACAAGTTCCACATCTCGAATGTTATAGTCAACAAACCTTTCCCAATCATTTTTATAAAAGTCTGTAAAGGTTCCTTCATAGGATAATTTTTCTTTACCTAGTTCTACTTTTGCGATGTGATCTAGTTTGTAGGATTCCTGATTTGTATAAGTAAACTTCTTGTACAAATCTAAATAATCTAGAATAGCGATGCCGAGAAGATCAAAAGAAATATTTTCTTTCTTCAATTTGATGATGTTTTTTTCCTTGACATTTCTCCAGGGAGAAAAAGTTCTAAGTGTATCCTCGCCAAGAATTCTTCGAATGCGATTACATAGGTACGGGATATCAAAAAATTCTACGTTCCAACCTGTTATGATGTGAGGGTAATCACTGGAAATAAAATCTAAAAATTTAGTGAGAAGTGTTATCTCATCTTTACATCCAATATAGGTATGCTTTTCAGTTTTAGGGGCGTAATCATTTAGACCGAATGTGGTAAGTTTCTTCGTTTCGTAATCTTGAATTGTAATTAGAAGAACCTTTTCCTGTGCGCTTGATACATCGGGGAATCCATTGTCCGCAGATGTTTCAATATCCAAGGACCAAATTTTAATCTGAGAAATATCAAATTCTATGTTATCAGAAAAGTTCTCAGTTATATACTGATACGCAAAATTGGTATTACCGAAGATCGGAAAGTTTTCTACATCTTTATACTGAGAAATATAATCCTTGGCGTCGTTAATATTCTCAAAATTTATAGATTGAAGATTTTCCCCGTATAGGGATTTGTACTTACTTTCCTCTCTGGATTTGACAAAAAGCGTCGGTTTAAAGGGGATTCTTTCCTGAACCATTTTGCCATTGTTCACGCCCCTAACCAAAATATTGTTACCATACTGATTGACGCTAGTGTAGAATTTCATTAGTTTTGCTCCTCGTTTAACGCCTAATTATAATATATCTATTGCTAGGGTGCAATATAAATATAAGGGAGATTACTAAAAGTAATCCTTTTTTCGTGCTTTTTGGCATTCTTCGTCCGTTTTTCTTTTGAGTTGAACCTTAAGGTCAAGCACATGACTTTATTATCATAACTTAAAGGAAACTAAATGGAACTGACCAAAGCTCAGCTTAAACAATTATTACCTAAGAATCCTTATATTGATCAGTGGCATAATGCATTGAGTCAATTATTACCGGATTATGAAATCAACACTCCCCAAAGGATTGCAGCATTCGTTGCACAGTGTGCACATGAATCGGGCGGGTTTGTTTTTCTCACAGAAAATCTAAATTATAAAGCAGAAAGCCTGGTAAAAATATTTGGGAAATACTTTTCGGATATTGCAACTGCAAAAACCTACGAAAAGAAACCAGAGAAAATTGCGAATCGTATCTATGCGAATCGTATGGGCAACGGTGACGAAGCATCAGGCGACGGGTGGAGATACCGAGGTCGCGGACTTATTCAATTGACAGGTAAAACAAACTACACTTGGTTTGCCGCTTCATTAGAAATTTCTCCAGAAGAGGCTGCAGAATATACTCAGACTTTTGAGGGTGCTGCACAATCCGCGTGTTGGTTTTGGGAAACAAATAAACTAAATCAATGGGCAGACACCGGAGACATTCTTACCATGACAAAAAGAATCAATGGTGGGACCATAGGACTTGAAGATCGCAAAAAGCATTATGCTCACGCACTTCATGTTCTGGGAGGACATTGATGAGATATTTAGCACTTTTACTATTACCTTTGCTGGTTGCTTGCTCGGAGAACTATCGTTATCCCTGTCAAGATCCAGACAATTGGGAAAAGAAAGAATGTAAAAAACCATATTGTAGTGCCAATGGAACTTGCCCTGAGGATTTGACTCCATATGAAAAAGATAAGGTTGGAGCCGCACCGGGAAATACAAATATAGCGCAGCCTGCACAACAGATGCCGAAAAAAGGAGAATGTAAATGATTAAAGATATATGGGAAGGACCAAGATATACAACTGAAGAATTAAACGCGAGATTAAAATTCTTTATTGGTATCGTTTTAGGGTTAACACTATTTGGAATTGTTTTTGTTGTTCTATATAGTTTAATCTTTGTTACTCAACCAATGAATGGTATGAGCCCAGTGGATAATAAGTTCTTTGAATTAATTATTCCGATTGCTACATTCTTAACTGGTACATTGTCTGGCATTATGCTAGCAGGTGACGATAAGGATTTAAGAGCTAAAGCATTAGATGCAGCGAACAAACCATATACTCCGCCACCTACACCTCCGGTTAACGGGTTGAGTGCCTCAATATCACTAGGTAGTGCGGCAGTAGCAACATCTACAGCAAGCCCATTTGCAGCAGCACCTGATGCGTTTGCAAGCTTTGCGCCTAATGTTGCTGCAGGCTTTGGTGGTAAAGAAGCACCAGCACAACCTCCACATCCGGAGCTATAAATGAACTTTCTGGCCAAAATGCTCTCCGGTGAAGGAGAGCAAAATCCAAGCAGCAAAAGAGTAATAACCTTTTTGGCATTTGCTTTGCTAGCCATTGGGTTTATTGCAGAAATGTTTTTTGAAAGAAAAGTAAATCCTACCACCTATGAATATATGATGTATATCGTCATCGGTGGTCTTGGATTTACCGCATCTGAAAAATTTACTTCAAAGGAAAAGAAATGAAAAATTTAATTACAGCGTTATTAATCGCAACAATGCCATTGGCTTATGCGGCAGAAGAAAAAAAAGTCTGTGTCAAAGAGTTTGATAACAAGACTAAAAAAGAAAAAGAAGTTTGTAAAACAATCAAAGTGCATAAAAAGTTAGAAGGCACTAAGATTCCAGAGAAAAAATAAGAGAAGAAAAAATGTCGGAGGAACAAGATAAGCTAAAAAACGAATTAAAGAAATTTAAGAAAAAGAAAAAGATATCTGTTCCTGCCGACTTTTTAGATGGTGCTAAAAGTTATGATGACAAACTGATGTTAGTCAAACATCTTACCGAAAGAGAAAAGGGAAGAGTTTTACTAATGATTAAATCTATGTTAAAAGAGGCCGTGAAGAACAGGGATAAAAAATAAAAGAAAATGGATCCATTAACACTGTTTGCTTTAGCAAACGGAGCAGTTAAACTCGTCAAGGAAGGCTGTAAACTTTATAAGGATATTAAAGGTGCGGCTGGGGATGTCAAGGAGGTCCTCAAAGATCTTGACGATCAATTTCATAATAAATTTAAAGATCGCCAACCTACGGTTCAGGAACGCAATCAGTACATTGAAGAAAAAAATCGCATAATAGAATTAAACAAGAAGTCGGGTGATACAACTAATATCTACACAGAAATTGGACAGCAACTAGGTGCATACTTTGACAACTACTACAAGTGCAAGGCCATATTTGAAGAAGAAGAACGACGTAGTAAAACAGAAGTTTATCATGGAGAAGACAGTCTAGGTAAACGTGCTCTACAGCGTGTTTTACTTAAAAAGCAGCTTCAGCACATGGGCGAAGAACTGCGCGAAATCATGGTCTATAACAGCCCACCCGAACTTGGTACGCTATTGCAGCGTGAAAGAGAGCTTGCTAAAATAAATGCAAGAAAAAAGAAAAGATTGCAGTATAAAATTTTATGCTGGTGTTTAACTAGTTTAACAGTTCTATATTTTGCATGGTTAGTCTGGGCTATAGTTCAGGTAAGAATAGAAAATAGCCCAGAATTAGGAGTATGTTTGTTACCCAAAGGCACATGGCCCTATCAACATTACAACAATCTAAAATGGGTGGATTGTGAAAAAACAACGCAAAGGATACGAAATGAAAACCTTAATTCTTTTGTTTATGATTTTAATTTCACCTCTGGCTTATTCTCAGATATCCCAGAGACATAAACCTGTATTGTGTTCGCCTCTATCCGAAATGCTAAATAATTTAAAAACTAATTATGGGGAAAAGTTAGAGTTTCTAGTAACCAATCAAGTATATAATGATTTTCTCACTAAAATTGTTATGTATAGAAACAAAGAAACTGGATCATGGACTATTATAGAATATAGCGATGATCCAGCCTTTGGGGGTGAGGGTTGTATTATTGGTTCGGGAAAAGATAAAAACTCTTAAGACCCAACAACACTAAGCTGGGAAATATTCGGAATGTTTCTAGGTACATCTCCAGATACAATTTGAATACCTGAACCGAAGATAGCATTGTATTGATTCAACACATCATCTTCTAGATCTGCTTCCCATACAACTTGACGCTTTTCAATTTCTATTTTATGATCCTTCGCATATGCAGCGTAGGGAATCAATGCCATTGAATGTTGGTCTGGAGTAGACTTTGAGGAAATTAACATAATAGCACATGGTTTGTCTATGTAAATCTTAGATCCCTTCTTTGTGCAATTCCCTACAATTTCTTCACTTGTGATTAGTTTAAGTAGCTTTACCATTTTTTATCCTTTATCAATACCAGGGCGGCGTATCTCTATCATACTTTCTTATATGAATGATAGAGTCGCTCCACCACTTAAAAAATTTTTTAAACCATTTTTTGATCATATGTACAGGGGGCCGAAGCCCCCTAAATTACTTGTCTTCTTCTAGTAAAAGTTCTTTAGACTTTTTGCTAGGTTTAGAAGTTTCACTAGTATCTTTAACATCAATTTTCTTAGGCTTCTTATGCTCGGGAATAATACGCTCCAAGAAAATCTTTAACATACCATTAAACATTTCTGCATCTTTAACTTCGATTTGATCATCTAAAGCAAAAGTGCGAGTAAATGCTCTATTTGCAATTCCTCTGAATAAGAAACTGCTATCATCATCACTATGAGTTTTGCCAGTAACGACCATCTTGCCGTCAACTAACTCAATCTCAATATCTTGCTTCGCAAAACCTGCGACAGCAACTTCAATCAGGTATGTATTGTCACCTGTTTTTTTGATATTGTATGGAGGATAATTAGGAATGTTCTTTGTGATATCATCATGCATTTTTGCCAGGCGATTGAACTGTTCGTCAAAGCCTACAAAAAATTTGTCAAAGTCTTTTGGTACATTGGATAGCAGCCAGTTCATTCTTTCACCTCCTTAGAAAATACTTTATCAACTGTTGCTTTTGCAGCAGCACCTGTTACATCATACCATGTCTTGGTAATCTGTTTTGTGTAGGCTGTCTGTGCATCTACAAACTGTTGAAGAGGTTTGCGTACTTGTTCTTCCTTGACGAAAGTTTGAAGCCACGTGGTTTTTCCTGACTGGATGGCATCAATGGCCATATTAGCGTAATACAACATATCGGTCTCCTTATTAAGCGAGTTATTTCCCCATGCTGGGGTACCAAAAACAAACTGCGAAATTAAACTATCCATTCGGCATAGTCCTTTCTTTAGATGGCAGTTTTAACTGGAACTGCCAACCAGTCCCATCCCGAAGGGATGATTATCTATTTGCGATATACATTGTGATTTCAAATCCAAAACGCATATCTTTTGCTGTAGGTTTAGTCCACATAATAGTCTCCTTGAAAGATTAAAAAGTACTGCTGTTACGATCAGTTCATTGGAGATGCTGTAGCAAGGTCCAATTTGAGATCATTATCGAACTACAAATTATTTATATGCACCACTTAATTTTTTCTTACCAATATTATATTTTGTTTCCAATTTCCAATCATCCTTTTCCTTATGGGAAATGACTTTGATCTGGGAAAGGGGAGCATAATCTGTAAATAGGTGCGAATTATTAATTTCTATCAAACCCCAGTCTACCAGCAACTTGGCAATAGTATTTCTACGCTGTAAATCATTATCAGTTAAATCTGCGACTTTACCATCTAAAGCAAATAGCTCTTTAAAGTGTACAATAAAGTATCTTCCCTGCTTATGTAAAATGTGGCACGACTGATATAGGGTTTTATCTTTTCTCGAAGCAACGCCGATTCTTGTCAAGGTCTCTCTTACCTTTAGAAAATCGTCGGGTTCTTTAAGAATCACTTCCAGGGGATTATACCCCGGGTAATTAATGGAAATAATATCTGTATTCATTTCTTGCCGCCCTTTGTTATTCTTTTTCTCATTTCATCTATAATCGATTCATTCAGAAGCGGAAGAATTTGTTTGGCCTTCTCTGTGCTGTAGCCATAGTATTCTTTTACTGTTTCCAAATCATCGACCTTCTCGGCCTTGATCCATTTATTGAATCTTTTTTTAGGCCTAATAATATTTATAAGGAAATGAAATTGAAGGGTTTTGTCCAAATGAGGTCTAGAATTCATCTCATTCGCAGGAATAACAGTATCATGTCCATACGAAAGACCCTTGTTTATAATATAGGGATTATATTGTTTCTCGGACCATTCGTCAACAATTAGATTCTCTTTACTATGATGAATAGCGTTGATAAACTCAAACGGGGTAATTGCTGGGGACTTGTATGTTTCTTCGACAACGGGCGCTGTCGGTTCACCAAATAAACTCATAATATTCTCACTATACTAATCTGTTCACATTATCATAACCAAACAGATAAGAATTTAATCTACCTGTAGCATCGTATACTGTAACGGAATAAGTCTCAACTTTTCTAGTACTGTTACCTTCAGGATAACTAGTTTCAGTAATAACGGTGTGTCTTATGTGAGTACCGTCAGATGCAGGCACAGCTCTTGTTCTATAGACATCTTGAGTAGAACTTATAGGAAAGGGGAACGGAGTCTCAATCATATCAGTATTTATAGTAATATACTATCTCGTTCACATTTTTTCATTTTCAATTTGCCAGTCGTAATGTTTTCTAAGTGCGACATAAGCGTTCCAAACATCAACTGGCATAACATTATAGGAACGAATACGATCTTCATTATCATGAATAGCACGAGCAAGTGCTCTGCTTAATTGAATTTCTTTCGTTGTTCCAAGTTCATGTACTTCGAAATCATTCATAGTTTTCTTTCTCATAGCCAGGCTTTATTATCCACATACCAATTTACAACTTTTTCAATATGATCTGAAAAATTACTTTTGGCTTCCCACCCAAGAGATTTTAAAAGATTGCCTGATAAAGAATATCCCATATCTCCACCTGGTCTTTGGGTATAAGTCATTTCATACTGCAATTCTTTATTTAATAATTTAGCAATGGTTTTAGACAATTCAAGTATTTGAATTTCGTCTCTGCCCGTAATATTAAACTTCGGAACCTTTATTAAACTATCATTACTGGTAAAATTGTTTTCTAAAAGAAATCTAATAGCACTCGCAACCTCTTTTACATATATGTAATGCCTAATTGGAGATTTAGTTAAAGTTACATCTGAATGTATAGTAAGTTTTTCGTTGTTTAATATTTTTCTTATGCATAACGGAATAAATGCGCCTGCTTGCTGCCTCTCACCAAATACATTCATACAATGCGTAATATACACTGGCATATTATAAGTGTTATGAAATGCTACCGCAAGTTCTTCCCCGCCCGCCTTAGTTGCACTATAAGGATTGCTAGAATTGTATCTAGAATATTCTGAAAAATTTGTGTCTTTTAGTGCTGGGCCAAAAATTTCATCTGTGCTAAAATATAAAAATCTTTTTAGATTTTTTTGAGTTCTCGCAAAGTTAAGAATATTACAAGTTCCAACTACATTCGTATAAACGAAACTTAGAGGATCTTTAATACTTCTATCAACATGACTGCCCGCTGCGAGGTGCAGTATATAATCAACATCCCCTATTTGTTTGGCCAAAGTAGGATTAATTTCTGCTCGTATATCGTGATACAGATATTCAATTCTATTAGACAAATCTTGTCTATTCTTTAGCATATCAGATAAACGATTTAGATTACCAGAAAAATCTAAACTATCTACAGTAACAATTTTACAGTTAGTATTTACTAATAGATCTTCTATGATATGATGTGCAATAAATCCCGCACCGCCGGTTACTAATATTTTATTCATTTAAACTCCACTGCTGCCATAATTTCTGTAAGGCAAGCAACAAGATTGATTTCTTGGTCTGCACAGAAAGCAGACTTATACTGATAGTCGGCAAGTAATAATACTAATTGAGGAATCTGAACTACTTCATCGCATAAAGTATCATACATTTTTCTAAAAATTGTCTGTGGGTCATTATCAATATTATTGACCACCCAGGTTCGCATCTTCTTCCAGTCTTTATCCTTTAGTGTTGCAATAAGCTCTTGCATATTGCTTTCACCTAGACTAGTAAAGATGCCCTCATCGATTTTACCTGAACCGCTGTATCTCTGAAGTTCATTTAAAATTCTGCGATAATCAGGGAAATGCTTTTCAATTACCTTTGCAATTACCTTTCCATCTGCTTCTACCTTTTCAATCTCAAGTATTTCATTTACTCGTTTAAAAAATGCTGCAGCAATTTTAGGTTTTTCTGTCTTAGGTAATTTAAATTCAATAACCGCAGTTCTCGAATGTAGGGGAGGAATGATTCTATTCTTAAAGTTACAAGTAAGAATAAATCTGCAATTTGAAGAAAATTCTTCAATAAAAGCTCTAAGAGCAGGTTGTGTAGAATTTGGATTTAGATAGTCTGCCTCATCTAAAATTACAACCTTTGGCTTGCCGCTAAAAGAAACCGCCGACGCAAACTGTTTAATTTTTGTACGAAGAACATCAATACCAGATTCTTCCGAACCATTAATGACAATGTAATCAGTTTGTAGTTCTTCACACAATGCTCTTGCAACAGTAGTCTTGCCCATGCCAGCTCCGCCACACAAAAGCATATTTTGTATCTCCCCCTTTGCCAGCATTTCCTGAAAAACTTTCTTCTGGCTAGGTGGGAGAATACAATCATCTAATTTTCTGGGACGAAACTTTTCAACCCAGAGAAATTCATCTTCACGATATTCCATGACAACTCCATAATATTATATAACTATTAAACTACAGAATCGGTTTCCATTGCAATAAAATACTCAGTAGATTTAGTTTCACTCTTGAATAAGAATGCTTTCTTCTTAGAAATAATTACATTATATGCATCAGGGATGACCTTAAAGTTTTCTACTGCCATGTGGCAATCGAAAGTTTCTTCACTTGAGCCAATCGTTTTCTTATAATTATTTGCCGTATCATTCTTACGATCACCTACTGTTAGATTAACTGTACCATTTTTACTAACAATAGAAATAGTCGGCGCGCCTGTAATAGCAGCCGCTTTCATAATCATGTTCACATCTTCTGAGGTAAGCTTAAACTGATAATGTGTATCAAGTTCAATATCCTTTTCAGGGGCAGCTACAATCACATTTTGCGATGCATAGAAATATTCAAACTTACCATTGTCTTTAGAAATGGTTAGGCTCTTTTCACCGAATTCTACATTTTGATTTTCCATCAATGTCAATAGAGCAAGAAGGGAATTCAAATCATAGATTGCAAGCTCTACAGGGAACTCTTCAGCAACTTCCGCTTTAGCAAAAATGTTTTTTGCTGTACTAATTGTTGCCAAACGTTTACCTTTTCGAATCATAAGATTCGAATTAATAGTAGCAAAGTTCTTTAGAACTTGAATTGTATCATTACTAATCTGCATTATTTAGTCTCCTTAGTTTCAATGTCATGCACATACAACAGCATTAATGCATAGTGTAACACCTTTAGCAAGTCTTGTCTATTCCTTCCGGCTTTCTTTCCGTATCTTTGAACATATTTCATGACATTGCCTGCGGTAAATCCTACACCATGTCCATTATCAATAATAAATTCGGTAGCCTGATACCTATTCATAGAATAGTGTTGATTATAAGTTGCATCGATATATTCTTTAAATTGTTTTAATAGCTCACCCTCATTATACTTATATTCTATCATTTTATATCTTCCTCTCAATATTTTTAAAGTACTGTATTGTTTTCAATAAACCATCTTCTATTTTAGTGTGGGGTTTCCAATCCAAAACTTCTTTTGCTTTGTCTATATTTGGTTGCCTTTGTCTTGGATCATCTAAAGGCAAAGGTTTAAAAACTATTTTACTTTTAGAATTAGTTAATTCTATAATCTTTTTACTTAGATCTAGTATTGATATCTCATTTGGATTTCCTAAGTTTAGGGGACCGACAAAATCTGCTTTGGTTTTTTCCATAGTTAGCATCATACCTTCTAGCAAATCATCTACGTAACAAAAACTTCTGGTTTGATTTCCCTTTCCATATATGGTAATATCCTGACCACGTAGCGCTTGAACAATAAAATTACTAACTACTCTACCGTCATTCTCTGCCATTCTTGGACCATACGTATTAAATATTCTTATAATTTTCACTTTAACATTATGTATTCTGTGATAGTCCATAAAAAGAGTTTCTGCAGCGCGCTTTCCCTCGTCATAACAACTGCGAATGCCTATTGGATTAACATTTCCCCAATATTCTTCGTCTTGAGGATGAACCTTGGGGTCACCATAAATTTCACTTGTACTAGCTTGTAATATTTTAGCTTTAGTTCTTTTAGCTAATCCTAATAAATTATAAGCTCCCAACACACTAGTTTTTAGAGTTTGTATTGGATCTGTTTGATAAAGAGGTGGGCTAGCAGGGCAAGCCAAATTATAAATCTCATCAACCTCTACGTACAGCGGAAAACAAATATCTTGTCTAATAATTTCAAAATTTTTAAAATCTAACAGATGTTCAATGTTTTTTCTAGAGCCGGTAAAATAATTGTCCACACATAAAACATGATGTCCTTGATTTAAAAGTTTTTCGCATAAATGCGAACCTAAAAATCCTGCACCACCTGTCACTAATATTTTTTTCATATTATTTTTGAATAACTGCCATATAATAACCGTTGTTCCATTTTATGGTGTCTGATATAACTCGAATATCAGACACTATATTAAGTTTATTATCAGATATAGAATCTAAAGTTCCCTCTCTAACATGACTCCAATTCCAATCATCAACAATAAGAATGAATGTGTCTTCTAATGCAGCTAACGGATAAACTAAGGAATCATAGTGATCTGTTTTTTCATGTGCGCCATCATACAGATAGATGTTATGTTTTTCTAAGGTTGTATAATCCACATTTCTAAAATCAGAATTTATAAATTGATAATAAGCATTTTCATTCTTATATTTTTCTAAGTTCTCAATTAAAATTTTTTCAGTTGCGATACCAAGATCTGGTTCAGAAAAATTATCTATACAAACAACTTTAACTGTATTTTTGTAAATTGCAGAACATGTTGTCGATCCTTGCCAACAACCTATTTCCAAATATCTTGCATCTGAAGTCTGTTCAACTATAGTATTTAAAATAATCCTATTGTAAACATTCGAATATCCTGGCATCTGAAAAATTTCATTAGACAATTTAGTATCATTGTCTAAAGCTTTTTTTACAGAGTTCTTTATAATTTTAGAATACTCCGAATCCCAGTTTCCGCTATAATCTATAGTAAAATTTTGCATTTCATTTTCTACTTTCTAATTAAATTTATCCACCACGAGGCCTTTAATTTATCCAAATTAAATTTTCTGTTTTTAAATTCCTCTTCCTTTTTCAAAAGAAAATCTTTATTCACGTCCTTAAAACTTTTGACTCTTATTGCGGGCAAATCATCCAAAGTTTTGTATGTTAAATGATCTTCAACAATCGGTATCATACCATAATATAAAGATTCCCACAATCTACAAGTATCGACACCATTTCCCCTTGGACATAAAATAAACTTATGAGTTTCTAATCTTTTAAGATATTCTTCTTTTTTTAAATTTGGTAAGTCTACAGTACACCAATCTACGTTTTTAAAGTGATCGTAAATCCATTGTCTAGAAGTAGGATGAGTTTCTATTCTATGGTTTATATAAAGAAGTGTTTCTTTAGGTCCGTCAAACTTTTTTTCGGGGGGAGAAACCATATGGGTTTTACTATAATAACTAGCAGATAATCCTAAAGGAATTGGTATTAAATCCCTATGCTCATATTCTACATTTTGCGCATACCACTTAGTTATACACGTAGGTTTAAGATCAAATAATTCTTTTGTGACTCCCCTATCGCTCTCATGACTTATTAGTTTTAGATCAGTTAAAGAATTTTGTCTAGATAAAATTTCTAGTAACGGGCCTAAAAATTCATACTTGGAATAAACAATATCCCCACTCTTTATATTAAAACTAGTATTTAATCCTACAGTGATTATTCCTTCCCCGGGAGTATCAGGAAAAATATTTCTTGCAAAAACATAGTCAGCTAAATTTGCAAAATGAACATGGCTTAAGAAGTCATTCATAATTTATTTTTTAAATACTAGTAAATTTTCTACCACCAAAAAATCCAATTCAGTATTATCTAAAACATAAAAGGCGTCTTCTATTTTAGTTAGTATAGGTCTTCCCTTAATATTAAAAGATGTGTTCAATATTACTGGTATTTTCTTAGTATTTTGCATACAAGAAAGTATATCATAAAATAGTTTATGCTGTTTACTATTTACAGTTTGTAATCTTGATGTTCCATCATAGTGTGTAATCGATGGAAGTTTATCTCTGTATTCCTTTTTAACCAAAGGAGCATAGCTCATATAATGTGAAGCAAAGGCATCATCAAAATACTTATGCATATCCTCTTCTCTGCATACCGGGGCAAATGGCCTAAACCATTCTCTAAACTTAACTTTTGCATTTAGGATATCTTTCATATCCTTAAAAGATGGGTCGCAGATAATACTTCTATTTCCTAAAGCTCTGGGACCAACTTCGGAATATCCTTGTATGATGCCTCCAATTTTTCCTTCACTAATTAAACTAACTATTTTTTCCGGGGAAGATTCCTCGGTAAAATACTTACCATTAGATAAAAATAAATCAAACTTATCTCTATCAAGTATATCGAAGCCGCTATAGACTAACGGCTCAATATGCTCTTTTGTCTTATACAAATATTGTCCTAATGATTGTCCACAATCATTAGGGTTCGGAGGTACATATAAATCATATCCTTCAGCATTTAAAATCTTTTTTAACTTTTGATTGAACAAAACATTTAATGCACAACCTCCTGTCATGACAATATTCTTTTTATTTTGATAAAAAATATTTAGCATGAACTCCATTAAAAGATTTTCAAAAACATGCTGGGATGTTGCCGCTAAATCATATCCAAGTTGTCCTGAAATAGTATTTAAACTTAAATCTAAATTTATTTCTCTACCCAATCTTTTTATATCTCTGTGTAAATAAAAGCTTTCGAACGCAGGAATCCATTTATCATTAATGTTTCCATATGCGCACAATCCCATTATTTTTCCTGCATAGGATAAAAAAACTCCTAAGTCATTGTTATCCTTGCCAGGACTAATTTCACTAATAGGTATTCCAAACTTTAGTAGTGGTATATGCCCCAAGATCACTTCCACCTCCGTCAACAGTAAATACTAACGCATCCTTAAATGGAGATTGAAAATAGGAACCATATGCATGAGATAGGTGATGGGCATCAAATTGTTCGTAGTTCTCACACGTAGGAAAAATTTTTCTAAGTAATTCCAAATCTTTATCTATTAAACTACCAAATATAATAGTTGTAGGTTGTTCTTTTATTTCTGATTTTATGTGTAGGAGAAAATCCTCGCGGACTTTTTCCTTTACGCAGATAGGCCAATCATCAAATTTTTTACTAAACATTGCGTAGCGTATATCCGAGAATCTTTCTAATTCTAAAATTCTTAGTTTATTATTTTTATCAAGAAACGTAGCGGATGCATCATGCGACCCGTAAATACTTAATATACTAGTGTTCATATTTATTCTGTTGTTAGAAAATATCGTAAACTATCAATTTGTTCTTTATGTGCGGAATAAGGCCTAGGGCAATGTGCATCATAATATTTCTCAGATTCATCCCAATACCAAAATACTCTACATAATCTATTTTTCGCTACACCGTTTGGTAACCAACCTCTAGAATATTTTATTTTTTTAAAAGAAGAATTATTGATTCTTTCTGTCATGTATAATTCGTCAGTATTCCATCCTAAATTTAAACTATGTAATCTTATAACAAATTGTTCCCACGTTTCATTTTTTTCTAAAGCTATAGATTCAAAAGTTTTACCATATGCTGCCAAATAACACATCGGATATCGTTTGCCTTCGTAGCTATCTGCGCAAAATATAGATATTTGATTTTTTGCTTGAGGTAGTTTTTCTAAAAAATAATTTTTATCAAAGGGCAACATGTCTATATCTGTCGTCAAGACTATTCTGTTAGGAAATAGTCTCGGCGCATACAATCGTACAATCTGAGATTGCAATGAAGATTCGACCCCTTCTATTAAAGGATATTCCTCACTTCCAATTTTAGCATAATACGGTTCAAACCCAAGAGTTTCCCAAAACTCTTTAACGATTGGTTCAAACTCTACATAATCTGGATTATCGTCGCTGGAATAAATTACAACTGGTTTTTTCATAATTATTTTATTTTCTCCAAGGATATTCTCCGTTGTATTTCTGTTTCATTTTTTCATTTCCCCAAAGAAAGAAATCCTTTTGTACAGAATCAGTTCTATTTCCAACTCTGTAGTTTAAAGTATACTTTCCATTGGTATCATATTTAAATCCATATTGCAATAGAACCTGCATTATAATTCTATCGACTTCGGGCTGCTCTTCGGGGTGTCTCGCTCGTCTATACCATAGAGGAGAGATTTGAATTGCTATTGAGGTCGGGAGGAAGTATGCTCCGACGTCGACGAAGAGCTCTTGCTCAGATATGCACGTAGGCCAGAGTCCGAGATTTTCGCAATCGTCAGTGCAAATAAAATTACTATTGCTGTCATAAATGTTTCTTAAAGAAAAAGCCCAGTCATTGCCTTGTTCTATCACATTAACAAGGCTTTCTACGTGATTGGGTTCTAACCAATTATCTTCATCTAAAAACATCACATAATCAGTATTTAGAATGTATGGAATACTACCATATATTCGATGACCATTGTAGCCACCTGCCCCCGTATTTTCCGGAAGTGTTAGAATAGTTTTATCTTTATAGGGGGATATAATTTTTAATGCTTTTTCATTATAATCAGGACCATCTATAACTATAAAGTGTTGTAGATTAGTATAAGTTTGATTTTTTACTGAAAGTAAACATTCGTCTAGATATTTAGTTCCTGTAGTCGGAGTAATTATAGTGACACGTTTAGTCATTTAACTGCCCCTCATAGATACCATTATCATTTTCATCATATGCTTGTCCAATAAAATCTTTTCCTAGCGCAGAATATGTTTCCCTCATCCAAAGTTTTTCTTTAATTCCATAAACTTCGCACTCCTCAGGAAGCAATCTAAATATAGTATTCCCCAACCAAATTTGTTCTGAGGCGTAACTAAAATTTTTCCAGTGTTTTTTCATATCTTCATATGCTTGTTCTGGTAGTTCACCTTTAATTCCAAACATACCTGTTAGAATAGGAAAATCGTAATGCCGTATATGATCTCGAATTATACAAACTTTTCTATTTGTGGATAACCAATCATTAACAATATTTTTTTCTCTCTCAGATAAACGAGAATCAGTATCTCGAATTAAAGTTATACTATTTTTTTGTATTTGAAATAATCTCCAAAAGGCCCCATATGTCCCATCTGTTATTTGTATAGTTTCAACGTTGTTAAAACCATTTAAGGCACTAATATAAATTCCGGGCACTGAGGAATCATAGTAAAAAACACACTTCCAATCAGGAAAATATTTTTGTGCTAATTGTGCGTTTCGTATAGCACCTACGCCATACTTAGCGGAATCGCCCCAAAGGCTAAATGATATAATCTTCTGCATAATATTTAGCTAACTGTTGTCTGTCGCCTTTGATATAACTAAAGGCTTCTTGTAAATCTTTCGGCAAAGACTGAAATAAGTCCCACATTTCTTTTTCTGCTTGCTGCGTGTTATAATTAGTTCCCTGCGGATGCTTTACTGTGTGGTTATAATCGCGTATTACTGGTCTTTGATTGATATAGCAAATAGCGGGTAATACTATATCCCAGGACCATCCCATCTTATATTGTTCTAATTTTAAATTACGCTTCTTATATAAGTCAATAATATCTTTGTGAATAAACCAACAAGTACAATCTGTATTTGCTACAATTTTTAAACCGGGTATGGGAAACTCTAAACTTGTAATATCGGTTCTCGAAGAATCATACCAAGTATAATCTACATTCGGCGCATAGATACCCCAATCAGTTTTCTCAAAATGTTTTTCGGCATCCTCATACAACTGTTCCCAATTATCATATGATGCATCTGCCTGTACATGGAACAATACATCTCCGGTAAATAGTTCCACCGCCTTCGCAAACTGTTCACCAAAGTAACAATCGTCGCCAATGTGATGCCAACCTGCAACATTATTATAAGCATCGTCGCTGTTAATTACGATAGGAGATTTTCCTAAGGCTTTTAGTTGTGTTTCTTTTTCAATAGTTTTTTCATATTGACCACGCCAATTGAAAATAAAAGTTTGTATATTCATTATTCTCTCGCATCAATTCTATTATAAACAATAGATTCAAACCAATTTAAAAAGTTATTTAAAATTACGTAGTCCCTGGGTATATTAGATGCAAAAGCAGGCTCGGCAATCATTCTTTGGTATAGATCTTCATTGGAGTCTAGCATCATAACATGATCGATTGCCTCTTCAAAAGAACTAAAATCATGTACATTAACAAATGCTCTAGAATTAAAATCACTTTCTACAGTAGTCGATCCCCAATAGATAGGAATAGTCTTAGCATAAAAAGCATGAAGAATCTTTTCAGTTACATATCCGGGATAGGACATAGACTCAAAGCAAATATTAAATTTTCTTTCTGCAAGGAAATTAATTTTTGCTTCTTCACCATCTAATGAAGCGTTAATGTTATTAAAAAGTTTGCCTCCGCTATCTACCTTTTTAATTGCATTTAGCTTTTCAAAGAATTCGTTTCTTTCTTTGCACCCAGGATTCCCAACCACAAAAGAAGCAAATCTAGTCTTTTCCATTGCAGGGAAATTACCAAGGATATGATAATACTGAAAAGGAGTCTTATGAATCTGATCTAACGACCACATATAGACTACAAATAATGGTAATCTATAATGCCAAGAATTAAAATTATGATCGAAAGATATTGCATAATGGCAATCATAATTTTCTGGTCTACGATTCTCTCCTGTATAGAAAATTTTAACTACATCTTTTTTATTAAAATTTAAATTTTGATTACCAAAATTTTCATCACCAAAAATTAGATAGTCAGGATTCTCGTTGTCGATTTCTACATCAAATCTATTAGCTAATAGACTCGAAAAGAATTGTGCAATGTGTTCGTGAGTATCAGTAAATCCTAATTTTATTTTTTTCATAGACTCTGTGCTAATTCATTTAATGAAACTTGTATATTAATTTTATCGTCATCCGTAAGATTATTCAAATTACCTATTTCTAAGTAAGGACCTTCGATAGCAAGTATCATATAATCGCAGTTATACTTTAGCCCATGTGACATAGTTTCCGTAGGACTTTTCTTTTCAGTATGAAATGCAGGACCCCAACTAACATTATAGGATAAGAATTTTTTCTCAGGATCCATATAATTTTCTTTAGTTTCACAAAATACAAAAGGACCAGAGTTTTTACCAACAATAGCTTCGCATTTTGTACTTAGATAAGAAATCTCATACAGATCACACAGATTAGTTTGTCTATCTTCCCAGGGTGCTCTATTATCTTCAATCTCGTTGTCTCCGATAATATCATCTGTAAACAGAATATTATCTAAAACTTTTTCAAATTTTTCCGTACAAATAAAATCTATATTAGAATATTTTTTTGCAGTTTCATGTATAAAACTAGACATATTGTCTGCGAAAGATTGTCCAGATTTAGGAACACCATTACATAATAGAATCTTTTTTCTATCTTTGGATTGTTCTAAATAGGCATTTACATTTTTTAAATTATACCTGGAATAATCTATACTTGGAAGATAATATTCTTTTTCCGAATTTAATTTCAAATTACTACCAAACACCGCATTAATTGTTTCATAAACTTTTTCCCATTGATGCCAAAGAGAAAACATATTAATGCCGCCATGCTGACAAAAGATATCCCAGAAACAACCTATCCATGTATTAACATATAGGTCATCCCCATCCTGATAAAAAGGAGTTTTTGGATCCAAAGAAGAGGGGTCTCCTATTTTCGGAATATCTAAATCTCTAGTTAATTTTGGATGATTAAAATGCATATACGCAAATTCTACATCCTGCAATTCTTTAGTTATTTGTCTAACAAATTCTCTACTAGTTAAAAGATCGCCTCGATGATAGTGATTAAAGAATATTATTTTAGCCATGCTCTACGCCTTTATATAATTTTACAGAATCTTCTCTCAAAGACTTTCCTGTTCTAATAGCATCATCTACTAGAAGATTAATTGCTTGAACATATTTAGGCCGCTTAACCTTAAAACAAATATCAACCTTTCTTTTGAGATCGGCAAGTTCCTCATCAGATTTCGCTGCCTGCATAGCATCTTCCAACATCCACATACGAATATGAATAATAGCTAGCTTCTCAATTATTTCACCTAGATTATCTGTTGTAATATATTCAGAATCTGGCATCTGGTCATCTTCTAATACACGATTTACCGTATCATGAATAATTTGTTCTATTAGTTCACCTAAACGATTCATTTATCTCTCCTACGACCTTTTCTAAAAATTTCATATCTTCTTCGGTAACAAAGTGGTTATTGCCTACATAAACACCTTGCGTATGTACAATGTCTGCATTTGTTCTTTGTTTATCAGTATCGATTACATAATTAGCCAAGAACGGTTGCTCTAAAAGATTACCTGAAACAACTGGTCTATATTCAATACCATACTTAATAAACTTCTCTTTCATTGCAAGCATAATCTCATTTGACCTACATATGAAGGGCAAACAAAAACTACTATTGCTAGGATGATCTTTAATATTATAAAAGAGATTAGAATATTTGTCAATAATTTTAGTGAATAAAGTGTGATTTCTATTACGAATACTAATCATTTTGTCCAACCGCTTTAGCTGGGAAGAACCAAGCACTGCACATATTTCATGATTTCTAAAGTTATATCCATCAGTGACGAACAAAAACTGCTTATCTATATTTGGATACGCTTTCGCATATTCGTCGAAACGAAGAGATTCTCTAGCCATACCATGACTTCTCTTTAGTTTCATTAGATCATATAGATCAGTATTGTTAGTAGAAATCATTCCACCTTCAATTGTAGACATATGGTGACCAAAATAGAAACTAAATGTTGCACCTAAACTATTCGAACCATGCTTTTTACCATATACATCTTTACATCCATGTGATTCGCATATGTCATCTATAATAATAGCTCTCGGAAAAATTGTTCTTAAAGCTTCATTATTTGCAGAAAAACCTAACAGATGAGTTACGAAGATCATCTTAATATCATGCTTCTTCGATAGCTTTACCACGTCCACAACATCGAAACTAAAATTATCTAGATTAATATCGCAAAATACTGGTTCAAGGCCTAGTTGCATGATAGGTGCAACATTTGTCATCCATGTGCATGCAGGTAAAAGAACTTTGTCCCCATTCTTAAGACCGTATAATTCTTTTACTGCAGCAACCAATAAAAAGTTTGCAGTGCTTCCGGAAGACACATACAAAGAATGTTTAGATCCCAACCACTCGTTCCATTCTTTTTCAAACTTCTTTACTTTTTCTCCGTTGGTAAACTTAGGAGCGGTCAAAGCAAAGTGTGCCATTTTTAATCTATCACCCAAAGTGATAGTCTCACCCATTAAAGGCCATTTCATCCTGGGATCCTAGACATAAGAGTTTTTATACGATCTTTTTCTGTAAGAAACCAATTAATTGTTTGTGCCAGTCCGGTATTAAAATCTATCTTCGGTCTCCATCCCATATTAAACAATCTAGTATTGTCCATTTTTCTTCTAGGAGTTCCGTTTGGTTTAGATTCATCCCAAATGATGTTTCCTTCGAACCCAATTTCTTTTCTTATAATTTCACATAGTTCCTTAATCTCAATTTCTACATCAGAACCTACATTAATAAATTCGCTTTCATTATAATTATGCATTAAAAATAAGCAAGCATCTGCTAAATCATCTACGAACAAAAATTCTCTAGTAGGTGTACCGTCACCCCAGAATGTTACATCAGTATTATTCTTTTTAGCTGCATTAAATTTAGTAATCATCCCAGGAATAACGTGACATTTTTCAGGATCAAAATTGTCGTTAGTGCCATATAGATTTGCTGGCATTAAACTAATTGCATTAAACCCATACTGTTTTCTATAATATTCGCACATTCTCAAACCAGTAATTTTTGCCAAAGCATATCCTTCATTTGTCGGCTCCAACGGAGCAGTCAATAGATATTCTTCTTTAATTGGCTGAGGAGTAACTTTCGGGTATATACAAGCCGATCCCAGAAACAATAATTTTTTTACACCGTTTCTATATGCAGTGTCTATAACATTTGTTTGTATCATCAAATTGTCATAGATAAAATCGGCAGGGTATTCTGCGTTATAATTAATACCTCCGACTTTTGCTGCAGCAAGAAATACAAATTCAGGCTTTTCTATTTTAAAAAAGTCTTTAACTGCATCTTGATTTCTAAGATCAAGTTCAGCCTTAGTCCTCAATACTAAGTTAGTATATCCTTCGTTTTGTAACTTTCTTACAATTGCGGAACCAACCAATCCATTATGCCCCGCAACAAATATTTTACTACTTTTATACATTTCCATAGTTAATCCTTTAGAATAAAAACATAATCATGTTTAGATAACTGTTCTTCCAGTTTATGTGTAGAATCTAACACGTTAAAAACATCCTGCAGATCAAGATGCCATTCTATTAAAATAATTTTTGGACAGAATCTTTTCATATCTAACCCTTTTAAGATTTCTAATTCATATCCTTCCGCATCCAATGATAGAAAATCTATTGTTTGATTTTCCATGTTCAAGTTTTCTAACACATTAGTTAAAGTTGTTGCAGGTATATTAAACTTGTAATTAAAGCCATTCCATTCAGGTATATCGTTTATACTAGAATTATGGGCGGAGGAAGTTAGACCAGGATCGCCATTATACCAAGCTCGATGTAACATGGTTAATTCTTCGTCTTGATAATCATCTGCAACTAAAGCATAATTAAAGACTTTAGAGTTGGGTCTGTTCATTTGGCATTTTTTTGCCGCCTCAATATTTGGCTCAACTAAAACCCCCGTCCAATTTTTATACCTTTCTAGGTGTAGGGTATTACTTTGAGTAACGCCATCTGCACCGCCAACCTCAATAAAAAAACCATTATTGTAGTTTAAGTATCTTTCAGTTACTTTTCTATTTACCTCTTGATATGACTCAGGATACATATTGTCCTCAATTAAATTGTGTACACATTTCTTTGACTAGATCGTCAAAAGAATATTCAGGTGTCCATCCTAGAACACTCTTTGCCTTTGTGGCATCTCCGAGAAGAGTTTCCACTTCTGCCGGTCTAAAATACTTAGGGTCAACACGAATAATTACTTTGCCGGTATAATCATTAATGCCGACTTCGTCAAGTCCTTCGCCTTCCCAGCGGATCTTCATACCATAATAGGGAGCACATCTTTCAATAAATTCTTTAACCGAATATTGTTCGCCGGTAGCTATGACAAAATCTTCAGGAGTGTCCTGTTGTAGAATAAGCCACATAGCCTTGACATAGTCTTTTGCATGTCCCCAATCTCTTTTCGCATTTAGATTTCCCATGTACAAACAATCTTGAAATCCTGCTCCGATATTCGCCAATCCATCAACTACCTTTTTAGTTACAAAATTAAAACCTCGTCTTGGTGATTCATGGTTGAAAAGAATACCAGAACAAGCAAACATATTATACGATTCACGATAGTTCTTTACGATCCAATATGCATATAACTTTGCTACACCATATGGAGATCTAGGATAAAAAGGAGTAGTTTCTTTCTGAGGAATTTCTTGCACCAAACCATATAATTCTGAAGTCGATGCTTGGTAAATTTTAGTTGTCTTTTCCATATTTAAAATTCTAACAGCTTCAAGAATTTTTAAAGTTCCAAGACCATCTACCATTGCTGTATATTCAGGAGTTTCAAAAGAAACCTTAACATGACTTTGTGCTGCCAAATTATAAATTTCAGTTGGATTATATTTTTTGAGAATATTCATTATGGACAATGAATCAGTTACATCGCCATAGTGTAAATGTAGATTTGAATTACTATAGATATGATCTATGCGGGAAGTATTGATTGAGGAACTACGACGAATAACGCCATGTACCTCATAACCTTTTTCCAAAAGAAGTTCTGCAAGATAAGAACCGTCTTGCCCGGTAATGCCTGTAATTAAGGCAACTCTTTTGTCCATATTATAGTCTCCTAAATAATGTATGTTCGTTATAATTATAAAACTTCTCAAAGGTTTCAGGGGAGTATTTCCATTCACCTACTTTTATATATTTATCACCTAGATCCATTACATAAACTTCAAGATGTTCTTTTAACATAAAATGATTTAAACTATATTCTTGATGTAAATTTGTACAATAAAATCTTTTTATATTTTTAGAACAAAGGGCAGCGGATACAGGAAAACTACCTATACCTGAGGTAGCTAAACTTACAGCTCTCAACAACTTAGCATATGTATCCTCCACAGATAATACTTCTACAGGCACTCTTAATTTTTTGAACACTTCTATAAAAGGATGCCTCTCATCCTCGGAAACGACAGTAGCATTGAATTCAAATAAGTTAAGTAAACTCATGTAATAAACCAAAGGATTTTGAGGGTGAGTACTTGGCCAATGAGTAAAAAGATCACCGCTTCTTAAGTGTATAATTAAGTGATCGTCAGGTAAAGGTTCTTTTATTTTAGTTTGATCTACCTTTAAGTTTGGTAGTATAAAATCCTCGCAAATTTTCTTTCTGTTTTTATTTAAATCATCCACATCAAAAACAAAATCTGCTTCTGGTCCGTTAAAGAAAAATAACCAATTATGAGAAGTTTCCGGAATAGTATATTTTGTTGTACCAAAACATAGATCAATCGCATTGATCATAGGATGTTCTGGGGAAGTGAAGTGAGCATTTTCTTTTTTACAAAAGTAAATGCCATTAGATAATTGCTGTATATTGTTACCTAGCCTACCGAACCATCTTCGAATAAAGGCGTCATATGTAATTTCATCAGTGTGCATATACGTAGGAACAGCGCACTGAAGTGCGCCGTTTATTTTTAATTAAATTTAAAATGGAATATCATCATCAAAATTTGTTACTTGTGCTACGTCCTGTTCCGGCAAAGCACTGGTTGCTTCTACAGGAGTGGACATCTTTTCATACAAATCCATAAATGCTGTTTTGGTATCATCGTCAAATCGATTAATACAATACTTAATTGCATCTTCTCGATTATTAAAAATCGAATACGCCTGTGCAATATTTACCAATCGACGAGTACTAATAATCTCATCCACACCACCTTCTTGGAAAGTCTTACGAATAATATCCGCCCAATTGACTAACATCTCAAGAAACTCTTCATCTAGCTTACCATAAAAATTCATCTTGTTACGAAGAATTTTTTTCTCAACAGTAGTCGAAGGATACTCTTGTTCAACAGTGATAGGGAATCTTTCTAGAAAAGCCTCATCTAGAATCTGTGCTGCAATAAATCGACCATCTTCTGTGCCCCGACCTTTGGTGTTCGCAGTTGCAATAACAGTAAATCCGGGAGCAGGATAAATTACTTCGCCTGTCTTTTTATTGAACAAAGGCTTACCCTCAAGAATACTTTGCATACACATTAGCTTATTGGAACCACGATCAATTTCATCAATAAGCAAAACTGCACCCCGACGCATTGCCATAATAACGGGGCCTTCACGATAGATTACATTACCATCCTGCAGAGTATTGCCGCCGATTAGATCGTCTTCATCTGTTTCAATACTAATATTTACTCGAATACATTCTCGTTTAAGCTTAGCAGCAACCTGTTCTACCATAGTAGTCTTGCCGTTGCCTGATAGACCAGTAATAAAAACAGGATAGAAAGTCTTTGAGCTGATAATTTGCTCGAGTTGCTTAAAGAAACCAAAAGGAACATAAGTAGAATCTTTGACCGGAACTGTGCTATCTTCTACCATATGCATTTTAGGTTGCTTCAGAGGAACTACTTGCGCTGTCAACGCAGCTGCAGTTTCAGGAATAAAAGAATCAAATCTTCCCAAATCATATGAACGCCCCACCTTAATGTCTCGACGACTAATCAAAAAATGCGGATTCGGCAGGTTATTATTTTCACAAAAATTTAGAATGTCTTTTTTATCAAGAATTTTACCATGAGTAGCAATTAGTTTGCTAACCAATTCTTGACGTTGTTGCTCAGTATAATGCGTCTTGGACATAATATAATCTTCCTCAAGTAATGACTACATCTAATTATAACACCTTTTCAAAAAACAATCAAGCAATTTTTTCAGCAAATCTACTCAAAAGAACTCGATTTATTGACTTGCCTCTTTGCATTTTCAAGAAAGCATTTTTAAGTTCTGATTTCTTTGCATTGGCATCAACATCCATTTCATCATCTTTGATCTGTAGATTCTTTCCTCCAGGAATAATGTAATAGTCATCAAACCCCGCATCGTTGATTATGTAAACCTTATTACGGCGAGCCTCTTTATACTTTTTATGAAAGTCCGTATCATATTTACCAAACTTTCTCAATCGATCCAAAACCACGCCTTGGTTAAAATAATTTGCAATATGAAAACCAATAACATTTACACCCGCCACTTTCTTAAGTAAGTCAAGCAATGCTACTGTCGTTTCTGCCCTAGGAGCTTTCTTGCCTTCAAGCTTAGTTTCAGGATCCCGAACAATGAGAGTATAATCGCCGTTATACTTATCGAGATAAGAAGTGCGCTCGTCGCTGTCATATTTCATTCCTGTATCATTGGAGTCGCCATCTGTCAAAAATACAGTGTTGACAACGTCTAGTTTATAACTGGTTTTAAACTGTTTTGCTATCTCAATCGCAGAAACAATTGCTTCATTCAAAGGAGTACCATTCAAATTTTCAAAATCGTTATTAAAGATGTATCTAGTTTGATCTTCCTTATCAAGATCAGTATGCATGTTTCTGCTCCAGTTTCGATTACCAAAAGCAGCTCCCGCAAGAAGCCAATAACGAATAGCATTCTTAAATTCTCGACCAGACATATCGCTAGATAGATATTCTCGAAGTCTAAAAAACATATCATCTAAATGAATATCATCTCTGTTTCTAGAAAATTTTCTTTCAGAATCGGGGAACCTTCCGTGAACGTCTCTAGATATGCCGAGTTCTTTATAAAAATCGCCGGCTGTAGAATCTGTAAAAGCATACACTCTAAAAGGGATATTAACCTTTCGGCAGAATATTGCCAGCACAATACTTTGCTCAATAGTTGGTCCAATGTTCTCAGACATAGAACCCGAATAATCTACGAACATAAGTAATCCATGCGACTTGCCTTTTGGTACAGTCGTCATACGTTTGAAAAGATCATCGTTTAGTTTATATTGATGAACCTTTTTCATATCTAATTTACCTGTTTTCGAAATTGCTGCTCTGGCAAATTGATTTGCATTTTTTCGCAATTCAAATTCTTTAACCAAATACGAAATATATTTTTTATTAGTATTCAAAAACTTCTGATACAATTTTTCCTTAGTTGATTCAATTATGTTCGGCGCCATTAACTTGCAGATATCACTATCATACACAGGACTTCTGTAAGTAAAGTTATCATAGTTCTCAGCAATTTTCTTATGCGGAATAATAATTTTATCTAGATCGGGTTTAGGGCAGTTTGCATAGACATACGGTTTAACCTTATCATCCAAAAGTTCTTTTTCTCTTGCCCTAAAATATTTGTCGGTTAAAGACTCCGGATCAAATTCTTCACCTGTTCCAGACTGACGCCCATTTTTGGTTTTGTTACTACCTTGGTCATCCGATTCTTCCCATTCAGCGTCATCCATATCGTCGTCTTCGTTTTCATCGTCGAAGTCTTCTAACTCACAGAGATCGCGCATCTTAGATTCGTCTTTGGAATATTCATACAATTCAGTTGCAATTTGAACAACTTCTTCCCAAGTTTTCAGTTTGTCAAGACGATCAATATAGTATTTTTCCGAGTCTTCAAAATGAACATTCAGATATGATCCAACTTTGTAATGCAAATTAATACGATCAATCAAAGGAAGCTCATCTATGTCGACTGCCATTTTGGATATTCCAAAGAAGTCCATAGCCACCAATTCGGAATAACCCTTTCGGAAAGAAGTCTTTAGACCAGGGAATTTATTTTGAATAAGCTTTTCAATACGGACATCCTCAATAACATTTAGAAAAGTCTTAAAACCTTTCTTCATTTTATCCGTAACTTGATCGTGCCAGCCATCAGGGGGAGTATTCAAAGCGTGACCTACTTCGTGACCTAGAAGTAAATCATAAAGACTAGAAGACATAAACTTCCACATGGGAAGAACCATGACTCTATTTTTGGTATCGAAGTATGCTGTAGAAACCTTTTTATGTTCTACAGTAATATTTTCGGTTGCTAGAAGTTTTGCTAGTAGTGATTTGGAATCTTGCATCTAGGTCTCCTGTCAGGTTTTTTATATTATAACACCTAACAGGTTAGAAGTCAAGCCCTAGTTATAGCCAAAATCTTTTCAATTTGTTTCTCTATCAGCGGAACCCTGTTAGGCCAATGGATATATTCCTTTTCCGGATTCTTCATTAAGTTTACCAAAAGCGGTAAAATTAATTTTTCAAGAGTTTGTAATTTTTGTTTTGTTTCCGAATCAACAGAAGTTTTGACTTCTGTTAGAATTGGTTCGGTCACTTCATTTTCATTTACCGCAGTAAAGCCAAAATCATTATTTAAGTCCAAATACTCTAAAGGAATTTTAGTCGGCATCTTTTAGATCCTCTAATAAAACGTGCATAATTAAAAAGCCAATTGAACTCAGAAGCATTCCAAAAAGATCACCCTGACTTATGGAATAAGTCAATAACAGCAAAAAAGCTAAAAAATTTATAACTAGTGTCATTTCCAACGTGGCCCATGTACCCAACCAACTAAAGCTCTGCGAGTTCCTTTTGTAACAGGTTTAACTTCATGCAAAGTATAGGATGGGAAGAATGTGATTGTACCTCTTTCTTTTGGAATAGGAAATGGGTCCTGTGAGGTAATTAGCATAACGTCGCCACCTTTATAGTCCTCAGGATCAGATAACTGCATAGAAAAACTTAACTTTCTTGGATACTGTCCTACGCCCTGATAGTGATGGTCTACATGCGCATCATAGAAGTCACCTTTATTGTAGATAGAATATTGTAAAGATTCAATATGATTAAGATCAAATCCAAACCATTCTTTGTTTGCTCTTTGAACTGCATCGGTTAACATTCTATATAACCAGGCATTTTGCTCAGTAGTAGGTACCCAGCCGATTGTAGTTTTTCTGATCTTTTCATTTTTGCCGCCAACCGATGCAAAATCTCCGCCGACCTGTGCATCACCTAGTAACAGCTCATCGCCCATTTTTACTATATCATCAACCATTAACTTATCAAACACACCACTGTAATAACAATATGCGTTTACTGTATGTACATCTAATTGCCAAGTATCAGCCATAATTAATTTCCTTGTATTCTAGAAAAATTTTGTTGTTTCTCAAATTTGATAACACTTCTGAATTTATCAAATAAAAGATCTCCTTTGTGACTAATGACGAATACATTAGTCTCGTCTCCTAAAGTATTTATCAGGTTCATTACATAGTCTGTTCCGTTTGCATCTAAAGAAGAATCAAAAACCTCATCAAGCAATAAAAGATTTGTGCTAGCGCAATTTTTCATTTTAGCAATAGTTCTCCAAGTGAACAGCAATGCCAAATCTATTCTTTGCTTTTCGCCCTCACTAAATGAGGCGTAGGAAAAATCATCTCTGTGTCTTGACTTTATGGTTTCGTTGAATGTTTCATCAAGTTCAAAATGAACAAAGAAATCCATTGCGGTCAAATACTTATTTACCAGTTTATTAATAACGGGCAAATACTGTCGAATAATTTTTGTTTTAATTCCTGTATCTTTTAACAGAATATTCGCAATATCATAGTAATGTTTTTCCTGAACTAACTTACCTTTATCTTCAGATAAAACTACTACTTCCTTCGCCAATGTTTTTAAAGTAGCTCTTTCATCTTCTATATTAGATACGTTACCTGTTTCTTCCTGTATTTCCTCTTGCAGTCTTTTTATATAGTTTTGTTCGCTAATTATCTTTGAGTTATACTCGATGATATTTTCTTTACATTGAGATATTTCTTCTTCGATTGCAGCAATCTCATCAAGTCTAGTTTCAATATCTTCAAGTTCTTTGGAGAGAGATTCAACGGCAAGTTGTACTTCTTCAATCTTGTGCGTGTGCGTAGAGATCGCTTCTTGTTTATGTTGTTCGTCAAGTCCTTGATTACATGTCGGGCAAACATCATGTTGCTCGTAAAACCCAATATTCTTTTCCTGATTCTTAATTTTTTCGGTAAGTTTTCTAAGGATAACTTCCATTTCAGATCTCTTATTGCGCTTCTCCTTCGCATCGAGTACAGAGGATTGAAGGCCAGTCTCTTTTTCTTTCTCGATTGCAACGTCACCATTGAGTTTTGTAATCTCCGCAGTCGATTCAGATATTCGTTTTCGTACATCTTCTACCTTCTTTTGTTTATCTTCTTCAAGTGTTTTTATGTAGCTTTGCTGTAACTTTACCTTGTTCTTGCCTATTTCTATTTTAGTTTCTATGTCTGTAATCTTGGCTTTATTATCTGCAATTTTATTTTTTAGAACACTGTTCATTACCGTGAATATTTGTATGTCTAAAATATCCTCAATAATTTCTCTTCGATGTCCTAGTGGTAACTGCATAAAGGGAGTAAAGGATGCGCTGCCAAGTATAACAATTTGAGTAAATGATTTATAATTTAATTTTAGAATACCATCTTCTAGATACTTTTGGTAATCTTTAGCTGCAGCATCTTGGTTCAACAATTCGCCCTGCGAATAAATTTCAAAGATACCTGGCTTTATGCCTCGAACTACCTTATATTCTTTTGGACCAATACTAAACTCTAGCTCAACTTGAAGATTCTTCCCGTTGATGCTGTTCATCAACTGAGGCTTATTGATATTTCTAAAAGGTTTGTTAAAAAGAACAAAGCACAGAGCATCTAGGATAGTACTTTTACCTGCGCCGTTTTCACCCACAACAAGAGTTGTGGTAGATCTATCTAATTTAACTTCGGTGAATTGTGAACCAGTAGATAAAAAGTTTTTCCATCGAATAGTTTTAAATTTTATCATGCTTCCTCATAGTGCTGCGCTTCAACGTATAGTGTTCTCAGAATACCTTTTATTTTATCTCTATCGGCATCTGTCTCTACACTATCTACATAGTTAGATAATAATGTCATTGTGTCTTCTAAGTCAATAGATTCGTCTAGTGCTTCGGCTTCGAATTCAGAAAAGTCCTCAATAATTTTTAATTCAATAGGTTCTTTTGAATATATTCTTTCTATAAACCTATCAAATTTTACGAAGTCCTTTTTATTGACAACAATAAGTTTAATTAATTTTTTAGCAAACACATCCGAATCTATAGAATCGGGATCCTCTTTCTCATCATCGTAGTAATATTTCTCAAAGATAGAAAAAGGATTTTTAATAAACTCTAACTCTAAAGTTTCAGTATCAAATATATGGAATCCACGATCATCTTCATGATCATTCCAAAACATCTGATAGGGATTACCTAGATAATGTATATTACCTTTGCTATGTTTGTGGTGGTAATGACCAGAGCATACTAAATCAAATTTCTTAAACATCCCGGGATCTAATCCTTCATGCGATTCATGAGTGTTTTGTCCTTTGAACATTACGAAACCTGCAATTTCTAAATGTCCGAAACAAACTTTTGATTTAGTTTTCTTAATTAGATCAGTTGCTTCATGATAATTATCTGCACACAACCAAGGCAAGTAAACGATACCATCTACTTCCGTCGGGCGATCAAATGCTAGTATGTTATTATATTCTCCTAGTAAAAGATCAGGCGAATTTACATCATTGGTATTTTTAAAAAATGTATCATGGTTACCTACGATCATGTCCATTTGAATATTTCTTTTAGTTACCTCATCGAAGAAATACTCTCTGCAGGATTTCAAAGAATTAAAATTTACATATTTGCGACGATCAAAGCAATCTCCAAGATGTATTATCTTTTCAATGCCTCTCTTATCTAATTCTGGGAAAAATACTTCTTGATAAAACTTTTTGAAGTAAGCATCAAATGCCAAGGAGTCTGATCTTGCACCAAAGTGTGTATCAGTAACTAGCGCTATTTTCATTTATTGTATTTCCATGTTCATCGACTTCTAACCAGGTATGATCACCTAACCATTTGACACGAGTAACGTATTGTAAATTATCGGGTGTGCCAGTAGACCAATCATTTGGTCCTAAGTGGTGTAAAATATATTTTTTAATATTAAGATCAAAGGCTAACCAATAACATTGTCCATGATAAATTTGAAACTTATATTCTGCAGCATGGACTTTATCTGTAAACTCCAGCCGCTTCATAATTTGCTTAGCTTGCTTTTGAAGCACAGCAACTAATTCCATTATTCTATCATACTCTTGTTGTGCATGTAGTCTAGCTACATTCAACATTAAATCTTTTTGTTTAGTTACGGGAACAGGTTCAAACTTTGCGGTGCCAACAGTAACGGGATATTCAGAAGTGCTTTGATTAATAAATGCTACAGTCAAATCACCTATCTTCTCATCCTTACTATTGACACCTTTTGCTATATTTGTTTTATCCTTCATATGTAGCAGAGTTACCTGCATGTTCAAATACTTCTACAGATTTTACTCTTACGCTTGGATTGATTGGATAGCGCATACTACCTGATGCCAACAGTTCTGCCATTTTGTCATAGCATAGTTTAGCAAACATTTCACATCCTACAGAAGGTACAATACGTAGATCACAAACACCCGATCTGCGATATGGTTCTACTTGTACTCGCTCAGGATTGCCGTCATGCTCTGGATTAGAACTCCAGCCGCTCATTTCTTTAAAACGATCTAACAGCGGGTCGTCTTCTGCAACAACTAATGTGTGATCGAACATATGATCTGCCCATGCTTTGAATTCTTTAAGACCACCAAAGTCCATACACCAATTTTTATCATCTAGTGTATCGCATTCAAATATGAGTTTAATACCAATTGAGTAACCATGCAATGTTGAACAATGACTATGTGTAGCACGCCATTGTCTGAAACAACATGACAATCCTCTGTCATTACCATAAGTTTTTGTTGAATAAAATTTTGCCATCTCTAGTCTCCTATGAGCAAGTTTGACAGCAAGCAGAGTCTTTATAGAGGGATGATTGCCTTAGTCCTCTTGGCATAGTTTTCAGAGTCATACCAATCATTTAAATCTTTAATAATTTTTTTGATACTATGTTCTGCTTTCCAGCCTGTTTCATCAGATAACTTTTTAGCACTTGCAACTAAAATTGCGGGATCCCCCATTCTTTGTTCTTTAATCTCTATTGATAGAGGTTTCCCGAAAAATTTACCTACCTGTTTAATAATTTCTAGATTAGACGTACCTGTATCTGATCCTATATTATATATCCCTTCGATATTTTTTTCAATAGCTATTATGTGTGCATTGGCTATATCCTCTACATGGACATAATCTCGTATGCAGGTTCCATCCTTTGTTACATAATCTTTGCCATTTAAAAAGAATTGTGTTTCTTTTTTTATTGATTCAAAGAGTCTGGCAAATATATGCGTTGCATCGGGATCCTGACCATGTGCGCCATCGCTTAAGGCACCGCACGCATTAAAATATCTGAATGAAACATATTTTAAATCATAGGCACTTTTAAAAGATTTTAGCATCATCTCAGTCATCAATTTAGACTGACCGTATGGCGAGATCGGGTTAGTGTCAAAATTTTCAGTAATTGGTTTTGAACTCATCGGATTACCATATACAGATGCACTACTACTAAAAATAAATTTAGTATATGGAGAATGAGATCTTATGTAATCTATATACTTTAAAGTTTTAACTACATTATTGTCATAATAACCACTTGGATTTTCAATACTAGGACCAACTAAACTTGTTCCGGCGCAATGAATAACCGCCAACGGTTTTCTGTCAATACGCCTTAAAGAAAACTCATGTGTAAAATCTACCTTAAGGAAATGGTCTATGTATTGATATAGATGAGAGGGCAATTCTCTTCTATCTATACCTACAACAGAATACCCCTTTTCTTTGAGCTTAGCGCATATGGTACCACCGATATAACCGGCGGCACCCGTTACAATAACAGTATTATTCATATTTACTTTGTGCTAAAAAGTTTCGATATGTTTTAACATTTCTATTATACTCATTTGCTGCAGGATTTGAAAGAATAATATCTAAACATCTATCAATAGTTCCTGAAGTCCAATCTGCTAGTTTACCTATATTGCTTCTAGGAAATTCTAATAAACATTCAAGTTTATTTGTAGCGTCTTCTTTTGACCAAGGGATATAAAGGCATTCTGCATCATTAGCAAAAGTCTCAGGGAATGATCTATACGCAGGAAATAAACAATTTGTTCCTAGAGCGTCTGCTTCTGATGCAGTATTACTTACCCAATCCTGTAGTGCGCAATTAAATAGAACTTTCGAATCTGCAAGAATTTCATAATATTCATTCTTTTGCAAATTTTCATAAATTTTAAAATTAGAATTAGTAGCCTGAAGTTGCTTTGCTCTTTCTAAATATTTTTCATCATTGCTGCGTAATGGGCCACCTGACAATACTGCAAATTCTATATCAGAATTAGGCCCATAATGTTCTACAATATCCATAAAGAAATCAGGTTGTTTTTCTTGATCGAATCTTGCAGCAAAGACAACTCGATTTTTTCTTTCCTGAAAAGGTTTAATTTCCTTAACTCTACTTCTAACTTCATCTTTACTAAAAGCAAGACCAGAAATATTATACATAGGAACATTCCAACCTGCAATTTTCATATGGGCTACCATTTCTTCATTAGAAGCAAGAACTCCGTTTACCCATACATTTACCATCTTCTCATAATGTGCCATCCACTCCTGCATATCCCAGACATGAAGAAAGTCATCAGGATCAATAGTCTGTGCTAGACAACGAACAAAAACTCTTGGTTGATATTCCCAGCCACACTGATCCATAATATATGGAAGAGCTTCTATACCGGGGGTAAACATATCCTCAAAGAAAATTACATCATCATATCTTATTTCGCCCGCTTTCATCTTTTGAACAAGCTTTGCCATCTGCGTCAAAGAATAATAGCTTCTTCCATGTGCATCTAATACTTGTCCCGTGACAATTGCTTTAGAATTATCTAAGGTATCACCATGAATAATTTCATAATTAATGCCTCGACGTTTAAATACTTCTTCATTCCATTGTTGAAGCTGAAGAGTATATCTACCTTCGTAAGGCTCTAAGCCCATGTAATATAATTTATTCATTTAAACCTCAGTATTTAATAAAAGAACCATTCTCACCATCTTCGGATACTTCAATCCAAACTTCTCTATTAGGATATCTTTGTGTTATTCTTTCATATAATTCATCTGACATCATCTCGCATGATTTGTAGTCCAATCGCAAACAATCTTCTTCCCCTGAATACAATGATTCCAACCACCGTTTGAATTGGATGAACTCGATATCACGGTCATTGTGAGTGATGGAGATCCACACCCTGAAATGAAAAATATGCCGATGAGGATTGGCAAGGAACGAAACATCATATTTGTCTCCTGTTGCTAGATTAGGATCTGTGGCTGCTGCGGGATAACAATGAATACCTTCTTTGCGAAAGGTAACCCAGATCATTTTATTGGGTCTAACGTCTTGCCTAATAATCATGCAAATAACTCCTCAAGTGAAGATGGTGCTACAATATTCACTGGCTCTGAATCCATAAATTTACCTACCTGAGATTCCCAATGATTGAAGTCATCAATTGTTTTTACGTCAAATAATGTGGCATATTCGTTTTCACAATTCTTTTCTCTGCAGAATTTTAAAAATGCTTCTTTAGAATTCATTAGATTAGAAACGTCATATGTAAAATTATGTACATTGGTTAGAATAAACCCCAATCTTGCTCTCATAATGTCAATAAACTTTCCGCCTTCTTCTAAATATTGTCCAACAGCAATATTCATTAACTTGTGATACTCCTCGGGGTCATATGATGTACCACATACAGAATTAATTTCTTCAGATACTGTTCTGTAAATATTAGAATATGCCCTTCCCATTTTTACAGATGATCCGCCATAATCACCTGGCGCATTCTTTTTGCTAAATGAGAAATAAAACAATCCATTGTCCAGCGACATAGAATGTGTAGTTGAGTCATATGAAATATCTATGCCTTCATATAAACCAGTTTGACTAAACAATAGATAAGGAAGGATTCGTTTTAATGCACCTACACCAAGAACGTGTAGATGAAAAGGTTTATCAAAAGGAACAGTCGTTGCATAAAATGCTCGTTTAACATCTTCCAAAGGACCCATGCCTAAAGCAGCGGATCCCATAGCAACTCCGCCTATTCTGTTGTGTAAATTTTGTGGTATTTCTTTTAATAATAACTCAGACCATCTAGCATAGGTATCATGACCCGATCCTTGTACAATAACAAATGGTCGGCATTTACTTCCCATAGCATCAAATTTTTCAATCTGATCTTTTACATTCTTACCTGTTTGCTTTGCATAAGCATCAAAATTTTCTATATCTACATAGCGACGCTTAGTATCAATCTTAGAACTAGTGCCAGATGAAGTTGTTGCCTTAACAGGAATTTCGTCAAATGCCATACCTATGTCTGCATAGGTTCCTTGATTCGTATAAACCTTTTCTCTTGTCTCAGGAGTATTTTGTAGACCCCTAGTAATAATTTGCAGACCGCCTGAGTCTGCATGAATATTTTTAATTGCTGGTCTGTACTTTTGTAATTTGGCTCCAAAGTTCTTTTCTGTAAATCCATTATACAAAAGAGAAAACTGATGGTTATTTTTATTGTGAACAGTATTTAGAATCATGCTATTAATCATGTCTAAAGTCTCAGGATCATTACATTGCTCTGCACCCAGTCTTAAGTATGCAGGACCTGATATAACATATTCTAATTGTTTGCTCATACAAATAAACTTTCTAAGGAGTTACTTCTTTCGGTTGGTATAAAGTCTTTATCTTTGGTTAAATAAGTGTTCTCATCAGTATAGATTATATTAAATTTTCCTTTGTTTGTCAATACAGATTTGACATCGTCGATAGCCAAAGCCTTTCTTTCTAGACTTATAATGAACTCTTTATATGATGTGGTTTCCACTTCATTAATTTTTGCTTTATCTGAATTTGATTGAGTTGGTTTAAAACTATCAAAGCAGGCAATCCATTTTTTGATACCTTCGTTATTAATGTTCTTAACATATTCTAATGCTCCAGTATCATACCAATCTTTTGGATTAGAATATTTTTCGTAGGCATCTTTAATTTTATTGACCATTACATTTTTACTTTCGGCAAAGTAAAAAGTACTATTAAAATTTTTCAACCAAGACATACCATCTAAAGCAAAGGTTGGCATATGTCCAAGCGTTTCCCAAAATGCCAATCCAAAACTTTCTCGAATAGCAGGGTTATATGCTATCCTAGCAGATCTTAGAAAATCAGATTTCTCTTTTCCATACACCCCAACCTTCATCTCATATTTAGCGCCTATTGCATCTAGTTCAGCTGCGAACTTTTTTGCACCATTTGTATTGGTAATAATTTTTGCAGGCAATCCTGTTTCTTTAATTACTCGAATATATTCATCAGGATTCTTTCTTGGCTCCCAACGACCGATCCAAAGAATACCTTCTCTAATATTAAAATTTTCTTCCAACAAACTAGTTTCAGTCATTGGAATCGGTAAACACTCTGAATTTAAAATACCATTATGATTTAATTCTACTAAATTTCTCTCTGTCTGTGTACCTATAGTAATGCCTTTAACACGCATCAATGCGTTGAACACCTCGTTAAAGGATTCTGTAAATTCATTCTTCCAAGTTCTGTCATCAAGAAATACCATACTTTCGTTGTGAGTATAGTAAATAATTTGTACATTTTTGTGTAGGTTCAACGAATAGATTGCGGGAAAAGATTCTAATGTGTTGCAGATAATAATGTCATAGAGATTTCTACTTAAAGCATGCATCATAGCATCTCTAAACGATGCCATCTTCTCAAAGTTATAGGAATCTTCAAACATAAATGTTTTGGTGTGATTACTATATGATATTGGTTGAGGACACCATTCGAAGTTAGCACCAACTGATTCTAAATATTTTTTAAAATCTAAATTGGTTGTGGGTTTGTCTGTGATGATATCGATCTTATATCCGAGAGGGGTAAAAGTCTCAACGAAGGATTTAGCAAATTGACCAAGGCCACCATGAGGGATAGTATGTTGATCACTTAAGCAAAATGCAATTCTTTTACGATACGTATTCATTCTTCACCTAAAATCTTTATTAAATGTTTTGTCTGATACATAGCATCATCTAAAGCATTATGATAAACACCTTCTCTCTCGTCTGCAGGAATCCAATGGAATAAATTCTTAACCGTTCGATAACATCTGTCATCCCAACATTTCCAAGGAGGTTCTCTACCCGAATAAAAATATGCATTAGCAAGAATTGTATTATCAAATACTGCACCATTCCCCCAGACAGGTAAACTTTTAGGACCTAACCAAATCTCAAATTTATCTAAGGCTTCTTGCAAAGGTATTGTGTCTTTAGTTAAAGCTCTTAGTGCTTCTTTGTTTTGCTTTGACCACCACTCCACAGTTTCTTTAGATATATGCAATCCAACATCTTTGCAGGTTCGTAAGTCAATGGTGCAGTAAAAGGTATCGAGAATCTCTTTACCTTCAAACTTTACTGCACCTATTGAACAAATCGCAGCGTGTGATCTAGTAGACATTGTCTCCAGATCAACCATAATATTAACTGTCATTTATTTTCCCATTCGGGCAATACTTAAAAATTCATTTCTTGCTGCAGGATCGGTTTTAAAGCCACCACCGAGACGAACTGTTACTGTCGAACTGCCCGTATCTTCTACGCCTCGAGATTTTACACAGTAATGCTGAGCATCAATCATTACTGCGACATCATCTGTTTCAAGAATATAACTTAGTGCATGAAAAATTTGCTCTGTTAGACGTTCCTGAATCTGTGGACGCTTACTAAAGTATTCCACAATACGATTAATTTTACTTAGTCCCAATACTTTTTTATTAGGTACATATGCTACTGTAGCAAGACCGTCAATAACTACAAAGTGATGTTCGCAATTACTTTGAACAATGACATTACGTTCTACTACCATTTCATTGTAATGCATCTTATTATCAACAGTAGTACACTTAGGGAATGCGTCGTAATCTAGTCCCCAGAAAATTTCATTCACGTACATCTTAGCAACACGCTTTGGAGTTTCTGCTAGACTATCGTCGTCTAAATCAAGACCCAATACCTGCATGATATGACTGAAACTTTTTTCAATTTCTGCAATCTTATCTTTACGGTCTAGTGTTGTTTTAAATGAGGGAGTTTCCACGCCCATCTTTACAAGATGTTCATGTACCCTTGCACCAAGTTCAGGGTCAGTTTTTGTTTTGTTATATGACATTTTTGAATCCTTCCTTACACGGATATGAGTTTAGAAATTTGTCACCTTTATGTGACATAGTTATTTATAATCTTCCCACCAGAAATCAATAAATTCTTTTTGTTCTTTTCTACTAAATTCTTTAGCATAGTATGTTGGTACATGGATTTGATCCACATTATATAATAACACCGCCGTGTCAATATCGCAAAAGGAATATAACTCTTTTATTCCAATTAAGGTTTTGCCTGAATCACAAAGATCATCTACCAAAAGTATTTTTGAGAGTGGGGCAAGAGCTGAATTATGAGTATCACTATATGGAAAATCTCTAGTAGACCAAGATAAACTATATAATGGAACCTTTAATGCATTAGAGATACAAACTGCGGGTATTAGACCACCTCGTTTAATACCAACCACATAATCATATTTTTTTGAAGATTGTTCTATTTGTTTAACTAGATAATGTATATCTTCATCAAACTCCTGAAAAGAATATCTCATTTAAAATCTTCCCCACTTCACCTTGAGCCATGCCCGTTCATGTATATAGTGTGCCACTGTCATAAAAATGTTTATAATAATGGCTCCGCTTAATCCTGTCCATATTGCAGTAACAAGAGTAGCAACTATTCTCCAAGTTACTGCTCTTAAAAAAGTTCGTTTATGAGTTTCATACATTTAAGTGCCCCATTCATTTTTAAATAAAGGCACCTGCAATCTATCAGAATACCTATAACCTCTTTTCAACGCCAACTCTGCCACCTTCTTATTATTTAAGACGTAAACAGATTCGACTCCACCTACCGGCATAAAATATACTGGGCCACTAAAGCCTGCCTTTTTATATTCCTCAATCCATTCTTCAGCTTCATTTAAATCCTCTTCCGAAGCCACAACAAACTTTAGATAAGTATATCCTACATCCTGATACTGTTTAATTACTTCAGGTTTCAAAGCATCTTCTTTTGATTCACCCGATACCGATAATTTAGGCGATACTGAAAAAGTTAACTTATCATAGTCTCGACCAAACCGAGTCCATTCCTGAAATAGATATTCTTCTAACTCAGGATTCAAACGCTGAGTACCATTAGTCTCAAAAGTTAGTTCATCCAAATTTTTCATCTTAGGATGCTCTAACAATAGTGGGTATGCTTTTTGCCAACCCAATAAGGGTTCTCCACCCGTAATAACTAGATGTTCGTCTTTCCACTCTTTGTGTGGAAGTAGTTCGACAATTGCCTCGGCAACACTGTCACAAGATAGAACGGGAGAAAGATGCTTGAAACGAGGATCCCAACTAGCGTATGAATCACAACCAGTGGATACAAGAGGAAGCTCTTTATAAGTCTTATAAAGATGAACGTCTTTGGCGACAATGTCTCGCGCATGATTTACAAATCCTTTCGGTACACCAAATCCATCGCATGTAAAATTACAACCGAAGGTTCTAAGAAAGATTGAAGGGACGCCCATATAACGCCCCTCACCTTGGATAGAATAAAATAATTCAGATACTTTAATTTTGCTCATATATTAACGATTCAAAAACATCATAAAAAGCTTCACCATAACAAGCCGAAGGCTCGTCCCAAAGATTCACTACACTGGAGTATTTAGTTTTAGTAACATCCGTAAGTATATTATAAAATAGTGAAGAAGTCAACTCGTGAGGATGTCCGGGATGCGGAGGAATGTTTATCCATTCAAAAAGTCTTAGTAATTTTCCCGCCTTCAACGCATTCAATAATATTTTTTCTGGACTTTCAACATGTTGTAAACAATTATATATCCAAACCTCATCCCAACCTTTTTCATTTATATTTTCACCATAGTTTACTTCAACATCTACATTATGAATTGCATATCTATCTTTTGTCCATTGCGGATAATCTATGGGATCTACTATCTTTCCTTTTTTTAAATTTACGCATCGCAAAAGCATACTACTAGGACCGCCACCAATATCCAGAATGGTTTTATGTTGTACATCAAAACTATCCCACATTCTAGTTAATCCCATATAACTAGCATATGTATACTGCTTCTTGTCCTCATAAAAAGTATTAACGCAAGTATTCCAATATTGCTTCTCAAATTCTAAATCATGATCCATATATTATTCATCCAAAAAGTCCATAGATGGTTCAGACTGTTTCTTTTTTCTAGCTTTGGTTTGAGCAGGAGTTTCTCTTTTTTCGGGATCGATTCCATCCAATTGTTTTTTCAAAAACTCTATCAATTGTCTTGCAGATTCGCTGTCATCATTTTGTTGAATAATTGAATCTAAATCTAAGTTTTCAATTATTTTGTATTTAGTCGCCTGATGCTTTTTCTCTTTTTGTATTCTACGAATAAAGGCAAAATAAATGATTTGGGTATAATAAGCAAATGGATTGGATGATTTTGAAGGATCAAATTTTGCGGCGGCAGTTAAACAATTTTCTATGCCGTCCGAAATCATATCATCTCGGAAAGTGTAATTAATGAAGTTTGATTTATATGATAAGTGTGTAGCAATCTTAACAAAGCACTCACCTATATAATCAGGAACTCTAGGAATTTCTTCACCTGCAGCATTGGCTGCATCTATTAATTTTCTGTAGTCTATAAGAGCCTGTAAAAACTTTTTATTGTCTACATAATGAGCAGGCTCTGCAGGTTGCTTAGTGGAGAGTTCTTGTACTTCTTCTAACTCTTCCAAAATAGGAATCTTCTCTTCCATCGTATTCTTCGTCTTCTTCAAGGTTATCTCCTAATTTTTCTAAGGCTTGTTCAAGAAATTCTTCAATTTCCATTTCTGTTTCATTTGGGGATTCTAAAAACTTAACACCGCCTTCATCCTCAGAATCCTCCTCCTGTTCTTCTTTACGTCTTTCTACAAAATCTATATAGTTATCTCGTATACCATCTTCTACATCTACTAAAGTAATAACTTTATCTGCAGCTATTCTACAAAAATCTGTTTTTGCGAATCCTACCCAGGGCATCATAATATAGGATTCTACAAGATTAGTTCCCCTTGGCATTCTTAAAACATTTACCAACACAGGATTGTAGATATCAATAAACTTTTTTTCGATATAAGAATCGCAATCCTCATTTGTTTCGCAGACAACATTTTCGCCTGTTATTAATTTTATGAGTACGACGTTTGATTGTTCCATTATAATGATACCTTTATGATTTTATAATTGAAGTGTTCATCATTATAAATTTTAATTCTTTCTATCATATGTAATAAGGTATAATTCTTTTTCGTTTTCCAAGTTAAATCATCACCGATATCATATAAAGTACAAGCTTCTTTATTTTCACTTGTTCGCAAACCTCGACCAATAGATTGCAAATTACGTATACGAGACTTTGAAGGAGAAGCAAAAATTATGCTATGTAGGTTTTTAATATTTATCCCCGTAGAAAATGTTCCATATGATGCCACAATAATAGCATTCTTTTCTTTCTCTGTCAATCCTCGTATTTCCTCTCTTTGCTCTGCATCTGTTCCACCATATACAAAAAACACTTTTCTTTCGGGCTCTTTTTGTTGTATCATTTCAAAAAGAGCTTTGCCGTGTTTTTCTACAAACTGAAAAAGTACTAAGGTATTATTAGTTTGTTTCAATGCAAGATTTCGTATAAACTTATTTCTTGGTTCATGTTGAACAAGAAAGTCCATTTCTTCTTGATAGGTATTCTTCTTAACCGCTTTTTTTATTTCGTCAGGATATTCTAAAATAATATTAAAAATTTTAAGATCAGCTAAAGTCTTATCAGAAATAAGTTGTTTTGTTGTTGTGACTTTTAGAACAGGCCCAAATATTCCCTCAAGAACTAATCTGTGAGTTTTAGTTCCATCCAAAGTTCCTGTTGTGCCAATGCGGTAAGGAGAACCTGTACATTTATTTAGAATACTGGTTAAGGACTTTGCCTTGAATAAATGAGCTTCGTCGCCATATATTGTTTGAAACCCTTCAAAGAAACTTTTTGGTAATTTATATAAAGATTGCCATGTACTAATAACTACATCAAACTCATTTGATTTTTCATGGCCACCATAAATTCTATGGCAATGATTAGATGCCTTCCAACCATTAATTGAAGAATAGTCTTGAAAGTCTGAATACATCTGTTCAACTAATGAGGTAGTAGGAACAAGAATTACTTGTCTTCGACCAAACTTTTCATGCCATCGAATTAAGCAATATATGATTAAAGACTTACCTGAACCAGTTGGTGAAAGCAATAATCTTCTTCCATCTGCAATAGCTCTATATACCGCTTCTATTTGGTATTCTCGTATTTCGATAGGTTGTCCTCTAGAAGCGAGATTTAATTCTTTGCAGAACTGTTCTATATCTTCATATGTAACAGGATCTTTGAATACAGGAGTTACTGCATCTTTATAAGAATATTCTCTTTCCTTCGCAAATGTCTCTACATAATCTTTTAGACCAGCATATATTTCTTTGGTAAACATTGAGAACAATCTAACCTTACCATCCCACATACGAGATTTGTACAATGGATGAAATTTTGCTCCCGGTACATCAAAGGAGAAGTAATCATTAAGTTCTTGTGCAATAGAAGGCTCACAATAAACTTTTACATGTACTTCGTCTTTTTTAACTACTATGATATCTTCTGCTGTCATTAAATCATACCGCTAGTAAATTTGTTCCACTCGATGCAGTTTTTAATATCCCATGTTCTACTATTTAAGGAACGAATAATTTGTTCCAACTGATATAGTACTGTTTTGAAATATTCAATTTTATCCTGCAATTCAATTAAGTCTTTATCGCATTGCAGAAACTCGTCCATTTCATTTTTTAATGGTTTGTTTCCTTGCCACTGTACCCATCCTGTATCTACAAGCTCTTCTTGAGTAAGTTCGCCCCGATAGTATTTGTACTTAAGCCGCCTCATATTAAAATAATCTGATTCAGCTTTTCTTAAATTAAGCCGGGTAGAAGTTAGATAATTTAAATACTTAGAATGTAGATTAGGAGTCCTTGCGGACTCCTTTCCAAGATTCATTTCATCTATTTTACAATCCTCTGCCCAAGCTTGCTGCAGATCAGTAAGTTTCATATTATCCTACTTGAATAATTTGCGAAGGATTACCTTGGAAGTTGAATGAACCATAGTGGTTTAGGGAGATTGAAGGATCAAGCCAAATTTCTCCGCCGATGTCTTGCCATCTACGGCTGAAGGTATAATCCTCAGAAAGATAACGCTTGTCTTTCGGATCGATCATTGTGTCGAAGAAAGCATAGAAGTGGGGATCCAATTCTTTAGGAGTATTTAGATCGTTGTTGTATTTAAGTTCAGGATATGCTTCAATCATTTTATCAATGACTTCGCGCTTAATCATCATGAAGCCTGTTGCACCGTCATGTAAACGAATTAGACCGTTCTCAATAGCAATCTGTTTTGCATCACGATTAATGAATTTAAAATTAATAGCATAGTCACTCCCAAAAGAAGCAATTTGCTTATCATCTAAAGAATCATGTGTTCCTCGTACGCTTTCACGAATACGCTGCCAATTAACACCTTTCTTAGGATATGCACCAACAACAACATCTTTGTCATGTGCAATTAACTTGATAACATCTTCAAGTTGAAATTCAATATCCGCATCAATGAACATTAGGCGGGTAAAGTTGCTTTGTAGAAAATATGCTACAAGTACATTTCTTGCACGGGTAACTAAAGATTCATTTGCAATCGTTCCGAATGCTACAGGAATTTGATGTTGATTGCAGAATGTTAGAAGTCGAATTGTCGATCTAAAATACGCCTCAGTTAGTTGGCCTCCATAGCAAGGAGTTGCAATGAAAATTCTTTCTTTTCTCAAATCATCAATTTTTACTTCAAGACGTCCCTGGTTTTGAGCTTGCTGTGCTTCTCCTGCTTTTGGCAACTGAGGAATAGAAGGCAACGGCATTGGTTTTACTTTTTTATTCATAATAACTCCAATTTATTATAAAGGTTCTACTTCGAAAAATGTATACTTAAATGTGGCAATTGCAGTAAAGTATTCTACGGTTTGTGATGCGATATCAAAATCTAAACTTTGCAATGATATAGGGAACAGATTTTTAAATATTATATTAACTTTAGGATTATTTGTCGAGTCTAAAATAGTCAAAGTACCATCCGAGTATGCCAAAACTTCTTCCTGTCCATTTAATTTAGTAACAAATGGAAATCTACTTGGCCGTTTTTCGGTAAAAGCTTTAAATTGATTATAATCATTTGGAAATCCAAGAGCTAATAACCAACGATACAATTCTAAATAATTTGACATATCCTCGGAAACCAAAAATCTGATGGTGAATTCTCCGAAGTTTATTTTATCACCTATTGTAGGAATGTCAACAAAAGGTGTAGGTTGTGTTGCAAATCCTAATTGCATATCTGGAAGATTTGCGGATTGACAAGTAAAGGAAGTTCTTGGCAAATCCTTAATACTAAATCTAAAGGCGTTTGGTCTTAGATAATCATACGTTGTTGCAACGCTGCTTACTAAGCTCTGTTTAATTTCGCCAATATTTGCAGTAAACGCCATACTTCTCCTTACTTATTACTATTATTTATAGCCGCGTAATACAATAAAAAAGGGGGAATTTCTTCCCCCTTAAGTCCGATCTTAACGTCGGTTTATTACATTAGGTTAACAACCTTTGTACGACGGTAGTATTGGTTACGATCTGCAGTAAAATTATCTGCATCCGAATCCGATAAACCATTTGCCGATGTTACATATGGGTTAGCAATTAGACCGTAACGTGTCTTGAAGCCGATCTTTGGCTGGAAGCTGTTAGGATCAATTGCACGTACCATTTGTAGAGGAACATATGGGCAATAGAACATACCTGCATCATATGGGCTTGCGCCTTTGTAACCAACCATGTAGAACTGGTTGCTTGCACCTAGGTTAGCCGAATATGGGTCGATGTAAACACGATAGCGACCGTTTAGAACACCTGCGAAAGTATTGCCAGTGTCGTCGACATTTAGGTTTGTGCTTAATGCTGGAGCGTAATCTAGAACGCCCGACATAGCTAATGCACTTGCAACGTCTGCGGAGCAAACGATGAAGTTACCTTTTCCTCTACGAGTATCTTGAGCAATGTGGTTAGCATCACGTTCGATATTGAATAGAAGACCTTTGAAACGCTCAACAGACCAACGTCCGTTTGAATCGATGTCTAAGTCGAAAGTTCCAGCAGTTGCTGTCGATGGCGAACCTGCTTTAGCAACTTTGTAGATTGTACGAACAATCTCGCGGTTGATTTCAAACATAAACTCTTGCGAGAGGATGTTCGATAGTTCTGCCTCAGCATCAAGACCATGAATTGCTTTTAAGTCTTGTGCCAATTCAACAGTGTACTCAGCCTTTAATGCACGTGACTTAGCAGTAACTGTTGTCTTATCGATCGAGAACGACATTTCAGCATAGTCACTCTTAGCTTCCATTGTGCCGGTGCTAATTGGGCGACCTATGTTATATGTGCCGTCAACTGGATTGTTGCCTGTTGCGTTTGTGAAATCGCCGGAGAAGCTTGTGTTAGCTTCGTTGAACAATGCTTCAGTACGAGTGCTGGTATTAGCACGTGTATCTGTTGTTCCGCCGTATAGCGATCTCATCGCAAAAATTAGTCCAGTAGGACCTGTCATTGGCTGAACGCCGCAAATGTCATAAGCCATTAGGTTAGGCATTGCACGACGTACTAGACCAATAAGAATTGGGTCATACTTTTGAATACCATCAGTTGCGCTGATGTTATTTACTGGGGTTTCGAATAGTGCTTGACGCTCTTCACGTAAAGACTTTTCCTGATTCTCTAGCAATACTGCGGTAACAGCACGCTTGTAAGAATCTTTAATTTGTGGAAGATCTGGGTGATCTAGGATCGCTTCCCATTTCTTTTGATAGTTCTCGGATAAAAACATTTGATTCTCCTTTTTTTACAACTTATATGTATTTATAAGTTATACTCTTTTAATTGTTCTTGATAAGGCTTTAGCATACGAAGATACAGCATCGTTAGATTCAAAGCTTTCTTGAACGGTAGTTTCTTCCAGTAAAGGTTGTGTCATCATTTCTGATGGCTTTTTAATGTCTGTTACTGAGAAATAATTTTCTTTAATAACAGCAACCTTTTCCTTGTAAAGTCCTTCGTTATCGAAGTCAACGCCTTCTAGAAGCTTTGACAGTCTCTTAGCATCAGTATGTGCTAGATCTTTGCTCATTTCAGCAACGATAGCATTTTTTCTTAGAGAAATTACTTCTGCATTTAAAGAAACGTTTTGCTCTAGTTGATAGTTTAGACCTTCTTCTAACTCTGTTACCTTGCTCTGTAGATCACCTATCACATCATATTTTTCTTCAGGCACTTCAATGTAATGTTCTTTAAAGAGTACCTTGAGACCAGCCATGAAATCTTCAGCGATTTCTGTACGTAGTCCCTGTTCAACTGCAAGTTTGTTTTCTTCCATGTAGTTCTCAACTACATAGTTTAGGTATGCGTCAACCTTCTCAACAATACCTTCTTTGTATTCTTCAAACTCCGCAGAATATCTTTCTTCTAAAGCCTGAGTTACTCTTTCCATTTCGTCATTTACTTTAGCAATAACTGCTGCTTCGAAAATGGAGCTTGCTTTTTGCTTAAACTCTTCGGAAAGATCTTCGCCAAAGATTGCGGAAATATCTACCTGCAGATTTTCTTCTGTATCCTCAGCAACAGTTTCATCTGTTACCTCATCATCTTCGATGATAATTTCTTCTTCCTCGACTTCTTCTTCCTCGCGAATTCCTGAATTCATTGGAATAGCCGGCCAATCAGCACCTAGGTTCGGTGTGCCTTGAACTGTAGTGAAGTTAGGAGCGTCTCCTACAGGTGCCTTCATAGCAATAGTATTTTTAGAAATACCCTTTGCTGTAATTGCGCCCTGGTTGGCGTCCTTTTCGTTTCTTTCCTCGTAGGATGCGTCTTCGGAATCACCCTGTTTAGGCGAAGAAGAATCTCCACTATTTTTAGGACTGATTGAGGAATCTTTACTTACACTAGATGCGCCCATTTGCTCGGCTTCGTTCAACGAAGCTTTCACATCCACGCGTCCTAGCAATTCCTTAATTTTGCTTTCTACTGACATTAGAGTCTCCTAACTGTATGAATATACTCAATCATTATTTATAATTCTAGTTATCTAGACAGATGAGATAAGAATTGCTCAAATATTTTTAATTTTTCCTCTTCTAGATTTTTACTAGAAGTCTTTCTAATTTGTTTTTGGGCAGCTTCAATATGCACCGCCTTCCAAACGCCATTATCTAGTATCCATTCTGCGGATTCCATAATGCCTTGTACAAAAGCATCCGGGGCAGATGGGTCAGCCACAATATCAACGGTTGCTAGATGAAAATCATCCTGCACTTCGTTGACGCCCTCCGAGTTCATTTTTAACGAACCCAAACCTCTAGTAGATACACCCAATTGTACACCATTCTCAATTAAGTTCTTTGCGATGGTTCCCATAGGTGTTTCTAAAATTTTAGCTCTACCAATTACATCGTTACCTTCCATGTTTAGAGAAGTAATTAGATGTGATACCTGGTGTAGGTTAATAGATGGATTATCAGGGTGTCCCAATTCACCTAACGATCTCTTTTGACCGATAAGCTCTTGGTACTTTTCTACCTCACGCTCCATAATAGATTTGCCGTAAGTTCTGTTATTTTTATTTTTTTTATCTGATTGGGCAAAAATACCTTCGATAAAAACATTCTTGCCGCCGTTTTTATTTTCTTCGACAAGATATTTTAATTCATGCGCCGTTTCTTTAATTAGTTTCATAGTTCTTACCTAGGTAAAATTTGTTGATTCGGTTCGTCAAATCCATCTAACTTAGTTAGGTGTAAGTAAATCATAGAGTTTGCAGGCATCGCAACTGAAATATTTGCACTGGCATTTGCAGTATCAGGAAATCCTAATGTCTGAGTCATTGACCAATTATCATTGCCGTTGAAGTATTGAGTAACAACACCATCTCGTGTCATAATAATTGGCACCGGCCCTGGAGCAGTCCACATCGCGCCAGTAACTGTTATCTTCACATTAGGTTGATCTACAGTTTCATCTGCTAATTTTAAATCCAAAGAAGTAATAGTAGCAGTACCGTCACCGATTAATTTAATACCGGCTTGCTGCCTAACTTTCTTAAGAACTGTTTTAACTACTGGCATAATTACCTCTTATTTTTTAGCTGTCTTTGCTGAGTCTTTAAATGCTTGTGCAGTAGGAGCTCCTTTGGTACCAGGTTTTCTCATACGCTCACCGGATCCCTTTGCTATTCTTTTTCTCTTAGCATGAATATTTGCATATAGTCCAGGTTTAGATGCCTCAAGAATAGCTTCCTCGGTCATCTCACCTCTCATATAATTTGCCACGGTCGAAATATAATCCTCTGCTAAAGTAATTTTAGACTGGCACCACTCAGGAATATTTGTGTTTGGTTCTAACATATCATGTACTGTTTTTGCGTTGTGTAAAATTGAACGCAAATCAGACATTGCCATGTCTCCCTCATAATCATATTCTTGTTCTTCTTTACCTTCAGCTACACTTTCCTTCGGGACACAATTAGGAACTTCTCTACCATTTTTCGTTTTGGTTCCGATCATTTTGTAGTCATCCCAACAAGGATCTTCACCTTTCATTTTTTTAGCTTCAGCAATTTTATTTCTAAGAGAAGAGAAACTTTCTTGTTTCATTCTTTCTCTCATTCTAACTGTAGCCTGATATGTACCAGGTGCGGTTCCAGGTTTTAAATCCATCTTATCTTCATCATAATCCGGAATTGCTTTATCCTGAAACTCGTTCCCATATTTGGATTGCATCATAGAAGTTCTTGCTTTTTGGCGAGCAATGTCCGCAGCCATTTGCATACTTCTACTCACTCCAACTCCCTGATGAGGATAATCACCTTCCTCTTTCATAAAGTTAGGATTTTTCTCTTTAAACTTATCAGGAGTAAGAACGGGTACAGGTTTACCTGCAGGATCTACAACCTCGCCTTTGTCTAAGTCTGCTCTATCCTTAGCCATCTTAAATCGTTTATCTAATTGTGCTTTATGCTCAGGATTTTCTTGCCACTTAGGATCATCTCGCATAGTCTTTAACTGATCTAATTGAGCGCCTTCTACTTTATATTTCTTTTTAATTTCAGCTTGTTTCGCCATTCTTTCTTTGTCATCCTTAATATCATATGCCATTCCGAGCTCTTTATAATATTCAGGATTTGGTCTTTTGTTAGCAGTGCGAATAGCTTGATGCTGTTGATATAACTTGTCTTGTGTTGAACCCTCAGCAATTTTATTTTTATCTTTTGGTGCAGGCTTTGGGGTCGGTGCTCTTGGAATTTCTGGAATATCAAAACCGCCCTCTTGTATATGCTCTGACTCTTCCTTAGCTAAACGAGTCAGAGCTTTATCAAAGCCAGCTTGTCTTTTCTTTGCATGCTTTAATTCTACATCTCTTTCTTTATCTAATACACGAGCTCTGGAAGGATGCCCAACGTCTCTTTCAAATTCTGAATCTTTTTTAAATTTGGCCGCATAGCTTTGAGATTTGGCAACCTCTTTACTTGCTTTACCCGCATAACTAGCGAGAGTAGATCTTTTTAACTCGTCAATTTGTTCTATATTTTCATTAAATGGATTTTTAGCATTATCTTTCTTTTCTATTTTTCTATCAGCTCTATCTAATCCAACATCGCGCTTAGCTTTAGTTTTAGCATCGCTAGTTGAATGATATGATTTTTCTGCTTTGTTGGCATAACTAGCTAAAGTAGATCTTTTTAACTCATCAATCTGTTCAACTTCTTCTTTTACAGGTCTGTTCTTATAAGTGTTCCAATCAGATGCATCTGTTGAAACTACGTGGTGCAGAGGCACAACATGACCCAGAGCAGATGTAGTATGAATTTTAGTACCAGCGCCAGCACCGGTTTTATGCGACACCTTGCTCATATAATGTTTGCCTTGGTGCTTGTATATAACTGTACCGCCATTGGCAATATCGTTTTCAGTATATTTTTCAATAAGTTCAACTTCTTCATTCACAGTACCAATGTAGTGATGATCATGTACCTTGTAGCCCTTGCGACGATAATGAGCAATGGCACGTTTGATGGCATTTTCTCGATCCTCACCTGGCATACGCACAGTCTTCTGTATGGTTTCTTTGCGCTTGCTGACCATAGGATGGTTAGGGTCGGTAACTGTTAAACCAATGCGATGTGTTGCTTCTACAATGTGATTGTTATCTTCGTTCTGTCGTTTGGCAGCATAAGATGCACCAAGTGCCATACGAATACGTTCTTTTTTGCTCTTGCCGGCAAATTTAGGATTATCGCTATGAACAAAATCGCTGATCCATTTTCCTGTAGGATCAGATGCTTTTAACTTTTCTTCCAGCGATTCTTCTCTTAAACGATTAAATGATTTCATTGGCTTTTTGCAGGTTGTTGAGTTGGTTGTGCAGGCTGCTTATCATCTTTCTTTTGGTTCATTTTTTCTGCGGCTTTTCTACCGGCCTCACCTGTAACAAGGTCACCTATAAATTCTGCAACCTTATTAATCTTGTCTGTTAGATTCGATTCACCTAGGCTTGAAGCAACTTCCTGCTTTCTAATTTCTAAGGCGTCATTCATTTTATCCGCAATCGCAGCTTCAAAATTACCCAAGGCTTCTGCTTCTTTGTTTGCTAGAATATTATCTACCATGTTTCTAATTGGATTATCCACTATAACTCCTTATTGTCCGGTTTGCTCAGTATTTATTTGAGGCGGAGGTGGTTCATTTTCTATCTCCGACTTCATAGTTTGAATATCTTTATCAGACATTCTTAAAACATTTTTCATAATAAATCTTTGACTAAAATATATTCCTACGTATGGTTGCGCTAAATTTAATAAATCGATTTGATTTCTATAATTTTCCGCAGCCTTCATTTCCTCAAAATACTGATCCTGGGCATACTTATATTGAATCTTTTCTCCAATAATTGCCCAGTCTTTTTCATTTATAACACCCTTCAAAACTAATTGAGTTTTTAGAATGTCGTCAAATATTACGTTAAACTTTTTGCGAAGTCTTGACACAAACTTGGCAAATTTTAATTCGTCTCTTGTTATCTCAGTTGCTCTACCAAAAGAAATGCCTTGCTGAGGTTGCATTCTTGAAACAGGAACGTTTAATGCCTGGTATAATTTATTTTGAAAATAATTTACATCATCAATTTGACCTAAGCTTTCTCCACCAGGCAAAGTACTAATTTCTGTTCCTTTACCACCTTCTCTGCGCGGTAACCAAAAATCCTCAAGCATCGACATAAATTTTCTATCGTCTCTAATCTCACCTGTGTTAGAGTCGTAAACAACCTTGTTTCTATAGCGAGCCATAATATCTTTTAGATACTGCTCGGCTTTAATCTTTGGTAAATTACCAACATCAATATAAAATATTCTTCTTTCGGGTGCTCTAGCCAATCTATAAATGACTACCGCATCTTCCATCATCTTTAATTGATTTACAGGCTTAATTGCTTTATGCAAATGCCCAACAACTACATTCTTTTCTAAATCCATTAACCCAGATGGCGCATATGCTATCGAGTCTGTGGAAATTCTTAATCCTTGGTTTACTGTTGAAGAATAAGAAAAATTAGGATTGTAATTAATCCCTTTATCATTATAGATAAAATATTCTTCTATAGATTTAATCTTATCTATATTAGTTTCTTTATCTTTTTCTCTTTTTACTTCTTTAATTTTTCTTATTTTTCTAGGATCTAATTGAATTAGTTCCATAACCCCACGCTTAGGGTTTTTCATATCAATTACTTTTTGATAATATATTCTTCCGTCAATATACCATCTTCTAAAAATGTCATGGCCCTTATTATTAAATTCTAGGAGCTGCAGAATTTTCTCAAATTCATTTTCTATAGTTTCTTTAATATCATCAGCAACATCTACATTGTCAAGATTAATTTGCACCGGTTGTTCGTCATCCACCGCGGCAATTGCCTCAGTGACAATTTCATCTACTGCTGCGGAACAATCAGAATATGCGGATGCCTCTCTATATCTGGTAATTAATTCTGCCTCAGATTTAGCAGTGGCATCCATGTCAACATAGGTACCAAAATATCCTCCAGCATTAAATCCGCTGGTTTGAATAGTAGTGGCACCGTCGTCAGGAACAGGCGTGGCAAACGCCTGATTCTTTTTATCAATATCCTCGTCTTCACGAGCAATAGTAAAACCAAATAGTTTAATGGCCATTATTTAATCACTTTATAATATTAAACCGCTACTCCGCCTAAAGATGTAATAGCGTTTATCAATTGACTTGCTGGTGTATTAGTTGCCTCAAAAGTCTGATATTGGAACGTTACACCAAAAGAAGATATCTGATCATTAGTACCAAAGTCTAATGGTACTGCACCAATATCTGTTGGGAATACACCGTATAATTTATATTGTTTCAGAACTGCACCATTTCTGTCTAATTGAGAAATAAACATATCTGTCTGATATTGAGATGGCTGTAATGCGCCAGTTTTGTTTCTTAAATTCTCAATACCATTCATCCATTGTTCTAATGCTGTTCTAATAGTAAAGCTAGAATCGTTTAGAACTGTGCAACTGAATGGAGCAAACTCTCTATCACCTGCCATTTTAATTAGGCGACCTCTGTAATAAACAGGAGTCACACCAATCGATTGACCAGGTAATTCTGAAGCAGTAACTAAAAACGGAGCTTTATTTACAGCGGCTGCTCTTGCCACAACATAGTTTGGGAACGTCAATTGAACGGCGAATTGGTTTGGCCTCGCTCCGCCGTTCGTTAGTTCAGCTTTAAATCTATCTACATTAAATGGGATTGCCATTTCTTTATACTCCTATTAAGCGCCTACTTCTTCGAAAGACACACCAGATCTTGTAGCAATAAAATTCAACTGGATAAAGTTGATTGCTCTTGCAGGCTTAATGAAAATGTCTGCAACAAATTCATTGCGATCAATTACTGCAGGTGTGTTATTTGTATCATCACATACTACACGGAAATCTGTAATACCTCGACGTCCCTGTACGTCTCTTAAGAATGGCTCAACTAGATTTCTAAACTGTGCCTGCGAGAAACTATCATTAAACTCGAACAATTGGAACTTCGATGCAGTAGCAATTGCTTTCTCTAATACAATAAACAATCTGCGAACGTTGATTCTATCAAAAGCACTTGGTCTTGCTAGAAGAGTCTTATCACCAAATAACAATGTGCCTTGTCCTGGGAATGTTACTACAGGATTTACACCCTTCTTGTAAAGAGTATCTCTATCATTCTTTGATGGAGACCAAGCCAATTTAACTACGTTCTTAATTACACCGCGATTATATCCCGCAGGAGAGAACCAAGGATCCGCAATATAGTCTGTTCTTGCGGAAAGACCAGCAACATCTCCATTCAGAGGAACATATCTGTACTTGTCATTATATCTATCGTACTGATACTTCCATCCCGAATCAAGAACAGCAAATGAGGAACTTGTTAAAGTATCTCTGTATGTGGTAATTTTTGTAGCTTGACCTGTAGTATTAACAACATCTGTATATGGAGGAGACGAGAATACTACACAATCTCTTCTAGTTTCAGCAATGTTAATTACCTGATTAACTGCAGCAGCAATTGTTGTTGGTCCCATAGGAATCAACGAAACATCATATAATTCATCATTAGCGAACAGACTATATCCATCTAAAACATTTGCGGTAGATATGCCATCTGAAGATACCCCGCCAGATAACAGCCTATTAGAAACCGAAGTAAGAGTGTCATAATTAACTGCACCACTGGAACCCCAATTCGTCGTATCAGATGGGTGGTCTATTACCCAAATATACTTAGATTGATTGGATATCACATCCTTGTAATAGTTTGTAGATTGGTCCGAATTTTTCGCATCCTGAGCTTTAGATAAAAATGAGAATTTCTCAAGCACTGCCCCCGGAGAACCTGTCCATGTACCAAATGCGTCAATAACTATCACATGTAATTCGTCATCCGTTCCACCTTTTGCAGATACGCTAGCAGATGTTCGAGGAGCAGAATTGAATTGACCTGCGAATGTCCAGCCATCATATGTGGCAACATCCGCCATAGAAACTCTAATTCCGTTGCCTAAAGTACCTGGGTATTTAGCAGCAAATGTACCGTAACTAAATCCACCAGTACTATGATTGGATAACCAATCATCGAAGTTTTCAATTAATGGTACATCAAATACTACACTTGCGGTCGCGCTTGCGTTTCCGGAAGGGCTTGTGATTGAGACAGTTGGGGCATCATCATAGCCCGAACCAGGGTTTATTACGTTAACACTTGCTATACTATACCCAAGAGAGGCAATCGCTGCAGCATTACTTGTAATATATTGCAAATCTCCAGCTGCAGGAATAATTGTTACATTTGGAACATAGTTAATAGTAACATTACCATTAACGGTAATGGTATTAATTGGCGCTGCAATTCTCACATTAGCAGTTGCAACAGTTCCACCTAAACTGTTATTTCTATTGATAGTGACGTTAGGTGTAAAATTATATCCGCCCGCACCTTTGTTTAGAACAGTAATTTTGTTGATAATACCATATCCTAAATTAGCAGTAAGGACTGCTTCTGTTCCGGTGTTGCCATCTAAACGATTGATGATGACATTGGGTGCACTAATATAACCATTGCCGCTGCTGGTAATAGTAAAACCAGTAATTACATTTCCTGTGACGATCGGTGTTGCTGTTGCATGAGCTCCACCTGGAACTAAAATGCCTCCGCTGATAACTACGTTACACCCTGTCTCAGCAGGGCCGTAATTAGTTCCACCGTTACTAATTTGAATGTCTCTTAATTTAAAATGCACATCTAAGTTTGCACTTGCAAAAGTAGAATCTTGATTCTGTATTACGATATTAGATAGTGTAGTATAGTTGTTACCAGAATTTACTACATTAATCTCCTCAACTCTTCCGCCACCTAGAACTGCAGTTGTCGCTGATGGACTCAACCCTGTTAAAGATACGGTAGGAGGAGTACTATATCCAAACCCTGGCTCCGAAATGTCAACTGAAAGAAGTCGTCCTTCCGCTGTAAGTGTTACATTTCCTGTTGCAGTATTTCCTGTAGGTGAAGCTTCAAATGTTACTGTTACTGTGCCCGCACTAGTAAAAATATATGGTGCGGATGTTATAGTTACGGGTCCTACAGAACCATTTGGTTCCGAAACTGCATTTCTTGCAGATGCCCTATTAACATTGCGTACAACTTGCAAATTATTTCCATACGACAAAAAGTTTGCTGCAGTGAAAAAATATCCCGCAGTTGTATCATTCGGTTTACCAAAAATCTCTACTAACTTACCCTCAGAATCTACGGTAGTTACTTCCCCAACAGGCCCCCATACAAAGGCTCCCGAAAATGCTCCAGCAGTAGTTGCGACCGAAGGAACTACCGTGCTTCTATCCTCTTCGGTAACTAAAACGCCAGGTGAAAGCTGAAATGCCATCTTCTTCTCCTTGATAATTTTATAGATATATCTCTATAATTTTGAATTTCTATTTATTTATAATTATCAGCTTTTAGACTTTTTCCAGCCAATTTAGTATAGTTTTATTCATATCTTCTCTACCGTCTTTGAACCACATATCCCCAGCTTCAATTTCTACGGTTGTCCTCTCCGTAGGACCCTCATCTAGTTCCCCAAATGGAGTAAGATTCTCCTCAATTTGTTTAAACTGTTCCTCATATAGTATTTTTCTTAAATTAGTATCCGTCAAGTCCTTAAAGAATGCCTCATTTGTGGCCCAGGCAAATAGCACCAGAGTCATCACCAGATCATCGTGATATCCCTCATCCGCTTTATAGAGTCCACGAACTTCTATGAACGTAGATATCTCACTAATTATATCTGCATCATGGATTAGTAATTTATTATTTTCAACGAGACTCTTAAAGGCAGTACATCCTAAACGCTTAACCAGTTTGGTCGTTCTTACACCAAGTGTAGCGCCAGGTGAGAACCCTCCGGACAAAAACTGCCCAGATTTTGAATTGCTTCCGACAAAGAATACATTTTCATATTCTAGATCGGTATATAGAGAATCTGCGACTTGCTGACCGTTGTCGTTTATTTCTATTAAACAATATGCTTTGTTAAAATCCTTAGCAACCTTATGAATTATATTCGGATATAATAAGGGACTGATTCTATTATTTCTATACTTTGCAACTACACGATATGGATACTTAGTGATATCCATTACTGAGAATGCACAATAATCTCCACCGACTCCTCTAGAAGTATCTGCAACTAGCATGTAGATATGTTCTTCCTCAGGTTCCTCATAAACAGACAAACCCTCATAGGTGTGAATAGGTTGTTTATGTGACATTCTACCAATCGTATCAGGATTGATAAGTGTGTTAGATGATCCAAGGAACTTACATAGAACTTCCTGATTAAATTTCAGTTCACCTAGAATAGATCTTTGTTCTTCTGCCCACTTTTCATCTCTGCCAGGTATTTCGCTGTAATGAATAAACATTGGAACGAATCCATTAAGCCCTTGCTCTGCTTCATTCCAGAATTTCCAGAAGTGATTATATCCCAATGGAGTAGATGTTAGAAGAATTTTTGTAGTTTCACCCGCAGATACTACAGGATAAACCGAAGTGAAGAAGTCCTCTGCTACGTTATTCGGAATAATTGCAGCTTCATCAATATACAACCAGTTTACAGATTTACCTCGAATACCCGAAGAACTTGTTGCCGCAGTAAATATTCTTGAACCATTTTCTAATTCAATATCACCTTTGTTAAATGTCTTAACACCTTGTTGCATCCACATAGGAAGAAGTTCATACATCATCTCATAACGATAAAGAACTTCTCGAGCAGCGGCAGACTTGTTGGCTAGAATAGCAACCGTTTTATTCGGTTGGAATAAAGTATACCAAAGTATACAAGCAGCAGACGTAATTGTTTTGCCCTGCTGTCTACCTTCCATTAATATAACTCTACGATTGTTTAATATTAAATCTACTTTTCGTTTTTGGCAATCATAAAGTTTAAAAGGGATTAAACCCTTATCTAAAGAAACAATTTGGCAATATGTTTCTATAAAATAAATTGGATCCGAAATACATTTCATTAATTCCGCAACCTGCTCAGAGGTATAGGATATTACGGTTCCAATTTGTTTTAGATTTGGATTACCGTTGTATGAAATCTTTTTATTGGTCGATTGACTTGCCATTATCTTTTTTGCCTAGCAGTTTCATAAGATCATTAGTTGACCCCGCAAATACTACGTTATTCTGAGTATTAATATGGTTAGGAGAATCTTGTACTTCTAAATCCTTAACTTGTTTTTGGAGTGCAAGTAAGTCTTTAGACACATCAGATAATGTTTTGATAAACTGTCCAGCAACTTCGTAATGCCTCGGAGTCTCAGAATTTTTAGATAACTCTATTAAATTATCTAAAGTATCATCCCCCTTTAGAATTAATTTTCTCAGAGTTTGTCTTGCTAGTTGATAGTCATCCTCCTGATCCAATGATTTATTACTATTCATTTTTTCAGGAACAATTAATTCTGAAGATGATTCTGGCATCGGATCAAGGTCAAATAACGAATCTAATTTTTTTAAGTTTTTCATTTTTAAAAATCTTCAAACACTTCTAAATAACTATAATCATCAGATACATTTGCAGTATTAGGATTAGTTTGTACAGTAATTTTTTGTCTTTGATTAGTTAAATCCTTATTATCAAAAGTATTTGCAATAACTTTCTTGATGATTCCTGTTTTGGTAATAGGGCCATAGAAGTTTAATTTTACAGTAAATCCCAACGTCCAAGTTACAGATCTTCTTGTAGTAAAATCTCCCTCATAATCATCCTCAAATCCTATAGTATTTAAAAGTATAGGTAGATCATTCTGAATATTTAATTCGGGTATTGCCTTTAACGTTAAATTATAATCAGGATTAAAATACGGTAAAATTTGTTCTATTATTTGCAGACCATCGTCCTGATTTCTTGCATAGATGTAAAGTAAAACTGTAAGATTATAAGGAGTAGGTGCATACTGAGTACTTGCAGTTGTAGAACCACTTAGAGATCTAGTTTGTTGCAGGGGACTAATTTTTCTGTTAGGATCATAATCCATTGCAACCATTTCAAACCCCATGCGAGGCAAAATTACCTGCATGCTAGCTTTATCAACATTTGGTTGTTGATTTATTCTTGCTAAAAACTTTTGTTTAGGAGAATACGATAAGGGTACTCTTTGAACAATAGTTGTATTATTAGGCCCCTTCTTTTCGATGGTAATATTATTAAACATATTACCAAACGCAACGATTGCCTTTCTAACTGTTCCCCAATAGTATCTTTGATCTAACATTAAATATCTCCAAACGGATTTTTTTCAGTAAAATCTAAAACCGAATCTTTTTCTTTTTCGAATTTTTCATTATCTGCAAGAACAAACGGTTTATCTGAAGTATATCCTTCTTGTATCATAGGTGTTAACTCATTAGTTTCAAGCAATATACTTTCGTCATTTTCTTGTACCAACTCAAAATTATCAACACCAAGATCAAATCCTGCAGCAATTTCATCTATCTCAGCAACTCCTGTATTAAATCTTTCATTGGAGAACTGCATCAATTCGCAATATAACTTGAATGTGTATAACTTGCCTATCTGATAAAAAGGTTCATGCCCATCAACCTTTCGTATCTCAAAAATACCTTTGGTTAAAGGAAAATAAATTAAATCTCCTTCAGCGGGTCTTTCTGGTAGTATAGAGTTGCCCGTACTACCTATCGTTTCCGACCATCGTTTTCTTGCAACTACAAAATTTGCCGAATCTCTAATTTCCAAACCAAACTTAGTTAGCAGTTCGCCCTCGCCCTGAAACCCCTGTACATTTTCCATATACATTTCAATGGGATATGCGTTTTCATAATAATTTCCAGTATTCTCAGTTAGAATATCATCATACCCTGCAGGTTTTCTAGGTAGATAGTAAACCTCGAACCCATAAATCTTCATGGATTCTATAATCAAATCCTCATAAAGGTTTTGCTCAGAGGCAACCCCAATACTTCTTCCCGATTGAAAATATTGGTTAACTGTAGGCATAAAAGTATTGACTTTCTATTGACCAGGTATTAGACTCTGCTATGTACCCTGTTAATAATTATCCTGTATAAAAGTTCACAGGTAATTCGAAGCTAGACTGCATATCATCTTCAATCTGTTTTAATTCAACGACTGCTTCGTCATAAATTTTATCTGCATTAATTGTTACTCCTGCAGGGAGTTGTACTCCGGAGAACTTCTTCAAATTCTCCCCCCATTGTCTCTTAATTAAAGCAGTAGTATACATCTTCAAGAAACGATCATCGTAAACATCTCGATATGTCTCGGGATCTAAGATTCGATATGCTTCTACTATAATATAGTCTCCTACATCTAGATTATCATCCCAGCTCATATCTACAAATAATCTATTCATATGACGATTGAATCTAATCGGTTTAGTTCCTGATAAAAGCTGACTCAATAGTTCAATATGTCTTTTAACCTGATAATAATAAATTAAATCTGTAGACATTAGGCTGTAAAGATCATTAATTAAAATTTGATATTGAAGGCTGAATAAATTATTTCCTGTAGTTTTATTAGTAAACGGAAAAATATTATTCACTCCGACAACTGCATCGCTCATTTCAATATAGCCATTGGCTAAATTTTCTGTAGTAATTTCATGCTTCAAATAAACTAATTCTACTGCATCATAATGATATTCTCTGTAGAATTGGAATGCGTCATCAATACGATCTTCAATTTGATCATCGTCAATGTTAATTTCAATGACAGGGCTACCCAATCTTCTTAGGCAGTAATCTCTTAATTGTTCTCTGTTGGTTACCTTAGACATTTGTAACTCCGGGGTATACTGTTACCAAACCTTCTATTATTCTTTTAACCGTAGCATTGCTTGTTGCCTCAACATCATACACATATCTGCCATCTTTTATATTTGCTGTTTCTGACGCCGTCAAAGAAATTTGAACATTCCCATTTGCGGCATCAACAATGTTAGCAGTGAAAGTTATAGCATTTGCCGTGTAAAACGATCTGCGCATTTGACCCGCAACGGTATAACCTTGTAAAGATATAGGATTTTTACTATTGTCTAAATAATTAATATACTCGACAAAAGTAGTTCCCTTATCTATTACTAAATTTTTTGTAGAAGCCATTTATCTTACCTTAGGTTTCATACCAAGAAGTACCGTCACTAACTATCGTTAAGGTGCCGTTAGTTAATACCATAGTATTTGCAGTGGATTTCAAATTAATTCCTCCGGCATCGCCCGTTGATTGTAACACTATAATATTGGAATTAAATTTAAAAGTTACAGTTCTACCCGGCCATCCATATTGTACGTTACCCAAACCGCTAGCACTGGTTACGTTAAAGAATTTGCCCTCATTCGGAATAGTTAGTACATTGCTAACAGGAACAGTGATATTAGATGTTGGGAAAATTGCAGGAGAACTGTTGGTCCAATTTTCAAAATGAATTCCTTCCATAATTATGGAAGGCCCCGCACTAAATACAGGTTTCGTACTAATATCGCTAAATCTAATTGTCTGCAGATTTATATTACTAGAAGCACTATCAACCTTAATTCCATACTGACTATTTCTATAAATTCCCCCAAGTACTGTGACATCGCCACCTTCTACTAGTACTCCATGGTCTCTATTATACCAACCTACGCAATTAGTAAGTTGAGTGGGTAGATTGTTCAACGTGTTAATATAAAACCCTTTTTCATTACTTGCAGATTGGCAATTAGTTAATAATGTATCTGTACTACCGCCTGTAACTAAGAATCCAATATCTCCACTTTGGCCTGTACCTCCAGCTCCGGCTTCGGGTACATTATCGGCGCCGCAACCTGTAAGTTCGCAACTATTACTACTATCTACCCAAAATCCTCGTTGATATCCGTACGAAAAACTATCAGTAATTTTACCCCAATCTACAGTATTCTGAAACTTGTACGCAGTACCAACTCTGGTCAATGCGTTACCACCAGGATTCGGTGCCCACCCTCTGGCTACTGCTGCTATAGTTGCAAAAGGCCAGCAATGTACACGATTAATAACAGGCACATCATATGCGGAATTAACTAGGATACCGTTATTAGAATCAATATTACATTGGGTAACTCGCAAACGCTGAGAGTTATTCGCAAAAATCGCCTGATTAAATCCTAGTATCATAACATCGCTGACACTGGTATCATCCGCGGCTATTGCAGTATTACCAAGATTAGTTATGGATCCTGATATAGTAATAGCTGTTCCGGCAAAAGAAGTAGGACTTAGATAATTTAAATTACTTTGCCTAATCAACATCTTGCTTATACTAGAGCCAGATCTCATATTAATAGTTGCTCTAGAATCTAAGCGAATAGAACCACCTATTGCATTATAATTGGTAAAATAATTATAACCATTACTACCAATCATATTTTGTTGCCCTTCAAGATGGCAACTTGGTTTGATCGTTATATTTGATGCTATACGATAAACCCTATCATTAGATAAAATTATCTTTCCGCCGGTAGTACCAAGACTATCAATCGCTGATTGAAATGCAGCAGAATCATCTGTGGTGCCATTACCGATTGCTCCAAATTGTTCTACGTATGCAGTGTTTGCTGCAATAGAATTTACTAATCTTATAGTTTCAGTTATAGATCTTCTTCTACCTCGTATTTTATCTACAAAGGCTAGTTGAGAGGCAAGGCTGTTAACTTGTGTAACCATTTTTAGTTTACCAAAGGTGTGTAATTAAATCCGTTTTTTACTAATTCTTTTTCGACTTCTTCCATTAAAGTATCGTTAATAGAATTATATTTACCGGGCAGTGTTAGAATTAATTTATCTTTTAATTTTTCTACGGTACCTTGCATCGTATAAACTTCTAAGGTAATCTTAGTAAAGTCTTCTAAATAGTTAACTGATAAATTCGTCACTTGTAGTGTCATGAAAATCTCCCGTAGTATACTCTGTAGGATATAACAATCGGGTCATCCCCTTCTATATTGGTATATCCTTTTCTTTCGAAACTATGTTTACATACAATTTTTAAAGTTTCAGGTTCTACTTTAAAAGTTAAAATACTAGAACCTAAAAATTCTCCAGAACTTGGCTGCTTTATGATTCTAAGTACAGTTGATCCTGTCGCATTAATTACGGCATCGCCCGAATCTGCGTATCCCCCATTTATAGATATAAATGGAAGAATAAAATAATCATCAGTATTTATTAACGTATTATTGATAAGAATTATCTCATCAGTTCTTTCAATATTAGATGCGGTTGGGTCTGCTTCTGTAATTCTAGGTATTGTATTAAGTCCAGGTAAATTGTAAATAATGTGAGGAATTCTTCTATCTAAAGAAAATTTAGTTTTACCTAAACCATCGGTTATCAAAAAATTATCTTTCTCTATAATAATACTCATCAATGAACTCCCAAATATTTTAAATTACCTTCTAATTCAACTGAGGTATTTAAAAAATATGTTCTCGTATTATATTTGTATGATAATCCGGCTCCCAAGGGAACTATTGTCTCACCCTCAGGCCAAATTATTAAATTATTAGTTAAATCAATAGCACTATTTCGCTCATCATATAAACCGCCAGTTAAAGTATTTTCTGAGCTAGCATTATCTATTGTTCTTCCCTGATAATACCCTATCGTTATATAATGTACAGTCGCACCATAAGTATCATATCCATATAATTGCCTAACGTCAGAATATTTGTTCAGATATGAAATTGGATCGAACGTTATTTCTTTGTTACTTGTAGCAGACGCATAAAGTTGTTGTCCTACAGTAGGACTATTTCCGACACTTTCTATTAGATTTGGATATGATGCAATATATCTTAAAGCATCTGCCTCAGAAATATAGAATAAACTTATCGGTAAGGAACCTATAGTATTACTTATAGGAAAAGAATCTAAAGTAGTGCCTTCAGGTAACCCGGGTATATTATTAGTATATGTGTTTGGATCTAAGTTAGAAGCAGATGAAAGTATTTCTTCATTTCCAGTTAAACTCGATAAAAATAAAAATAAGGGGGTGGGGAACAAAGAATAACTTCCGTCGGATTCTAGTTCTGCAGTATATAATTGGTTAGAACTTATTTGTATACCATATCCTAATGGTACTGGTTGCTCTATATAACTATATTTAGAACCATCCTGTTGCCAATTATAATGTTTATACTGCGTAAGTTTAGTTATAAGCCCTGAGAATATATATCCATTAACATAAAAATCGAAAAATCCTGTTCTAAGAGGTGGCTTATCAATTAATAATAAGTTAATGAATGATGAAGTATTTAGAGTGCCATCTGCAGAATAGTTTTGCAAAAAAGGTCCAGAAAACGGTATATCTGGAGGTAAACTTTCCCGCAAAGGAATTTGCGTAAAATTTGTTATAGATAATCCTTCTAACGTTTCCTGAAATACTCTAAGTTCGGGTACATACAACGTTTTAGTGAATGCAAAAGATGATCCTGCGTAATATTGTTCAGGATTTTTATACAAATAACTTCTTTCCGTGGTGAATACATTACCTAAAGTGACTAAATTTGCGGTTAAATTAATTAAGTATTTAGACATGATTATACTAAAGTTACCTGTGCAGTATTTTCAAAAATTAGTAAAGTATATCTTCTAGTTATTGCGGGCAATCCTACTCTTCGTACGAAATATTTTTCTTTCAAATATACGTTTGTAGTATCTACCATAAGAGTCGCTGTTCTATAAGAGTTATTATCTAAATTTTGAACAAACATATTGGATCCTATTAATTCCCTCGTATCGTAATCTATTACTACAACGGCAGGAGGATATCCCAAATTATGTCTAAATATAGTGTAAGTATTGGTTCCCTGTTTTGGGTATTCTGAAGCCTCTTTGCCTTTGTTATTATTTGGATCAGTATTTACATCTATAGATGGATATGCTTGAATAAATTCTGTTTTTGAAGTTATACTAAGATATTCAAATCTAGAATCAAAATAAATTCTATTTAAATTTGGTAAAGGATTATTCAAAGGAACATTACTTCCGGTTTGTCCGTCCGGATTATTAAAGATAGAAACTATTTTTCTACCAGATACGGTACCCGCCCATAAAACATTAGTTGACATTTTTTAATAAATTATTTCTATAAATTATTGAAATTTTTTGTTTGTAGGAAAAAGTTAAATTCTGTATTGTGGAAAATCTACCAGCCATATGATGCAGTATTTTTCCTTCCCCTAAATAAATTGCAGCATGATTTGGTACTGGACTATTAATTTTCATAAGTAAGACATCATGCTTTTTAATATCTTCTACTTCCTCGAATAAACAATTTTTAGCATTTTCTAAATAAAGATTCTCTCCTTTATTCCACCACTCCCAATCTCTTTGTATATTAGTTGGTAAAAAGATATTAAATTTTCTTTTATAATAATCTCTGACTAACGTGTAACAATCAAACATCCCATGTATAAAAGGTCTTCCCTCATAACTAAAATCTTCAAAATATCTATTAGGTATAAAAACTTCTGAAAAGTTTTTAGATGACCCTATAGTTACGAAAATGACTTTAGAGTGATTCATTTCTGATCTTTCTTCTAAAGTCAATTTAGATATTTCGGAATTATCTTTTTTCAATAATACTGCTACAGTATTTTCATCATTTGCTCTTTTAAAAAGTTTTCCCTCTCGTTGAGTCAATTCTAATCTTTTCTCAACTTCTAATAATTGTAATAATTCATCAGAAACATTATGACCTAACATTTTACAATTCTATTCTAATTGATTTATTATTCAAATCTATTACAAATCTATTATCTGATGATCTTAAAACTCCCGACGTTATAGTTCCTAAGTTTAACGAAATTTCAGCTAGATTATTTGCGCTAACGGTTACACCTGTGAATACATTTGGTGCTAACTGAGATCTACCAATAGTTCCAGAAACTATTTTAGCACCATTAATAGTGTTAGCGGCAATCTTTTCACCAGTAATAGAATTATCTTGAATTTTGCTTGTTGTTATAGAGTTTGCTGCCAATTTTGCAGATGTGACGGAATTATCCGCAAACTCTCTTGTGGTTAAAGTATTACTTACTAGTTTTGAACTAATAATTGTATTTGATGCAATCTTCGCGGCAGTCACTGCATTTGCAGCTAATTCTGTAGTACCTACTTGATTTGGGTTTAGCGCAATGCCAGTAATAGTGCCCGAACCGCTATTAGGTGTAAAGAAATCCCAAGAAGTTTTTGTCGTATTTAAAATATATGTTGCTGAACCAACAATAACTAAATCGCCGGGATTATAATAAGTTGTATCTGTTGGCAAAGCTGCAAGAGTCGGAATTCTAGCAATTACTGTATTTGCGGTATATTGAGGAATAGATTTCCAAGTTGTATCATAAATGTATAATCCCGGAAGTGTCGCAGAACCTGCCGTTACTCTAAACAATTCTCCAACGTTTGCTGTAGCAGGTAAAGAAGTTCCAAAACTAATACCACCCGAACCACCCGCGCCTGATACGTAACTACTTAAAGTTCTCCATTGACCGCTTATGAAGATATAAGCAATGCTTCCAACAACAACCGTTCTTCCTGAATAATTATCTGGACTACCTGTTGCCGGTAAAGAAACTAACACTTCTAAACCAGAGGGTGCACTTGATGTTATTACGCTGGATAAAGTTCTCCATGAACCTGATAAAAATAGGTATGGTTTGGCATTGCCGGTTTCATAAAAGATAGTTCCCTCGGGCGCAGTTTCTGGTTTAACTGTACCAATTGGAATCGCATTGTCACCTCTGAATCTCACCCATCTATAATCCGATCCTGCCAATCTAGCGATTCCCGGGTTTGCCGGTAATCCTCCACCATTGCCGGTAGGATAACCAGTAAATATCCAAACATCACCATTAAAAAATACTATTCGACCTTCGTGGTTGCCTAAAGTGGGTAACGAAGAAACCACTGGAACGCCATTTACAGTAACATTCGCTGAGGTTGTACCCACAACAACTGTGATATTAGCTGCACTAACTCCGCCGGTAAAATTTGTTAACTGAGAATTAACATATCCTTGCGTAGCTAAGGGGGCGCTAAACCATGTAATAGTACCATCCTCATTTAAATTTAAAGAGTCCGACCCGTTTAGAGTAAATCCAATTCTACCTGGACCTAAACGATACATACCTGTATCTTTATCATTTGCCCAAGTATATCCTGGAGTAAGTCTACCATCTGTAGGAAACCCTAAAAATTGCCCTCCGGAATACAAAGAATAAAAGTTTTCATTTACCTTTGTAAATGCATCTCGTAAAAGATCTCCATCTCCGCTATTAGGAGAGGTACCTACATTTACGTTTGAAAAATTTCTTTGTGATGGCATGATTTTAACTTAAATTTAAATGATTTTTAATTTTAGATAACTCTTCTTTCAATGTATTTATTTCTTGTTCCATTCTTCGAATAGTTGCCGTTTGTTTTTTCTTTTGTTTATACTCATGAACTGCATGTATATTCGTATTTAAAATGGCATTGTTTTCAGTATCCTTTATATAATCAGGATTATCTTCAATTTGTAAAAATCTATCTGACATATTATAGTAAAGAAGTTGCTACCAGTTTTCTTATCTTTGGTAAATATACTGGATTACTTGCATAAAAAATTATCTTTATTTGATAGTGGGCAAAATCATCGTGATCCTCAGGCTCAATTACTCCAGTAGCTATAGTTTTATTTACAGTATATTCTAAAGAGGGTTCAAGAAGTCTATAAATTTCTTGCGTAAAAGAATCGTCGTCAGTTCCCGCAAAGGATTTTGACGATGGAGAAACTAACGGCATAAGAACCCATGGTCTAGATAAAATACCTGTATCAAATGCTTTGTCTTTTCTGGATAAAACTCTACCAAAAACTTCTATATCCGTACCAATTTTTCTATTAACATCTAATCTAACTTCTAACCCCGTAGAATCGAATCCTTCTGCTAAAGACACTACTTTGCTAATATATCTTGATCTTGCAGATCCATGCCCAGCTTTTAATTCAGAGGCAGATACGTCACTAGAATAAGCCGTAATATTATTTCTAAATATTTGTGCTTTTAATAATTGTCTATCTAAAATTGGGGAAACATCTTCGCTTTTTGTAGTTAGTGATATTTGAAGTTTAATATCGCCTACATTTTTTACACTTTGTCTGCCTGTTAAATCTACAGTATCCCCCGGAACAATTGGTTGAAACTCTGTCTTATCTCTTGTGGCACTATCTTCAGTAGTTTGTAATTTATAACTTGCATATGCAGTATCACCTAAACCAACTTCTGTACTTAATAAACGCAACCTGTTATAATCAATTTCTGCAAGGTCAGGCGTAATCATTTCAAAAGTTATAGTGCCTGTATCAAATTTAGCTTTTCTTAGATAAAAAGTTAAATCCTCATTGACATCGCCAACCCATCCTCCAGTATTTTGCGCCTTAAATAATTTTCCAGCGAAAGGATTTTTTACTTTCTTTCCATCTGCAGTTGTTGCACTATATAACTTGTACTTATTAGACTTCGTTAAAACTGAAAACGCATATTCCCCTGGTTTTAGATAGATTGGATGTCTAAATGTAAAATCTGTAGGAGTAATATTTTTTCCAGGTTCAGGAGGTTCTGGTATACTGGAGGGAGGTAAAAATACAGATGTTCCGGAAAAATACTCTGTTGTAGATGGCGCACCTTTATCCATAGGACGCAATTCTACCCCAAGCGGTAATTTATCATCTTTTTGACTGACAAATAATCCTACGCCCGTAACAACAACGCCTAACGGATATCTTACCTCATCAACAGTAAAACTTTGGGACAACGGATTTAATCTGTTTAAAGAAGTATCCTCTTCTCCAGAACTTCCCGAAACTGAAGTTCTAAATTTCTCAGTTCTTCTTAAAGAAATTGTCCCACCTTGTTCTGTATCAACAAGACTCAAACCATGATTCATTAAGGTAGTTTCAGAAGTATATTTACAATTTTGAATTCCGTCTGGACTATCGCCAAACGTCAATCTAATCTCACCTGCAAGAAATTTATACTGACCTTCTGTGCTAGGTATATAAAGATATCCTTGCGCACTACCTAATTGATCAGTCACAATCTCTTGTCCTATTGTTGCCCCCGTAGTAACAGGTCCAGTAAAGGGAGTAAGATTAATACCATTTACATAAGTATAAATTTTTATGCCTGGGGGCATTTCTGAAACAACGAAGGACAGTATTTCCGAACCAGCAAAAACTGGTATGTCCGTGTCCCTGGAAGATGTTACTGCAGAACTAGATTCTGTCGCCATGCTATGTTCCTATTAAAGAATAATTTACAGATTTATAACCATTACTTTCAATTTGTACTGCTTTTGGATATCTCTTTTCCACTTCTTGTGCAATGTATCCTTCGTATCTACCATACCCCGCAATGGATTTAAACTCTTTCTTATATTCAAATTCGTATAGATTTAAACCATTCGGCATTTTTTTCTTAAATATAATTTTCTCTTTCATGTTTACATCCGAAAATAATTTCTTCAATCCTTTCCAAACCCAAGAAACTACTTTTGCTCCAACATAAACTATTGCGGCAACTGCTGCAACTTGTACTAACACGGGAGCGCCTAACAAATATGAAGTTGCCTTAGCTACACCTGCTGCAATAGCTTTTGTTGCTGCACCTATGATAGGCACGCCTGCTGTTTTTGCTGCAACAAAATCTGCGCCAATTGACAATGCTCCCCATGTAGCTGATACTGCACCTGAAGATATAAACCCTAAACCATTATATACTTCAGTTGCGGTAACCCCTATAGGCTGATTAAAAATATTACTCAAATCCACTCCTAATTTGGCTGCTTTATATGGCCAAGAAACCACAGACATTATTCCATCTATAGATTTAAATGCATCAAGAACTGCGTATCCTAACTCCTTAGCCGCTCCCCATGCAATACTTAACGTAGATTCTCCTTGGTATGCAGCAATTAAAGCATAATCTGTATATCCAGTAACTGCTGCGCCAAATGTTGCTTTTGCTGTAAGAGCCGCTGCAGTTTTATATGCAATATATCCACCTATTAATAGGCCACCTGCCAATAATATGTTTACTCTAAAACTATTTTTCTTAGAAATTTCTGCTCTACCTTTACCGTCATTGACGCCGCCTGGATTTACAAAAATTTCATTATTAGCTTCCAAATTAGATACATATAACTCCTCAGTATATTTCTTAGTTATAATATCATTGAACATAAAAATATCTGTGTCTTCAAGCAATCCTAAATCCAAATTCCATGCACCAAAATTTGGGAAACATTCTCCCTCATCTGTGTCAATTGCTACAGAAAAATAACCACTAGCTAAATCTGCGGAATTAAAGTCTTTAAAATCTTCAACTAAAATACCTGTTTTTAATAATGCCTCACCGTCATCATTTGTTGTTGTGGATTTTAAAATAGCAATTTCTATAGCTTGAAGTTTTACAGCTTTATCTAAACTAATAGTTAAGTTTTCAAGCTGTGCGATGTCTCGCATAGTAAAACGTTTATTATCTTCGTATGTAACTTTTACGTCAAACGAATTTGTAACGTAAGGAGGAATTTCTAAAGTTGCAATACTTAATTTAGATAGATCCGAAGTGTCCGCAGGATCAGTAGGATTTGCAGTTTCCTTACCTATTTCTAAGTAAAATTTGTTATAGGGAGAATCAAAGTTTTGTAAATTGTTTGTTACATAAATTTTATCTTTTCTACCAATATAATAAGTAACATCTATTTCTGTCAATATCGAAGAGTTAGGAATAACCGCAGCAGAGAAATCTTGATAATTAGAATCATCTGCTCTTCTCGGTCTAAAATCTATACAATCTCTTAAAGTATAATCTTTGGCATCAATAACTGAACGATATACAGGAATTCTAGTATACATATCTTCAGGGTATGATTGAACCACAATAGGACCATCCCCTGTATGAGTAAAGTATGAGAATGTTATTAGAACATTACCGGGTGGGGTTGCGGATCCTACGTAGGTTACTGTGCCATGATCATAAAAACTATCACGCTGACCATTATCGAATGTGTATCTGGAAGCTTCTTCTTTTTCTACTATTGCCCAAGCATTTGAGTATGCAGGGGAAACATTATACGTTGGAAGTTTAGCTTTATATACTGATCCTAAATAATGTACTATTTTATCATAATCATAGTTTGTAGAGGAACTCCACGCTCCAGTATAAAGAGTAGGATCAGATATCTTATGTGCGCCACCAAAAGAAAAAATGTCTGATTTTAATAATGAATATTTAAGATCTGCTAGTTCAACATCTATTAACTTTGCCTGATTTTCTACTAAAGTTTTTACCCTTGGAACTGTCTCATCATTTTCTACAGTTAAACTAACATCTGCTAAACCAGTAAATGTAGCATCACCGGTATCAATAGTTAATGTTGCTGCATCTCCTGATATGGTTACCGTTCCTGTCTCAAAATTGAAAGCTCCCAGTTTTATGGAAGCTGTTGCTCCAGATTTAACAAGAACAGTAAAATTTGCTCTTGCTGTACTAGGAGGTATCGTGCCATCCCCCAATGCGAAAGTTTCGGGCAAAGATAATGTTGTAGAGAATGTTCCTCCGGCAAAGACCGCATTTTTAACAACCTTATTGTAGATAGTTCTAATTTTATCTACACGTTTTATGTATGTTTTATTGATAGGATAAACTAAACTATCTGAAGGCTTATCCTTATCGAAGATAATAGTGTCACCATTCTGCGCCACTCCGCTGGTTGAAATTAGTGCTTTAAAGAAAGGTGAGCTATAGGTAGCACTTGTGCCTTGGCTAGTTAAATTGTTGGCAACCCCTATAATACTTTTAATCTTTCTAACATTAAGTAACCCATCATAAAAAACACTACCATTTAATGTTTCTAAAAAAGATTTAGAATTAGTTCTTACCCTTGCATAATCTGCTGTATCTGCTGCAGGAATCGCTAAGGCAAATGCTGCTTTAACTTTCGCAATATCTTTGCCGCTTTTAATCCATTCCCCGTGCCAAAATGCCACCCCCGCGGTATCAGGTTCTCTAAATAATCCATAAAAGGGAGTCGATGCTGGTCCAAAATTACCTAATAAGTCATTATTGGTATATAACTGATCTGCAATATATTTGCCTTCGTCTGCAGGAATGTTATACTTCGCAGACCAAGCATCCCAAGTTGCAGGAACATCTTTAGATGGAGAATAGCTATGGAAAAATAATTTATACTCTGGAGAGTCACCGCTTACAAAGGTATCATACTCTAAATTTTTAAATGAAATAATTCCAACTAAAGAAGATGTACTTGTAGGGTTTTCTACGTTATGTAACTCTAAAAACATTGAGGCTGCTTCAAGATCAGCAGGATTGGTTAGAGAGTTTGTTACCGTTTTTACTCTAAAATAACTTCCATACGTGGTATTAATGTTGTGATTAGTTTTAGTTTCAGTTGCTGTTGGTTTAGGTACGGTAATTCGTGTGGCATCGATGGTTCTAACCATATATCCACCAACATACGCTTTGCCTGGTGATATGGTAAACTCTAAGTTACTATCTTCCTCCAGTGTATTTTCGGGCATAATTTGAAAAGGCGTTACTACGTAACTACCCGATTCGTCGTATGTTCTTTCCGCAAGTTTTCTGTCTAATTCTGCGTCATTAGAAATTTCAGTTATGTACTCTATTTTTCCTCTGTTAAAAAACAAAAGAGGAATTAAATTTTGAGAATCTTCTGTAGCTTGTCCGTCGATGACATCTAAGCTGGCCAAATTTAAATCTACTTTTAATCTATCCGCGCCTGGTGCTAAATAATTTGAGTTTTCAAGTGCAGGATCTAAAAGGCTAGCGTCATCATTACTAGTTATAATTTGTTGATCACTTAGAAATGCGATCAACTTTGTGGGATATGATGTATTTTTATCTGGAACAATACTTTGAGTATTTGATTTTACGAAAAATCCCGATTTATAAAAAGTCGCATCATCTTGAATAAAGATGGAAGTAGGATTAGTTGCTTTATTGACATACGAAACGTTTTCGCTACCAAAAGTAACTCCCGGAGCCTCACTTAATTCAATTTGAGTTGTGCTTGTAAGTGCAGTAACATACACCTTTTTAGTTAATCCAGGATGAACTAAAAGATCTCCAACTTGAATAATTGTACTTGGATTATCTAACAGTGCAGTTGAAGAAAATGCACTTAAAGTTGTTGATGCGTTTTTAGTTATATCTTCAGCCGTAACTGCAGTATAGTTCGGTGCGTTTTTAAGTAAAGCATCAGTATAATCTAGGTAAAAACTTAATTCTGTATTTTGATCAAACATTCCATCGTTGGTAGAATTAAATCTTTTTAAAGATATAACTACACTGGGAGGGTCGCCTATGTTAGGATCATCCGCAGTAAAAACAAAATCTACATAACCCAATACATCAGAATTAGTCGCAGTAACAAAGGTATTAAGTAAGTTATTTAAATTTAAAGCCTGCCCGCTAGAATCATTAGGTTTTAATTTAACTGTTCTAGCATCAAGATTAACTGAAGGTTTAGGGCCCGTTACCTTGGCACCATCTTTAAATAAAAAATTACCTACAGACTTAATCTGATTTTGAAGTATAGTCTGTGTTTGAGTTAATTCTCTAGCTTGTACCGCGACGCCGGGTTTATAGAGAACCCTAACATAATTTTTGGAATCGTTAAAATCATCGAAATATGGAGAAACGCTAGTATCTACTGCCATTTTATTTTTCCTTAAAATTCTAGTACAAGATGTAAACTATCTGTCTGATCTGGAGATTTAGTTATTGGTATTCTATTTTCTATATAAAAAATCTCACCCGTATCTGAAATAACTTCCGCACTTAAAACATTTGCTACTCTAGCAGTCGCCCCAGAAGTTTTTCCTATAATATTTTCACCGATAGTAAAAGAACCAAAGTTTTTAGTTAAATCTATTACTTGTACATATCTAACAAAACCATTACCCGAAACTACATTAGATGTAACTGCAAAGGCATTTGCGGAGGATGTTATACCCTCTATAAATTCGTTATTTAAAAATATACCATTTACATTAGATAGAGATATTCCAGATAAACCACTTAATGTTAATACGTTCGCCACCTGACCGGAAGTACTTTTTGGGTTCTTTATTAGTCCCAATTTTCTGTAAGTAAATCCTGCAGGAAAATCTCCAATGCCTTCATTATATTCTGTTACTGCATTAATCATTATGTAATGGGCTCCCAATTCTGAAATTGGATCTGAACCATGTCCACCTATAGGGCTTATAATTGCTCGTATGTTTGCTCCTCTTCCCTGAGAATTTCCACTATCTAAAACATACGCATTTGCGAATCTATATTTACTACCACTGTTAAGATATACGAAATCATATATTACGCCTAAGCTTTGTCTAGTTCCGACATTAGCAGATATGCCATCACCCTCTACAATTACTCTTGCTCTTGCGGAATAATCAATCCCTCCAGAATATAACTTAATATTTTCTATGCCACCATCTATTGCAACTGAGGCAACATCGTCATTTTTTCTAACAGGCATCCAATTATCTGTTAGAAACTTTAATCTATCGGAATTAGAAATACTATACAAATATTTCCATTTGTAACCATCTGATGTAATAAAAATATTTAAACTTTTACCCGTAGGTTCCACTCTAGAAGGGGATCCATTATTGTTACTGATACATTTATATACGTCAAGTTCTCTATTAAGGACAAAGAAATCTTTACTTAAAAGATTAAAATCTTCGTTATCGTATTCGGAGTAAATCGTGTTCTCTACCCAATTTACCCTCCGAATTACATTCACAATATTCGCTGGTGATATTTTTTTGAATGCTATAATCTCATCCCAAATCTTAGCATAATCTCTTTGAGTATCTGTAGGGTCGGGCGGGGTGTCAGACTCGGGCGCCCAAGCGCTAGGTTTGGCTAAAAACATATACAAAGAATTTCCACTAGAACTTGAAAATTGTTCTATGAAATTCTTTGAATTACTTATTTTAAATTGTTTTGTGACTAAATTCGGCATCTATTATTTATTAAAGATTAAAGGAAAATGTCAGAGAATCTACAGTTACATTTGAGCCACCTATAGATGTTGTACTTGCATTTACTTCCGTATCATCTATAGTTAAGGAATCCTGTGTTCGTATTGTGGAATCAGAAACTGCTTTAACCTCTAAACTTAACAAGTTTTCCGTAGTTGTTTCATTATTTATTTCCCCAAAAATAACCATTCCTGCGGGGTGCAATAGAGCCTTTATTGAGTCTCTCCACTCTTCTATAGAAACTTTTGAGCGTATTACGTAAGAAAATGGTTGATACAATGCCAAGGAGTCTTCAGTTGCATATGGCGTTTTTCCTTGTATAACCATATTCTCTGAGATTAGTCCTGTGGTGTCTTGCCAATAACTAACCCCCGAAGCTAAACTACCTAAATTTGCCCGTAACACCGCGGGGTCTAAAAAATTAACCAATATATTTCCGGAAAAAGTAGCGTCGGATGTTATTAATGTATTACCTGAATCTATAATTTCTACAACCTGAGAACCTATTCTTGTGCCTGGTATAAACACATAAAAATATTCAGACTGTTCAAAAACTAAATCATCTCGTATAGATAAAGTTATATTTGAGCTAAAAACCCCTGTAGAAATTTCTACCAGAGGAGGGAAGTTTCCGGTAAGGCTAGTTATGCCCGAAAAATCGCTTACAGTTATTTCGGGAGTGTCTGGTTCGAATTCTGCAATTTGCCAAGGAACAATACCACCCGCTGGTACATTTGTTGCGACTAACGTAAATACTATAGTATCATTTTCGAATACTCTATTTTTATTTGCAGTTATACTATACGTAGGTCCGGGATTAAGAGTAGTGTCCTTTATTGAAATGGTTGAAGATAATTGTAACGTATAAGGAAAACTTGGTTCTAAAAGTAAAACTATACTTTCAGGTCCCTCAGTTATAAAATCCTCATATATTGACAAACTTACATTTGCATAAGTTTCTCCCTCAACTGCACCCGATACAAAAGTTACATATCCTACAGTTTGGGAATCTCCAGTTAAATCCTCTTGGGATATACCTAAAATTCTATAAGGAACAACTGTACCTGGTTCTAAATTAGTTGCTCTAATATCAAATCTCGCAACCTGACCTTCTTCTACTACTGATACCGGGGAACTGACAAAAAAGTTTGCTAAGCTAGTAGTCTTAGACGTATCTCG